GTTTCTTCTGCAAGATTTGCTTTCAGAGCATCTTCAAGGCTCTTTACAATCTCTAATTCAGCATTCTTTTGAGCGTTCTTGACAATATCAGATACCTGCTTTTCGAAAACATTTTTTAAATACTCATGAATAGATTTTTCTGTAATTGAATATTTTTTATTTGTGCCGTAATTAGAAATTTTAAAATCGGAATCATATCTTTTGATATTGCAAAATTCATCAAATTTCTTTCCGATATACTCTGAAATCGGAGTCATTGTTACTTGATCGCTCCATGAATTTTCTTTCTCCGCGATCTTGAGCTTAGAAATATTATCAGTAGTAATTGCCTGAATATATTGGTCAATAGTTTTATCTATAACTCCCTGCGCCTGTACTAACTTTTCCCCAATCTCAGCATCAAGTTTTTTCTGGATTTCCATATTTACTTTGTTTAATAAGTATTCTCTTGCTCCGTTGACAACCTCATCTCTAATCGCGTCATCAATACTTTCTTCATTGTCTAACCAGTCTAAGTCAACTGTAATAGTGAATTTTGCCATTACTTTCCCTCCTACGAAAGATCGATTTCATTATTCATTTTTTCCAAAATAAGTACCACAAAATAAACAGATAAATAGTGTTTACGATGTCATCGCACTTCCTATTGAATTGTAATTCTCCGAATTGCATCCACTCTGATGCATACCATATAGCTGTAACTGCCAGATTTACTGTAAGTGCTTTTACAAATGCTTCAATCATCTTTTCACCCTAAAAATTATTATGTTCCAAGTCAAAAATCACTTCGTCTATCCAATTTTCAATAGATTCATGCAATAATAATTCTGGGAACATATATGCATCTTGATAAAAGTTGTGAACATCAAGAATCCCTATAATTTGCGATGTTCTTGCGTTCATTTTCTTTTGAACTCCAGATATAATATTCTTTTCCATTTCGCAAATATCAGCCGCATACTGAGGATCAATTCTCGACATTATCATCGTTTTTCACCTCTTTGAATTTTGCCTCTTTGACACTGTAATTGCATGTAACCTGAACTCCAAGCATCGTCAGCAATTCGATCCAGTCGGCACTATGTAAGTTATCTCTTTCGGTCTTAAATGGTCCACACTCAAGAATTTCTTTATTATCCTCAAGCGTGTAAATAATCTGTGGTGGCATATATTTCCTCCTCTTGTTTTTTGGAATACTACCCGTAGCTGTAACACTACGGATAGCAAAAATCGAAAACCTAAAATTTTATTCTCCAATCGTCATCTTTTTTGTATTTTTTTAGACGGGAAGCCATATCCAGTGCTATATAAACAGAAAACCATAACACCGCAATCGTTATTGCACCTACAATTGCGGTGCTTACGATTCCAAGTAGGATGTCGGAAAATAACATTTAATCACTCTCCCATATTGATAATTGGAGTGTTACTCCCCATAACCTCTGGAAGTGCGCCATTCCATTTTTCATACTTCTGCTTCTGAATTAGTTCCGGTGTAAGAGATGCCGCAATCTTCTGGTTCGCTTCGGCTTCTGCCTGTGCCTTAATTCTTGTAGCTTCGGCTTCACCTTCTGCCTGGATTTTCTTCTGTTCAGCAACGATAGCTGCCTTTTCTTTTTCCTGTTCTGCCGCGATCAGGGCAACTTCTTTATCCTTATCGGCCTGAACTTTCGCCGTTTTTGCTTCAATGTTTGCAAGCTCAAGTTCCTGCTGCGCAGTTACTTTTTTCTGAATGGCTGCAGATGTCTCGGAATCTGTACTGATATTTGTGAAGTTTACAGTATCAATGATGATGCCATATGGCTCAAATTTCTGTTTCAAATACACGTCCAGAGCTTCATTCAGTTCCTGTCTTTTATCACCAAATACATCCGTCACCGGATACTTCGCAGTAACTTCCTGAGTCCATGCTCTCATTTTCGGCTTAATAAAGGTGTCCTTAATAGATTTCCCAGACTGACCTTTGAACATTACGAATGTATCTGCAATCTTGTCTGCATCGAATTTATAAGAAAACTCCAGATCAACCTTTAAAGATTTGCCATCGGATGTTGGAGTTGAAAAACTTTCGTCCTCTGGTGAATCTCCTTTGTCCTCAGATGTAAGATACGACTGTTCAATTCCAATGGAATAATTAGTAACTTTCTTGGTCGGTGCGACAAAGTGCCATCCCTGAGTAAGCACTTCTCCATCAATGCCGCCATTCATGTTGTAAATTAATCCCACGTATCCAGCCGGAACTTTTTCCATACATGTAATTCCAACAGCAGTACCGCCAATTAATGCAACGCCTAAAACAACTCCACCTAATAATCCTCTTTTACTCATTTTCTTTCTCCTCTTCTTTGTTTTCATTTTTATCTTTCATAGCTTCAATTGCATCTCCCCATAAATGCCCAATAAAAGAGCCAATAGGCTTAAAGGCAAACGCTAATAAAAGCCATAATAGAATTGCAAATCCAAACGCCCCGCCAATTAAAATTGGATTCATGATATCGCCTCCTATAATTTATTCTCTGTGTAAATACGCCACAAATCTCTTAACTCTAACATCTGAGGATTTAGCATATTTTCCTCGCTCTCAATTTCCATTTCATGTTCGTTATAGAGCAATATAATTTCATTAGAGATTTCATAATATTTATTCTCTAAATCTTTGCACTTTTCTTTTAATTTATCGAGATTTTCTTGGATGATTATCCGACGAGCTGATGTGATATCGAACACACTTAGATCATTTTCGGTCTTTGAAATCAGAGTTTCGACCGATTGAAGATTTTTACTTACTTTGCAATATTCATCTACTAAAGCCCTCAGACGCCTTCTGAAAGGTTTGTACCATTCGTATCGTGGAAATTGTCGTTGGTGATGTATTAACCAAGCCCACAGGACCACACAGAAGGTCACTAAAGTCAGAACATATTTTGTCATTCGCCTCTCCTATTAAATCCTTTACCTTTTGGAAGTTTATACCCTATATAGAACGCATATCTTTGAATAATCTGCCGGACCCGTTCTCGTGAAATTCCGTAAGCCTGTCCAATTTTCTCGTATGTATATCCCTCAGATGCCATAACAACAACACTTCTATCTCTTGGATTTTTGAACCTATTTAATCCTTTTACAAAACGCTCCATTGTCAATATGTCATCCTCAAAAGAGTAATCATCTGCATAATAATCTTTTATTGTATAGGCCTCTTCACCAGTTCCATATTCATAATCTAGCGAATAAATTTTATCTTTTGGAATCTGTCTGTCCGATGTACTCAAATTATATTTATTACAGATATTATTCCAAATAGAAGCACACGCATATGTACTAAATTGGAAATTTAACTCTGGATCAAACAGAGCTGCTGCTTTGCATAAACCGATTGCAGCAACATCGTACCATTCATCAACATCAAGATGATGATCGTAAAGCACTTTATAGATGAGATTATGATTTTCTTCTACAAGCCTTTTTTGATCGACCGTTAGTTTTTTTGTATTTTTTGATGCAATTTCTATTTTTTTTACACCTCCTTGGTTTTTACCATTTGCTTATCTACTACTTTTTTGTTTTTGATTTTGAAGGCTGGGCGAACGCCAAAAGAGTGAGAAGCGTAGCCGTTGCCCGCATAACCGCGGACGCCGACATAGGAGAAGGAAATAGCGGATTCTCTGACCTTGTTCATCAGCCAGTACCACTGTAAGTTCTCATCCTTGCTGCCATCGAACGCCATACGGTTTCTACGTTTCTTCATAGGCTTCCACTGCTTCACATACGGGCTTTCATACTCACCGTAGTAGTTCTCTCCGAAAATCTCTTTCTCAGTCGGCAGACGGAGCAGGTCACCGTTGTCAAACGGAGTCATCATAGCCTTGAGTTCTGCCGGGAAGAGATTCAGAATCTCACCATTCAGCTTCTTACGCAGGTCACTCTCTTCGTAACCTCCTTCATTGGTACTGGTGCTGTTCATCGGGTACTCACCAGGCAGGCAATCAACCAGGCAGAAAATCATGCCGTCCTCTTCCTGCTGCATAGCCATAGCCTGCACCTTCACACCATCCGTGAGTTTGACCTTGATAATATCTCCAATCTTTAAAGTATCTGTTTCTAATTTAATCGTTCTTTTTACTTTCATCTAATCTCCTTTTTGTATATTAGATTGGTAATTTTCTTCGCACTCATATAAAACGTGCATTTTACCTCTTATAATAAGCGAAGCTTCCATCGTCAAAAACGACCTCTACACGATCAGGGTATTTCCCACATGCGTGATATTTTATATCTCTAATTTTGGCAACTCCAATATGCGAGTTTTCACATTCAACGCACCTGGCTTTTTCCTTATACTGCGTACCACAATAGTCGCAAATGTATAATTTCTGTTCCCTCATATTCCTCCTATAAAATACTGACTACTTTTATAACAATAATTTCATCGCTACAATAACCAATATCTTGTTTTCCTACCCAGCTAATAGGCTCCTTGTCATTCCAAACATTAACGACTGGTAACTTAGGATCATATGATTTTAGTTTTTCTATTAATTGCCCTACATTCATTGAACTGTTAAACTTATCTAAGAATTCTTTGCTCGTCATATTCTCACCTCAAAACATGTTTTTAATTTGTTTCTTTTTTGGAAATATTAGTGTGTAATCCACCGTATGGAAATGACTGCATAAGCTGCAGTTTAAAAAGGTTCTTCTCATGCAAAGCATCAATTTTTTCTTTAACAACAATATCTTCGATCACGCCGGTTCTTATATATTTATCGAGAACATCATATGTAAAACCAAGATTGTCTTCGTCAGATTTTCCGCAAAGTCCATCGGATGGTACTTTATCTACAAGCACCGACGGAAGTCCTAGTTCGTGACCAATAGCTCTTACTTCTGTTACTGTTAAATTAGATAACGGACTAAAATCACCGGCGCTATCACCGTATCTGGTTGCATAACCAATCCAATCCTCTGAGAGATTACAGGTGTTGGCTACACGACCATTCACACTCTGAGAAACTGCATAAAGCATCGCCATTCTAATTCTTGAAGGGAGGTTTGTGATTGCCTGAATAGACATCTTTTTATCCATAGAAGTTTCAATTTCATAAGTAGCAGAGTTTACAATTCCTCCTACTGGGACGGTAATTCTCTGGATTTCCAGAAAATTGCAAAGCATGTAACTATACTCAATATCACTCTGTCTTCCCTGCGGCATCAAAACACCAAGAACTCGATCCTTTCCAAGTGCTTCTACGGCTAATGCCGCAACAACGCTGGAATCCTTACCACCGGACACGCCAAGGACACAGCGGCAATTTTTCCCGTTTTCTTCGAACCAATCTCTAATCCACAGAACAATTTCATTTTTTACTTTCTTTGCATCAAAATTACTCATGCTTAATCTCCCCTCTAACTCTCATAAGAATTTTTCCTAAATTATTTTCTCCAACACCATTCACTGTGCCCCAAATTTTATCACCCCAAGTATTACCTTCTTCGAGATGCTGATTATCAGTCTCAAGTAACTTTGTTTTGAGGTCTAAATTTTGAGTAAATTTCGCTTTTACAATTTCGTACATAACGTTGTACTTCGCCTCTTCCCAATCAGATCGAAGCTGAACTCTTCTGCCAAGTTTCTTTGCAGATGATGGATCTAAATTCATGAAACATTCTCTATCTGAAAAAGTTTTTGCTGACTGAAAAGCGGCTTCATTATTCAAATATGTAAGTCCTTCATATGTAACAGGAGAAGAATAAAAGTTGCTTAAAAAATAATATTTACCTCTAAATTCATTTATCATCCTTTGTCAAGCCTCCATAATTCAACATTGCAATCATAAAAAATATTCTCTATCATTTGATGTACTTCATCCCAATTTGCACCGCCACGAACACATCCAATTTTATATGGCATTGCAATACTCATATTTTCCAAAACTGCATATGATTTCAAATTTTCAAAACATTTTCTTAAAGCATTAATATCTGTATACTGTTTTCCGTCATAGCCATATGATTTTTGTGCAAATAAATTTGCATATGTTCTTGCATCAATATTAGACTGAAAATATCTAACAGAACCCAATAATTGTTCAGGTGTATTAATCGAACAAAAACTATGATAATCTTTATATACTTGCACATCATAATCACGGATTGCTTTTGCAACACCAGAATTAAAAGCACCTTTGCAATTAACCTGATGCGCAATAATATCAGTGTTCGAAGTAAGCAAGTCTCCATCAATAATTTTAATCATTACTTACCTCCGTACATTCTGTTTCTGATATCCGCAAATGTGTCTTCTCTTACTAATTCTCCATCTTTAAATACGGTAGTAAGTAAACTGTTATTACTCATTTCAAGTAACTGATCTTGACACTTTAATTCACCGTTATCATCGTATACTCTACAACATCCTTTATGAGATTTCTTTAAGTGACTTGTATCTGTCTTAGGATCTTTGAAAATCATTAACTTCTTGTCATCAATTACTCCATATGTAGCTTTCATTGCAATGCCAAAAGTATCTCTTGTAACAACAATCATCTTTCCGTTTTCAACGATTGCAGTGAAGCAAAAAGCTCCTACACCATAAGCAATATTATTAGCTGCGAAACCACGCTTTTCTAATTCTTTCCAAATAGTTTCTACATTAGAAAGTGTGCAACCATCACCATAAATAATACCAATATGCGGATTTAATACCTTATAACCTTTACCATTTATAGAACCACCAAAAATCTCCCATAACCTTTCAACTGTCTTTACAGAAATCTCTACAATGTCGCCACTATCAGGGCGCACAAGAAGTTTTCCATTATGATTCATAATCTCTTCTCGACACTGTGGAAGAATATTCTCCACCATATTCCAGTAATCATATGTATCAGATACCATGCTAAAAGAGGAATTCGGATAAAGTTCTGTCAGAAGTCGCTTCACAAATGTGATCTCATCGCCATCAATAGCAAAATTTGCACCCATACAAGAATGCTCTGTAGACACCGCACTGATTCCGATTCCGTTCTTCTCACAATCGGCATCATAGTATCTGTCAATATAATTGATTGCTGGAATCGTTGAGGTTTTATTGAAAGATAACAACCATGCAGATGAACATCTCTGTGCTTCATCCATGCAGGACATTCCTCTCATGCCAAAGTCAGCACACGCCATATTTCCCGGTGTTCCATCTGTTGTTTTTTCATACCAATAATCTGCAATCTCACGATACATATGACCGATTGTAGCATGACAGCAAGGTTTCCAGAGTTCAACCTGCAGGATACACTCGATCCACTGTACTAAAAAGGCAAAATCTGGATGAGTATTTGTAAGCTCAATACACGGAATTCCCATTGACACAAGCGTTCCTTCCGGAAGTGCTCTGATTTCTAGTGGTAAATACCCCAGCTTATGAAGCTTAATGATCGGGTCTAAATCATAATTCTCCTCTCCGATTTGAATATTCATAGCCTCTGTGTACTGTTTACGAACATCATCTTCGGATAAATCAAAGAAATTTTTCTTAAAATAATCAATCAGATATTCCTTGATGAATGCCTGTAATCCAAAGAAAACCATTTTGTTCTGGTTCTTCAGCATTGATCTTCTTGGAACCCAGTAAGATACAAGCTTGGTAAGTCCAGCCGGATACATTCTATGATGACACTGCTTATAAGTATCGGAAAGTAACATCGCTAATGTGTTGTCCATCTTAAACCTCCATAACAGTGATTTTTTCATGTTTTCCAGTAAACAAACTATTCGTAGTAAACAGTCTCTCTACAGTATTATTCTCTAAATCTTTAATCAGCGTTCCCTTTTCTTTATCAAGCACAGAATTCTCTGTATGGGTCGCATATGCATAAATTCTCCCAGCCCCACGCTTCTTCAATTCGGCTGCACCGAAATGTAAACTACCGCCAAATGCAATGATATCGTCAGCCATGAGAACATTCTTGCCAGCTAAATCAATTCCATTTGTTCTAACGGTCAGACCAAGAATCTTACCTGTCTTCCAGTCTCTATTCTTCTCTCCGTAACAATATTGAATGTCTGGGAACAATTCACTGTAGCGCTTGGCTGCACCAGAATCTGGGAAATATAAAATCACTTCTTCTCCAATTTTTTTAATAACATATTCCATAAATTCTTTTGGTGTTTCATTATAACAATTATTCAGAAGAGCAACTGAAACATCGCTATGTGCATCAAGAACAGAAACTGTAGAAAAATTCAGCCAATTGATAAAATCACAAAAATATTTTAAAGTAAATACTTCATCATCATTTTTTGTTCTATCCATCCTTGCATTTGGAATATACGGAAGAAACAGTGAAATAAATTCATTTGGGATATGTCTCTCTAAGTGTTTTTTAATGAAAATCAAATACATCAATTCATCATTGCTTTCGTAAAACCACGTTACTTCAACAGCGCCTTCATAACCAATAAAAGGATCGATTTTAATTCTCGGTGTTCCATCAGGAAACTTTTCAATTACGACTTCTTTCCCATCGATCTTGATCATATTTACTCCTCTCCAATCACGTCAATCTGACAGCTCTTCATAACTTCCAGCGCCGCCTTATGCTTCTCTGGCGTTGAACCCGCACAACAGCTCGCGTCAACAACAATATTGATTTCTGGATATAACGCTTTTAGAATGAGAGCATTGGAAATTACACAAATATCTGTGCAGAGTCCTACGAGTTCAACTGTAGTATGACTTCCAAGATATCCGGTAAAATGTTCATCAAAAACTTTTCTCCACTGGTCGTAGCCAAAAGACATTTTATCGATGATTTTGTATTCTCCTGGAGTTAACTTAAGAGCGATTTTCCAGCCTTTAGTATTGTAAATACAATGTTCTATTGGTAATTTTCTGCCTTCTGATGTCTCAAGATAATTACTTTTATGTGTATCTCTTGTAAAAATAATCATCTCATTTCGATCTTGATATTCTTCGATCTTTTCCTCAACTTTTGGAACAATTGCCCGAGCCTCTTCCGTGCCAAGAGAACCGGTAATAAAATCATTCTGCATGTCAATAACAATTAAAATTCTATTCATTTTTTCTCCTAGTTAACCCCAATATTTTTATACTCTGTATATACTTTATTCTCGCAATAATACAGATTGTAATCACACTGCTCAATGTACCACCAATGTTTCTGATGACCTTCTCTTAAATATTCCTGGCAATAATATGTGTTATGATAATGATTATCAACCATCTGCCGAAAACTCAACTCGTCGATTTCGGAAGATTCGTGGCAGAATATTGCGATTTCGTCAATCAACTCTTTTGTAAAATTTTCTGTCACAACATATACTACACGGACAATTTCATCACCATCTCGCTTAATAGTTTTCAGTTGATCATAACTATGTAAGTGATATACAACACGATTAAAAACGAAGTAAGGAAATGTTTCGACATTAGGAATACTTGTATGTAATTCAATCTTGTAATCGGACGCAATATCAAAAAATTTCCGATACCAATCTTTATGGTTCCGATACTCCCATAACGGATCGCCACCACCTGATAACGAGATCCAGTTACAACCGCCCTTTTCAGCTTCGGAGATTAAAGAATTCAATCCTTCAACCGTACTCTTTGGAATATGCAAATCATTATTTTTTACAATACAATATGGACACGAATAATGGCATCCAAAATTCGTAATTACGCTTATATATTTATCCATTTTTCTCCTTTTGAAATATCGGTTTCATTTTTATTTGATTCTCGCATAAAAATCACAATAAGTATTGTCATAGTAATCATCAACTCTACCCAAAAACCAAGGAGCCTGTACGATTTTTGCTCTTTCGTTTATGTCTGGCAAATCGAGCCAATTATTGCTGCCCATTCTGGAATGGATATATAAAACATTTTCCTGTCCGGCATATTTATTCCACATATCCCACTGCTTTTGAATTGCTTGTTTCTGCTTTTTTATTGCAAGTTTTAGAACTTTCCGTTTCCATCCATGAATTCTATCCCAGCGTATACTAATATATTCTCCATCTTTTTTTGTAAGATAATAATCTTTGACATAATCGGTACAACTTGACCATACATGGCAGTCTGCTTTTGGATCCCAAAATGGAATTGCCATACACAATCTTTCTACAACGTCTGTAGCACAATCATCTTTTGCTTTATCAATTCTATCCTGCGGGAAAGGTTTTTCATTTTTCATAAGCCTATAACCACGCAATCTTGGAATTTCAATTCCATTTTCTTTTGCAATAGCGCTTAATTCTTCAATATTTTCATAAGCACCTAAATCCATATTTTTTCACCTCTCGAAATTTCGATTTTAAGGATTGTTAAGGGATTGATCAGTAATCTAACCAATCCCTTACATTTACTTTTACTCCATTGCCTGAATCATCTTATCCAGCTCTGCGTCAGATAAGCCTTCTAATGCTGCATCCTGTCTCTTTGCCTTAATTTCGAGAAGACGCTGCTTCATTTCTCTATTTTTCTTTGCATCCTCTTTCGCTTTCTTTTCAGCCAGTTTCTCATTGACGATATACTTTACAATCTCAATCTTTTCAGAAAGCTCTTCACTCTCTTTTGTCTGAGCGGAAAGAAGGCTTTCTTCCTCAGATTTTTTGTAATCTGCGTTCAGGCTCTTGAAAACCAGATCCAGACTCTGAACAGAAAGCTCCCATAAATCAATGATATTAATCATTCCTCTAAACGGGAACTGATAGTTTTTCTTTGTTGCCTCAATAAACAATTCTGCTGCTGTCATAATATAATTCTCCTTTATAATTAAAATTTAATCTTCATGATACGTTCTGTCGCGCCTTTTACTTTTACTACAAGATCCGCTCTCTTTGTCATAGAAAAACCGATTCCAGAAAGCTGATCGCCAGTATCTTCTACATGGCACTTAGCCCCTAATGCTTCGAATACTCTCTTATGTTTTTCAAGGTCGATCTTTAAGAACTCATTGTAGTAACCATTTGGCTCTTCAGTATTTACACAGTCCTTCAGGAAGAAGAATAAATGTCTATGATCAATTCCATCCTGCTCGTCAAAGTAGTTTGGACTATAGCTGATTACTGATACAGGCACAAACTGATTCGTTTGAACTCCCCAAATTGTTCTGCTTGATACCGAAGACGATCCATTTAAAACATCTTTAATGGAGAAAGTTCCATCGTTGTTAAGCGTAACTTCTGCGACAATGACATTACCAGACATAGGCTTGTTGTATTCAAAAGCATGGATTTCTCCGTTAAATTCAACCTCCGCCTTAAACCCTTTGCTACCTCTTGCAAGGTACTGATTTACAAAAAACCGATATACCCCAGGCTTCATCTTAGACATATCTGTCCAGGTAATATTTTCTACTGCTGGCTGTCCGGGTCTCTGTTCCATCGGTTGAGTAATATCAACATCAAGCTGGCCACCCATACGAGATACTGCGGGTTTTCTACAATGACCAAAATAAATTTCATTTTTATCCGGTTCAATACAATGAGCATCTAAGTCGCTATTATCGTTCTGATCATCATTCCACTGAATAGAAAACCTCAGAACTCCGTCTACGTTTCCACCGGCTGCCTTTACATTCTGTTTCATATCTGAATCCGTAATATTTCCGGTATATGCCCAGCTCAGGCCATTGTTCCATTTGAACATTGACTTAGCATCAGGATTCGCAGGAGCAATCAAGGATACAAAATTCTTCTCGTGTTTATTCTCTACGAAAGCTTCGATTTCTTTTGCGGTCGGAAGCACCTTGTCGATAAAATCCTGTGCAGAAATCTCTTCTACTTTAGAAAATCTCTTTGGGCTAATTGCAACATCCTTTTCCATTTCTCCAAAAATATCATCTGCCCCAATCATTTTTCGAACTGCAGATTTATTGGAAAATAAGACATTGTTTACTGTGATATCTCTTAATGTTGCAAAACGACGCTGCAAAGAATCCATGTATCCAAGTTCTGTAATTGTCTTCTTTGCGTCTTCAAGCATTTTCTTTGTAAAAATCGCCTTTGGACGTTTATAATTCGCTGGAGCCACGATCTGTTCATACTTTCTAACTGCGAGATCAAGATTCATATCCTCGCTAATATTAGTTAGCAGAACACCAATAGAATGATTTCTAATTCTACCAATTGCCATACCTGCTGTTGCTGATTTTTCCCACGCATACAGATCCTTTTCATTATCAGTAGAAAGATTTGCATATTCTTTTTTGTATTTCTTGAACTCTGTTAAGGCAGCTTTCCACTCTGCCCCCTTGTAAAGAGTGTTTGAATTAATTAGCTCCAGAACCGTATCAACCGCATCCATAGTAATCTCATCGAGAGATCTCTTAAATACATTTTTCGTATCTCGGTACTGTCCTTTAATTTCTTCATTCGAGTTATAGGAATAATTCACATATTTGCTTGGAAGTTTTAAGAAAAAGTGATCCCAACGATGCGCTTTCCCGTCAATGTCTTCAAAGTTATGATCGGTTCCGATTTTAGAAAACTTACTGATATAAACATCCTTAACTTTCTGCGCTTTTACATATGTGTTAAGTGCTTCGCATACCGGTCTATACACCGCATCATCAGTAACTTCTTCCCAGAGCGTATAAATCTTGCCATCCTTAATTGCAATGACCGCACCAATATTTTTAATAAACTGTCTACAACAGCTACAATCATATTCTCTTCTCTGACGGAACATTTTGTTTGTTCCTGCAGGAAAACTGTCTAAATATGTATTCCATAAAATGTCCTTATCTACATCCATCTCGTATAAATGGTCTGCATCCTTCTGCATTTTAGAAAAACGATTCTGTAACGCCTTTTTGAATTTCATAAAATCTTCCATTGTCATTCTCCCATTCTTTTATTTGTCTCTATATACCTGAATCCGACCATCAGCAAGCACTACCTCATGGGCAACAAGTGGAGCAAGTCGAGCCACATTTTTTAATGACTCTCTAATCAGTGTTCCGTTTGGTGTCCGATGTTTTTCAAGTTTATACCAGTCCCACTTACCGGTTTTCTTTCCCTCTTCTGTCAGCCTATCGTGCAATTCCTTATAGTTTTCGGCATATTCCAACTCATCCAGTGCCACTTGCAATGAACTGATCATAAATTTAATTTTCTCTTTCTGATCCATATATGTATTCTCCTTAACCCAATGCCTCTGCTAAAATATCCTGAATCACGTCGTCACTCATATTTTTGATAGAATCCTCAATCTTTTTCAGAAGGATTCTCTTAAGGTCATCTAGGGTGATTTTCCTTACTGCTTCTTTGAATTTTAATTCCAATAGGCAGTCTGCGCTCTCAGCAGCTCCTACGGCGTCTACATGACTTTCTGCGTCGTCTTTACATAAAACCCACTCCTCTGAAACATTAGTTTCATCTGCCGAACTTTCGCTTTCTAATGGCTTAAACATACTATCACTCCAATTCCATTTCATGTCATCTTCTTCGATTGTATACCGATCAACATCATCCCAAACTTTGTGAATTGTTACAGTTTTCCCCAAAAATGCAATCATATCAGGAACGACACTGCACCCATTATCATATTCTTCCCATACGGATAAATCTTCTCTTACTCTAACTTTGTCTCCAACTTTATATTTCATAATTCTCTTCTCCATCAGTATATCCAGTTATTTTCTCTTACTTTGAACGCATCACCACATTCAATAATGTCTGGATAATTCTTCTGTGCAACTTTAATAGCAGCATCTTCTATTTCATATGCCTTATATGTAATGTTGGTATATCCTAACTTGTCAAGAACATATCTTCCGGTTCCAATTCCATCATACATAGATAAAACCTCAATCGGATGATCTTTTGGAATATTCATGTGTGATAAAATCCAAATAATAACCTCTGCTGTCCATCCATTTCCGATGCATTTATATCTCTTTGATTCAGAAATACCGGCTGTATATTCATCTGGAAGCGTCTGCAATCTTTCACACTCTATTGGTTTTAGCTTGCGAATCACATAAGCTCCGTCAGGAAGATTGATGTCCTGAATTCCATATCTGGTTTCGATTTTCCCATCTTTTACAATATGGTACTTGTCCTTTTCAAAAGTGTATTTTGAAATATCTACTGGACACATATAAAGTCCAGTTTTACCACCTTGACCGCCGGCCGATGCGACCAAGTTTACGCTTTTCCCGTATGGTGAATATACTCTATGCCCTTGACCACTGGTTCCAATATCACCCAGTCTAATAGTCTGAGCTACATAGTTGTCTTTTGCTACGGTTGTAATTGTGTTTGTTTTACCATCGTCTCTTGGTTCCAAATGTTGATGTACTTTTCCATTTTCATCATACCGACCTCGCATGGCTACGCAATACGATTTTGGCTTTGAAACATGCTCAAGATTGTATAAGATTTCACCATTACAATCATCTAAAATATCATCCACAACGATGCGACGGTCTTCCGGCTGACCTATATCGCCAAGATTGTGAACGTAAAATCGTTTCCGGTTCTGTGCGCTGACAAGAGCACTGTTAATATAATGCAGTGGTGCGCCAAGCTTTTCAGAAATCTCTTGCTTAATCGCTTCTGCTGCACTTCGGTTATTTTCATATAAGAAATAATCCGGTTTAAATTTTTCCTTTGCAATTAGATAGTTCTTAAATAATTCCCAACCTAAACCCTCGCTTACAGTTTCTCTCTTATTGTTCCGCGCAATTGACCAAAACGTACATGGCGATCCTCCAATTAAAATCCGGATCGGCTTCTTTTCTGTGCTCATTACCTATATTTCAAGGTCTGCGCAGACATCTTAACCGGTGTTACTCTACTTTCCTTTCCTTATTTAATGCATTCATGACTGCAACTATTTATTCTCTAAAACAACATCGGAGATTCCATATAGATCATAGATTTGTAACATAGACAATTCTTAGAAAATGTGTTAGTATGTATATGATAGGAATCTCCTATTCCTGATTTTCTATCAACCTGTGGCTGACCAGAATACCCGTCAAGTTTTCCTGGTCAGTCCATTTTTTATTATTCGGTTACCTTTTTATATTCATCTACTAATGCTGCAAACTCAGGATCGAGCTTTGCAAAATACTCGTATTTCTGAATTTCATCAAGCTGTTTCATTTTCTGATCCAGTTCTTTTTTAAGCTTTTCAGCCGCTTTTCTCTTCTCAATACGAGCTTCATATGCGGATGTATCAATTACAACCTTGCCGATTACTTCTGCTGTGATCGCCTTGCTACTATTTCTCTTTGCCTTGTCTGGTGTTAGAATATCCGTGATCTCTAACACTTCTTTGTTGGCTCCTGAAACAAGGATTTTATCGCCTTTTTTATATGTATTTCCATCGCTGAAAATAGCATAATAGTATGTTCCGTATCCCTGTTTTGTTTCTGCTACTTCGTAGTATCCGCTTAACCCTTTACTTGCCATTTTAATTTACCTCATTTATTTTATTTGCTTAATGAAAATCTATTCTCCTACAGTCTTATTCTCTTCCTCTCCCGTTTCAGCAAAAGCTTTCTTGATTGCTTTTGCAATAAGCTCCTCTATTTCCTTATTACGTTTTTCTTTCTCTTCCATTTTTTTAGTCGCTTCTCTAATAGGTGCGAGTGCTTTTTCATGCTTCTCTGCAGCTTTTTTCTGATCTTCCTCGACAGTTTTCTTATAGGCTTTTCTCGCAGCATCCATAATTGCCATATATTCCTTATGACCGCCAAGAAGATATTTAAGAAGACAAATCCGAATTCCATTGTCCAGATCGAATGTATCACCGTCATGAACTTCGGCTCTGGTCTGAATATTTTTACCGTTCTTGTCTTTCTTGTTGAACTGCACCACCATCGCACGGTCGTTATAGTTTCTTACTGCAAAAATGTCTTTCTTATCCATGGTATTATTCTCCTTTTTAATTGAAAAAATATTTTTAAACGATTCATTCGCAATACGGAAACTGTTAATCATGTCCTGTATTGCATCTGAATCTACAAAACAAGATGATGCTTTAATTGTTTCCCTATACCCAAATGGTCTTTCTTTTAGATGTACATCTTCTTCTAATCCTTCAAAGAATTCGTCACACCATGAATAACCATATTCCTCAATTCTATAAGTCCCATCGTAAGCTACTTTTTTTATAGTAACCGTCTCTCCACAAAACGATCTCATGTCAGTCCAAAACAGAAATTTCTTCGTTAAATCTTTTATCTTCTCCTCAGAAATAACAACCACACGATCGCCTACTTTGTACTTACTCATGCTGCTTTACCTCCATTTTCTTTCTCTAAAAACTCATCGAAATCTCTCTTTAAATATGTAAAGTTTGTTTTGTGGCTTGAGCTATATGTATTATTTTTTGCGTTCTCTTTATCGAGCCATTCGCTGAACTCTGCATCTTTTTCTATATCGGTTGCATATGCCATTAGAGCGATTACCGTTTCTTCGCCAGCTTTATAAATAGGTGATTCATCTTTTACAAAATCACTCAAAAAATCCTTATACAATGCAATATCTTCTGGTTCAATAGTATCTCTTACATTGTCCTGCGCAAATTTTAACACTGGATCAATTTCGGTTTTATTTGGTTCTTCTACTGTATTATTATTCTCTTCTACTGCCGGTTCGTTTACTGTTTTTTCAATCTTCTTAACATCAAAGAACTCATCAATAAACTGACAAAGAATCTCAATTTTTGCCTTTACAAGACCATAGTCGGCTGTACCGCGCAGTTTATCGAGTTTATCCCATGTGATATCCCCGTCAAGATCTTTCTGTCTATAGTCGTATTCAACTACTCTCGTATGTAAATTCTCTTTAAAAGAATCCAAAAATCTTCTAAACTCTTTTTCTTTAATTCCTAATTCAAGGAAATGATTGTATGCTGCAAACCAAATTGGGACATTTTTCTGAGTAAATAATTCTTTATATGCATCACCAACTACATCGCACAGGCTATCCGCAAGATGCTGGAATAAATTAAATTCAGCGTCGCTTGCATTTGTATTTAAGAATATAGCAATATCTTTTGTGTCTTTTTTGTAGGTATCCATATGAAATACAGTCATCATTGATCTAAGGATCATGCCTTCACACGCACCCTTGTCGTTCTGTTTACTTTTAAGTGCAGTTGACTCTTTGAAAAAACCCTTAGATCCAATTACTTTTACTTTTCGAGCATACATATCAAGATAGGTAAAGCTCTTCTGATCCTTATTCATTCCTGTGTTCATATTGAACTGTCTGATCTTTTTGCTGATTTCCGACATTGTTTTGTAACCTGTTAATGTTGCAAGCTTTACCTGGAATTTATCAAACTCTCTTTTTAATTCTTCCGGAAGGTCTGCGTACCCTTTTCCTTTTACATCAAATGTTGCGATCTCCCAAACCGGTTCTCCGTTCTCATCTCTAACAACAACTCCGTTTTCATCAAGCTTCTTTGTCTGGTATTCAACAACGCTGTCTTCACATTTTTTTCTAATTTTATGAGCACCATTTTTAAATCTTCTTAACGCCGATGTTCTCTGCATTCCGTCGATAAGATATTTTCTTGTAATTCCTCCGGAATTAATCTCTCCAATAATTAAGGAAGGAAGATAATCACCTGTTAAAACTGTTAAAATAATTCCATCCTCAAATTCCTCAGTGGAGCAGAAATTTCTCTGCACGTCCTGATTGTCGCTAATTGTTTCATTTGCAATGTCACTCAGGTAGGACTCCACTGATACAGCCTCTTCAATCACCTTTCTCTTCATAATTAATCTCCCTTTCTTTTCTTATATAAGAATCTTGTGTTACAATCAGAGCGAATCCAAGCCATATGCTCGTTGTACTCTTTGACACTGATGTGTAACTCTTCAATAATCATCTTACGGTCATATTTGTTAGCTAACAGCAAAACGATCTGCCGTTGTTTCCGTGATAAATGAGATAAATATTCTTCCACGTTTTCGCTCATATAAAGTGAACTGAAGCGCTCCTCAAGGATATCATCTACTGTACTGCCTGATCCCAGGCATTCCTTTCTTGCTTGTCCATTCTGCTTTATGGCATCGTAGGATTCATTCTTCAGAAAGATAGTTTTCTTTCCATTTTTATCCTTCTTTACATTTGAACGTTTATCCCTGTTTTTATTCCGTAAGTATGTATAATATCTCAACTTAAGATTATTGGTTAAATATGTATGAAATTTGCAATCCTGATCATTTTTATACTTGTCGATACTTTCACACAAAACATGCAGTCCCCAGGAATAGAGATCATCGTATTCCCATTTATCTATTCCGCCAATATTTTTTTTGAAAATTGGATAACATGTCGCTTTCAACTTCGACATATCGTTCCGGCAATATTCTTCCGCCAATGCCAATTGTTCGGGTGACCAATGCATTTTCAGTACCTTTTCGTTATATTCTTCTAAGCTCATCTCAACCTCCGAGTATATCTAATACTGTCTTATAGTATTCTGTTCTCCCTTTGTACTCAGAGTTGGATGCTTTTGATAACTCTTCCTTCAATTTTCCGATGCTGTACTGATACTTAATTCCGTCCTGCATCACCTGAACATACCGAATGCATTCCTTAATCCGTTTATGTTTGTCTCGCACCTCTTCTAAGATATAGCCAATCTTTGCCATCTTATGTGCCTGTGGCTTCTTTTTGTATCTGTCTTTGTAAGTTTGAAGTGCATGGACAATATCCGATTCGGCACTATCATATTTTCCTAACGCTGCACTCAACAGATTCATATATGTATTAAGCTGTCCGGAATCCCAACCGGCTAATCCTAAAATATTGTGAGACTCCTCATAGATCTTGTCGAGAATGCTTTCATCGAACTCAACATCATTCTTTCCGATATAAGCACCAGCGTTCCCTTTGTAAGTAAACGGCTGATCGGGGTTTTCTCCTGATCCATCGTCGATCATCTGATAGGACCTCACCCAGCTATACCGTTTCCCTGGTCTACTTAGAAACGACTTCGCCTGTTTGTAGGTGAATTTCTTTGCTTTGACCGCATATGTAGTCGGCATATACTCTCCGATCTTCAGCTCGTTTTCCATCACGTAATTTTTTCCGTCTGATAAAATATACATTTCTCAATCTCCCTTCGCTTATTTATTCTCCAAAAAGGAATGCTCCAAGTGAGATTTGAACTCACACGAATAAATCGGTGGATTTTGAGTCCACTGCGTCTTCCTTTCCGCCATTGGAGCTTTACCATCACCGAGACTGACGGGAATCAATGATGGGTACATCCGTTAGTGGACAAACCTGTACAAGTTAATGTATTTTGCGCGCACTAAATACACATAGAGCAGCTTGTACTCTACTTATGTAACCTAACGCCGACCGCTAGGACACCCGGACATAAGTCCGAGCGCACTGGGTCAGCCGGATTCGAACCGGCAAATATAGCAGCCAAAGTGCTATGCCTTACCTTTTGGCGATGACCCAATATATTTTCTCTATTAAATTAGTAATAATTGGAAATTTTGGTAGAAAATACCTTGCGATAAAACGATAAAATATGTATAATTAAAAGTGCAAGATACTACTACTTTGGTTGGTGGGAAATATTTTGCATCGCTCCGATCGGGTTGCCGCCCTTTCGGAGCACTTTTTATTTCCATTTGACATTATCTACCATAGCACCGAACAGACGTTCTGTCAACTGTTTTTTCGAACATTCGTTCGTGTTATTTTTTTGACAATTAATCTCTTAGAAGTACTGTTCTCAGGAATCCTCTTGGTTCAAAGTCTATCGGGTCTGGTTGCTTTTCGCTAAATACCCGGAGTTCACATTCAATCTTTGCAATTAATTTTGCCTCATCAATGAAGTTACGACAATCTTTTCCTTTTTTCTTGGAAAACTTTGCAATCGCATTTTTCTTTGTGAGATCCTGTACTGACACAAGGACAATAGAATCTTCACCGATGATCTCCATCGCTTCTTTTGCTGTCATTCTGATATAAGCTTCCATGCTCAATCCTCCCCGAAGTTCGCTTCGTAAACTCTTTTAATACTCTTGCGATCATTTGCATTAATAATACATCCGACCTTTTTAATAATTCTCTCTTTGGAAATCTGTCTCAAACATTCTCCAAGTACAACCGACTGTTTTCTCAGACAATTGGATTCTGTCGGATGTAAAATGAAGTGAGTCGGTTGATTAAGTTTTTTCGGCTGGCTGGTCAGTGGCATGACAAGAGTTGTACAACTGAATTCATTTCCTTTATTATTCTGAACCACAACACACGGTCTGATACCTGCCTGTTCTCCTTCAAAATTATCATCTCCGAAATCCACGACCAGAATATCATATTTCTTAATCTCCATTTTCTCACTTCCTCCCTCTTTTGATATTTTTGCTATCCTTTTGAATAGCTTTTATCTCTGTTTGTATAGTTAATATAGCACATCAAAGATTATATGTCAATAGCAAACCTTCACATTCGCCAAGTTTTTGTTGACACTTTAATAGTTTATGTTAAAATATGAATAGCGGAGGTATTCGTATGTTAAGCTATAAACCATTATTTAGATTACTCCTTGAACGGGACATGTCAAAAACACAATTAAAAAATGGCGTTTCTCTTAGTCCCAATGTTATGTCGAAGCTATCAAAAGGCGAGTATGTGTCAATGGAAGTAATCGAAAGAATTTGTAAATATCTCAATTGCCGTATCGAAGATGTCGTTGAGATATTACCAGATAAGGACGGTGAATAACCGTCCTTTACATATCCCACCAATCATCTAATGCAAACTGATCTTTAATATCATCGTCTCTTGTTAGTCCTAAATATCTAAGCGTTTCGCTTGTATTCCGATGATTTAAACTATGCTGGATCTTAGCCAAGGCCAGTGGATCTCCTGCTTCAACCAACATCATATATTTCTGATATGCGTTGGTCTTTCTCAGACTATGCGTGTTATAACTGCCTTTGAGTTTCAGATGATATTGTAGATCCTTCATCATATTCTCCACAGGATCACGCCCGATTGCTTTTCCGGTATTGTAAGACACAAATACCGGTGCGTCGTATTCCGGCTGAATTCCAGTTTCGCTTAAGTACCATGTGATTACATTCTGAATCGACTCGTTCGGAATCACCAGTTTTTTCTTTTCGGTTTTCTTTTCCTTTTTATTTCGAGCATTTACGAATGTTTTCATATCCTTCTCAAAAAAGTTTGACCACTTGAGCGCAGATAAATCAGATACTCGTAATCCGATATTGATTCCCACGATGAACAGCATCAGATTTCGCTTTGATGTGAATTCCTCGTTCTTTTTATATGCCATCCTGACTTTGAGCTTCAGGTATTCAATGCAGCGTTCCACATCTGCTTTATCCCTAATTGGATCAACCCATCGCTCTTCTGACTGAGGATTCGGGATCCATCGGCCATCCTTCGTAAAACGACCGGTTCCGTTTACAACCTTGAGCTGAATCACATCCTGTTTTTCATTTTTTACAACTGCTAATGCCATAAAATCTCTCCTCCCCAATAGTCATTCTCCGTTTTAAGCAAAAGAAAAAGAGCGAAATTTCTTTCGCTCTTTCAAAGATAAACATATTTATTAAGTTAAAAAAAAGAACGAAATTTCTTTCGTCCTTTAGTCGTTAATTTGCTTTTTTACATTTTTGTCTACAATCACATCATTTTCGCTCCAATTCTTTTTGGCAAACAGGACACAAGACCCGATATACCATGTCTTCTGTCCAGCCCTTAGTCTCTGCTTTTAATCTACGTATGGTATCTGGGGTATAATAGCCGCAACAATTAGCAGCTCTACCACAGCGACTGCATGTTACTTCGCACCATATAATATTTTTTGCCTCATAAATAACCTTTCACTCAATTACTTCGTCATTATCGCACAACTCAACAATCCATTCATCCGGTTCGAACACAGAACTAATATTATCGTAATACCAGTCCCTTGCTAATTCTTCAGCTTTGTCTGCGTCGTCTGCCCTTACAATCAGATTATAATCGTTAAACACCGTATGCACGAGATATAATTGTTTCATACTCTATCCTCTCGAAAACAATTTTTCATTTCTTAATTAAAACCCTATCAGCTTCATCATAATCAAGAAAACATACATGAGAACTATCTTCGGTATAAACCGTTATCCCAGTTTCGTCTTGATCTAAAAAATACCAATATCCTTTTTTAAATATATAATCTGTTCCATCATTTGCATTAGTATCTTGTTTCATTTGTATCATATAAGTTTTTGCAATATTTCTTAGTAATTCAACATCAGTTATATTATCTAAATCCATTTGATCACCTCGTTTTGCTTTGGCAGGAAATCGTCAATACATCTCGTCAAATAATCCTGTTAAATGCTGTTCGTTAATTTCGCTTGTATGTATCCATTGATAATCAAAACCATTCTCTTCTTTACATTTCTGTGAAATAATATTATCAATATCCATAGCTGTTAAATTATCTGGAACTTCTATTTCTTTTTCAATAGCGTATCTTATTTTCATCTATATCGCCTCAATCTTTTACTTCTTCTCTTTAATACCACTATTATATCTTGCAATCAATTTACCGATTTCTTCATTACTTAATCTAATTTGTCTTGGATCTCTTTGTTTTATATCATCGAAATTTGTTTTTGTATTCTCTTTTACGTTTAATCTCATTGGGGTTTCCATTTACTTCGCCTCCATTTAAAAAGACTTGAAAGACAATCTTTTCATTTCATTCTAATAATTTACCAACATAAAAAACATTTTATTGTGTCATTACTACTACCGTACCAACCAATTTTTCAACCTTTTCAAGTCTTTCGGCATATGCGTATAAAGTACCAATTTCCGAGATATCTGAAAGATTTGTATAAATGATTACCATGTTTAATAATGACCCCCTCATTTCCCTCTACCTTTTCTTTAATATCGACCGTTATTCCCTCACAAAACTCATCAATAGAATATTTGCCGGAATCGACATGATAGCCATTTTCAAACGGTAATAGTTCGTCATAATACGAATAAATTACTGCTCCATTATATTTCTGAATTGCTTCCGCAATTATTGATTTTCCTGATTTACCTGATACTTTTATCATATTAAATCGCCATCCTATCATTCTAAATATTTTACTGGAACTTCTTTTGTAAGCCAGACATTATTTACGGATAAAAAGAACTTATATCCATCTCTATACATCTGACCTGCGTTTACCTGATATACAACTTCCTTCCCGTGCCTCTTCCCAACCTGTTCTGCTGTTGCAACGTTTCTGGAAAGATGAACATACAAGCGGCTCTTTGGAATTAATCCGATCTTATTAATAGACTCAACATATTTCTCACCAGTTCCGTGATATAAAAATTCTGGCGGCTGTTTCTCTTCCAGTTTCACATCTACCGGAATAGAATGCCCCTGATTTGCCCTAATTAAAGTCTTGTCATTATTAAAAGAATAACGCTGTTTGTTGTCTGTCTTTACAATTTTTTCCAACAATTCAAAATCAAATCCATGGTTATCTTTTTCAATTCCACTTATCAAGTCATCTACATTCGCCCACCCATGCTCATCAAGCTCAATTCCAATGACATCTGGTTTGTGTCTTAGAATTAAGCTCATATATTTACTAATATTGTTCAAATCCATTTGTATTCACCTTTTTCTCTTTTTACTTATGAAAGCAATTTTTCATTACCTTCTTCTTTATTTGTTATTTTTCATTTTGAAACAATTCATTCATCTCTAATGTAAGCAAACATTGCTATCCTCTTTTAATTTAAACAATAAGCCATCTGTAAACTGTTCACATTGAATTTCGTCATCTTCAGTTACAAATTTCAAAATTTCTTGATATAATTCTTTAGTTACAACAATATCAACATCAGAATGTTTTCCATTATCTCCACAATACATTGAACATTTTCTATGGAATACTTCTCCAATTTTAATTTCAATTGTTTCTCTTTGATTTGTAAATGGATTTTCACACCATTCAATAATAGATTTTGCATCATTACTCAAATCGTTCCATCTCATAAAATCAACCTCTCTCTCGTTTTTTAATACATGAAATCGTCATTTTATTGGTTCATACCAAACCAAACACTCTACTTTATCAGTAAATTGACTTTCAATTTTTCTCCAATCTTTCTTTCGCTTTCCTAAAGCAAAAATACATCTTTCTGCCTTCTCTTGTGTATTGAATGTTACAATCTCCATTGATATCACTTCTCCAAATCTTCCGAGTAAATCATTCATTCATTTGCTTCTTAATTACAATTTTTCTTCCACAAATCGGACAATAACCAATATTTATCTTTTTGCTAAAAGCATCTTCTGCAAAATCATATCCACAACAAAGTGTTACTCCGTCAATCATTATTGTTCCATTCTGCCAAATTGCTAATGTTTTCTCTTTGTTATCTAAAATTTCTCTCGCAACATCTTCATCGAAATTAGTAATCTTTAATACTTCTTCCACACAGTCTGTAGGGTAAGAAGAATAGCCTACTGCGAATTTTTCTATTTGACTTTTTGTCATATCATTACCTCCAAAGGAAAGTTAAATTTTCTCTTCTTCCACCAACTGCTTCATTTTCTCAATGTCAAACTTCCAATATGTCATACCAGGATAATATCTGGCTTCTGCCGCCATTTTCAAATCATCGTTAGTATAAATTGCATTCGACTTTTTTAAATCCTTTACAAGCTTTTTACTTAATTGTGCTGGCGACCAAGAATCTAATCCTATACCAGTAATTCGCGTAACCAACTGAAAACAACTTCCGTTGTCCAAAAGCAAATCTCTTTCGTCTACATCATATATCTTTCTTCCAATTTTTATCTCCATAAAATTCCCTTCTGAAACTATTCTTTCATCGTCTATGTGTCCTGTAATAATCCTCATCGTCCCAACAGGAGTGATATGTGATACTGCTTCTGACTCCAGGGCAGTTCTTGATTGCCTCAAATTCTTCATCACTGATTACAATGCCAGGATCTCCGTTTTTAACAGAATTAGGAAGGACTTTGCATGTATAAGTAAGATCTCTTCCTGGATAAATATCACGATAAAGATCGTACCAGCGCCATTTTCTACATTCTGTTTTTCCATTTTTGATTTTTCGTTCGATCTGAGCAATACGCTCTCCTGTATCTAAGTTAGTTGTTACTGGATTTACGCTTCTATCACAATACTGCGCACAATAGCGATACTGACCCGCAGGAATCTTATTTGCGGCTTCCGTATTCCATTGATCAGTTCTTGACCAAATCACTCTACCTTTTGCATCTTTGACATCATCACCTGTTCCAAAAATCTGCCGACCGTCAAGAAGAAATCTCCTCCCTTGACGATCATAATAATACGGTACTCCATTTGGCAAATGTTGAACATCTTTTCTACACTGTGCATTTTCAATTCCGCATTTCGCTGCACTACCTAATGCGGCTCCACCGAATAATAAACTCATCAACCAACCCATTCCAATACCTCCTCAAGACAAAACCCTAAACCTCCACAGTCAAGTGCCATCCATATGATAAAACACATCATTGCAAAGAAAAATGGTATTAAGAGTATCCATGCTCTCATCATTATCTTGTTCTTTCTCTTTTTGTTTATAAACACAGCAAATATAGACAGAGAAAAGCATCCTATGGCAAACGCCACACATAGCCACCAAAATATTATATCTTTTATAAAATCGCCTCCAAGTAATCACAAGCTTCTGAGATACTCTCAGCCGCATTGTCCAGACTTTCTATCGCCTCTTCCGACGATTCTGCTCTTTCTGATCCCTGAAGATTCTCAGGAATATTGTCATGGTATTCCTCTTCCTCATCATGGATTTCGTTTAGCTCATCAAGGCAACGACGTAGTTCTTCGTAAATCGTTTTTATTTTCTCTTTTCGATTTCGGTTCATTTTGTCTCCTATTATCTTACCACATTTCCTTTTGTCTGACAACTGAGTCTACTGGCTCTCTTATTTTCTTGACAACCCGTAAAGAGCTAAGGTTTAATAAATTATGATTCCGTAGAATCCACGGCTCCATCATCGTTTTTCTTTTTGCTTCTTCTGCACTGTCTGCCTCCACGACAAAATACCGTAAACCACCAAGGAGACAGGCGACGCTCATTTCGTATTTACTCATTTAGATTCCCTTCTTTTAGAATCATTGCGAACTGATTGGCAAGATAATCATAATCTCGCCCCTGGATAAATGTTTCTGTTTCAGATGCGATTCCCTTTTCCGTAAGAAAATCTTCTACTGTATCGATCAGGCTTCCGATTATGTCTAATCGTTCTACGCCGTGCTCTTTCGTTCCAAAATACTTTAAAAACTTAAAACAACAGAACTCATCGATTGAATCGTAGTAGTCTTCTGCAGCAATATCGTCCCAATCTGTATCCTCATATTTCTCTTCGTACTCTTTAACCATCTGTTCGATAGTATTCCAGATATCTCGGCTATCTTTCGGAACTTCAATTTCCTTTTTTGCAGCCATCTGCCAGAAAACTGATGTCATTTCGATTACCATTTCCCTATATTTTTCTATATTCATCATAGCAATTTTCTCCTTCTGTATAAGCCATATTACCATATTGGTGTTTCTAATTTCCGTACCACATCGAGTTCTGCAATTGCGCTTTTCAAACGTTCGATTTCACATGTCATCTCCACCAGCTTTACATTAAGATATGCTTCTTTTTCAGTTTCAAAAAATCCCTCATGCGCATAATCTCTTAACCCAGAAAGAAGTTTATTTGGACCCATTTTTTCTACTGCCAACTCTCTGAAAATTCCTTGCGAAAGAGCATAATTGTTTCCAAACGCTTTTCTCTCTTCTTCGTTTAATTTATAGATTCCCCAATCACTTGCAAGCAACTCATTTTTTTCAATTCTTTTGACTAATTTCATTTTCATTTCCTCCTCTGAAACATGTGTTTCATCGTCTTTTTTGAATTGTGACTTTTAATCCTGATTGAGCCGGTGCTTTTTCTAAATACCATGTCACATCAACAACCATGTACTCTTTTCCATCAATAAAAATTCCATCTCCAATGAACGGTCGCGAATCCGCCTTTAAAGACGCTAATAGATTGTCTTTTCTATCGTAAAAATAAATCATCATAATTTTTCTTGCCTCCTGATATAAGATTTCATTAGTCAAAAATTATTACATTTTCCGTCGCTCCATAAGAGTCTTTTCTCCTAATTAGTTCCTTTAACAAAGAAAAATCGATTTTTTCGCAATCGTACAATGTTTTATCTTCCAAGTTGATACCTTCAATTTCTCCAAGCGTTTTATTCGCTTCGGCTGCCAACTCGATAGCCCTTTCTTCTGAATTGTCATTCACAATAAACTGCGTTCCATAATCTCTAAACGTAACTAAATATAATTCCATAGTTTCCCTCCTTTACCATCCTACCGGCTGCGTACTGATAATGTCATCTTTTGCAAACTCGTAGAAATCCATTGTGTCATCAGCCGTATATGTCTCCAGCCACTCATCGTCCAACCCATTTCTCTCCATGTATTTATGTAACACACTTTCTTTTACCTGAACATCCAGCAGATTATCATCTCCTCCATTATCAAATGGTGTTGTATCCTTGTATATACATACCCATACATATCCATGCGCCTTCATCTTCATGCCACCTCTCCGTATTTCTTTTCGTATTCTTTAGCAGCCCATTCGATGCACTCGTATTCGGTTTCTCCATTTCCCTCAGCATACCGTTCATATGCCTTTTCAGCATATTCGATTGCATACGGAGCTGGTACATTATACTGGGCATCTAACTCCTCCCTCATGAAATTGATCACAAATTCTTCATGGGCTTCATACAGTTCACTGCTTGTTAATACATATTCTCTATTTCCACGTCTGATTTTCATTTCCATTCTCCTGTTCTAATCACAATCTTGTCATAATCATTCACTGTTAAATAACTTGCATTCGGAACCGAAGCAATTTCCAGATGCTTTACTGCTCGAATGTGATTCCGTAATTCGCTCGGTGTTCTGTACCGGTTAGTCGAAAACTCATATTTTCCATTTACATACACATCTAACTTCTTATACATATCATCACCCCACTAAAAATTTAATTACAACTGCCACAATAAGTATTCCAAACAATAATTCTGGACACATAAGCCACAATAAAAAATACCCAACAATACAAACCTTTTGAAAGTTCGTTAGAATCATTTTCCGTCACCCCTTCAAACAGCCGATCACTGCGTAAATAATCATTCCAAGTGTAATAAGTGGACAAATGCCCATTAACAAGCTCAAAACAAAAAGTCCAATTAAAACTGCTACTGCTCCATTATCTTCCATGCCTTACCTCCTTAAATTTCAACACCGAGTTTGTTAGCTGCCTTATATAAAACTGCTTCGAAGCTCTCTCCGTCAGCTCGTTTCCATTCATCTTCCATACCGGCCAGCCAACATAATTTCTCGCAATCAGCCATACTCCACACATCTTTCTCTCGAAATGATGCTTTCAATTCTTCCACCAAATCTCTTGCTACTCCAACAATTACTTTTCCTCCTCATCCATTGCAACTTTAACGATGGTTCCTACAATCTGAATAAGCAGATCATTCTGAGTTACATTTCGTCCTGTTAATAAAGTTCCACGACTCGCCATGCCTTCGAACTTTTTCAATAACTTATCTACATTAATTTCTTTTTTCATTTTTCTTTCCTTTCTCGCATAAAAATAAGAGTGCCGTTTTCTCTACACTCTTTGATTCTCCGTTTTCTATTAATTTTATAATTCATTAAAACTGGCTCGCCAGCAACCATTAATGACTATATCATCTCTGCGATAGTCTGGATTTTTTGTGTCTGGATCATGATATTCTCCCAGCCCGATATCATAAAGAATTTCCGTTAGCGCATCGGCTGCAATTTCACTATCAGTCCATGCACTTACTTTTCCATTTTTGTCAATGTTTACTGAACACCAATTTTCTTTTAATGACCTCATGAGAATATGCATTAATTTTTTCTTATTCATATATTTCCCTCTGAAAACTTTATTTCGACCAGATGCCGTCTGCTTTATCTTCTTCCTCATCCCATTCATTAAGGAGAATGCATTCACCTACGTACTTCTCGCCCATTAAATTTGCCAATCTATCATACGCTTCAATTCGCCTATTGAGTCCCATGAGATCATTCCCTTTTTCATATCCCATTGGGATTTCAATAATTACTCTATTTATTTCATTTTTGAATTTTGCAAAAACTTCCATATAATAGCCCTTCGAAACCTTGCTTTTAACATTCTTTAATAATCTCTTTTTTCTTTACTGTATACTCAAACCGATGATCTACTAAATAGCACAACGAATCTTCTAATACATCATCGAATCTCTTTAATAATTCTTTATCTGATTCATCTTCACGACCCTGTAAAGTTATAAGCACTTCTGCCTTTAATTCTTTTTCCATAACCATTCCTCCTAAATTCTTTTACCGATTTCTGCCATCTTTTCACTTTTATATCCGAGAACCGCCAATGCCTGATAGATACCTTCTGCATACCCATGATGGTTCTCGAATGATCGTAACCTGATTTCCGCATCAACATAATATCCGTCTCTTTTTTTACCTTCGTAGCTTTTCCATGCAGAATCCGATCTGTCAAGACTCAGGACTATCTCGTCCATTAATCTTTCGCATTTATCTTTTTCCTGCTTTGTCATAATCATACCTCCTGAAATGCGGTTTTCATACGTTTATACATTCTCTGTATTCTTCTTCTGTTAATAATCCATCTACACACATATCTTCAAGACTTCTAAATATTGCACCTCTTCTCCAACTTGCATAACTAAATCCATCGAATTCTCCTATTAATGCGTTATCATTTTCCTCGTTTTGATCACGTAATCTTTTCGCTAAATCAGAGTTGCGAAAGAAAAATGCATGATACATTGCTGCTTTTATTCTTAATTTTTCTATTTCATATTCCTGACAAACTAATTTGCGTTGCGTATTTACTAACTCAAAACCCAAATTCCCAATCCTGTTATGTTTTACCCTTTCATCAAAATATCTATCATTCATATCATCAACCTCCGATCAATCTTCATAATTAACTCTGTACATTTCCTCATATTCTTCTGACAAGCTTTTTAATACATCTTTATAGATGTAAAGCTGGTTGTTTTCTAAATAGTTACGTAGTCCTATTTCTGAATCAAAAAATTCCTCAACAGCAGTTGAATTTGCCCATCTGTCAAAAGATACCAACGTAGCTACTCGTAACATCCATTTTCCATTTGTTCCGCTATGTGGTTCTACAACCAGGAATAAAATTGTATCTGTTTTCGCTTGTAGTGTGGCTTCATATTCATCGACTTCATAGCCATTATCTTTGAACCAATTCTTTATAATATCCATGATTTTTTCCTCATTGAAATGTGCTTTTATCTGTTTATTTTCCCTCAACGACCGTCATTCCAACAACTCTAAATGCCCGTGGCAGCCCTCTATGATCGCTTGTAATCAGACCTAAATCATACAACCGATTCATATGTAAATTTACTGATGATGTACTTCCAAGACCAACTCCATCTCCAATTTCCCGTGAGGACGGAGCGTATCCATACTTTTTGAAATACTCTTTACAGAACTCTAAAATTTTCTCTTCCATAATCTGTGACCTCCTCAGAATTAATCATCAATCACAACTCCATTTTCATCCTCTGTGTGATCATATTCCCAATCACCAATTCCGTTTTCAATGAACAATCCGCCGTCTGTGTATTCTGCAATCTCTTTCGCTTCCTCGAATGTATCGGCTTCTACATCTAAATACATGTAGTCAATTGATCTATACTTAACTCTAAATTTTGCCATGTTATTTTCCTCCTAATTATCGTTTTAAATTGTGATTTTCATTTATTTGCCAAATTCTTTTATATAAAAATTTCCAGCATATGTTGTATAAGCAACTTTGTAACAATCTTTTCCTTCCCAAAATTCTATAGGGCGAGCATTGATATGATTTTCTTTTAAAATTTTTTTTGCCTTGATCAATTCTTTATCTGTCATCATATGATCGCCTCCGAAGAAATTTCCGTTTCATCCCTATTTTATTTTCTCCATGCTTTAACAAATCTATCGGCATGATCTCTCCATTCCAAATTTCCATATTTCCCTCTTACAATCATATCTTTGGTAATATTTCCATCATCTAAAAGAACTTTTACTTCTTCATATGCATTTGGTAATTCATCATTTTTAGATATCCATTCATTATCATTTTCTTCAATCACCATTGCTAATCCATTATTAACCAATACTCTTTCTATCTCAGCACCTTTCGATTCTTCACTCAAATAATCAGAATCCATCACGTTCATAATCTCATCCACAATCATATCCATACTTTCTCTTGTAATTGCATTAATTGCTACCATTCTTATCTACTCTCCTTTTTAAACTGTCACTTCAATATAATTTCTATTGCATTGTCTAATGGTGTTATTCTCTCGATTTCTTCATCCATATATTCTCTAAGTGCCTGATTTATATATGGTGTTTCACAATCAACAAGAATATCATTTTCTCTTGCAAGAACAACGCTATCAGTATTTAATACTTCTAATAAATCTCTTATTTTCATATTGCTTTCCTCCACCATCTAATACAATTCATTAAAAGCATCTATAATTTCCTGTCGCAGCTTTTGTTTCTGTTTAAGACTTTCTCCGCTGCACAATTCCATTCTGTGATCTGCACTTGTGATATAATGTTCTCCATCTTTCCGTAAGTACACATCTATTTCTTCAATTCTTATATTGTCTAATCTTATTCTCATATAAATATGAGTTCCATATGTATGTTCTATTAACTTTTCCGGCATATTATTCCTCCTGATACTTTCCGTTTCATTACAAATCATAATCTCTGCATAAATCCAACACTGTATCAATAATATTCTGTACGGAATCAATTCCATACCCACTTAACATATCAAATGAAGTATTGTCAGATGCGTATACTAAATCACAATAATGACACCATCCATCTTCTTCGTTATTAACAAATGTAATTTCAAGATTCACATCATCTGTTAATGCATACTGCCAACTATGTTCATCAAACGATTCTGGCTTATTTCCGTTGCCATTCCACATATCAGGATTCATGTCTTTTAAAAATTCTGTTACAATTTTAGTTGCTTTTTCTCTTATCATATAGATTCACTCCCATGTAATTAATAATTATTCTATTTATAATTTAACTCCATCAGTAGGAAGTCCAAATTCTTTTACAAGTTCGTCAAATACATCATCTGGCATCTGACTTAAATTATCTTCAATGTCATCTTTGCTAAACCCATGTTCTGCATATCCGAAAACTGTTCAATTTGTTCATCGTTTGCCTTATGTAATATAAAGTCCATCATCATTTCTTCAATATCCATGTAGTTTTCCTCCGTGTTTATTTTATCCTTGCATAAGTTATAAATAATTCCTCGTAGATCTTCAATTTCTGTTTCCGAAAGATATTCGCTTCTGTTAGTCTCCGGAATGTCATAAATACTACAACTATCATTTTCAAACCATATTTCAAAATATAATTCCATATTCCATTATCACAATTGTATTCACAGTGGATAAAATATGAATTACCTTCTTTGTCAATCAACTCTCCATCCCCAATATCTAAAACAAATGAAGAAACATCATTCCAATATGAATTGCATTTGAATTTTCTTCCATCGTTTCAATCTATCTCATTGAGCATATTTTCAGTTTCTATATATTTCATTTCTATCACTCCTAATTTTGAAATCTACGTTTTATCCTATTTGTAATCTCTACATATATCCATTACTGTATCTATCACATTTAGTTTAGAATCAATTCCATAACCGCTCATTAAGTCAAAAGAACTGTTATCTTTTGTGTAAACTAAATCGCAATAATGATGCCACCCATCTTCTTCATCATACGCAAAAGTAATTTCGAGATTTATACCATCGGCTAATTCACATTGCCAAGGACGTTCATCAAATGTTTCTGGCTTATTACTATTTCCGTCCCATAAAGTAGGGTTCATTTCGCTAAAAAAGTCATTTACAATTTTAGTTGCCCTTTCTCTTGTCATATTTTACCCTCGCTTTCTTCTGAAATCCTCATTTCATCTAATGTTGAATTTCTGATAAAACACCTCTAATTCTTCTTCAGGCATCTGCTCATATACTTCATCCATTACATTATCAATGGCATCTTTATCCAAGTCAGAATCATATTCAAAACCAAGAAATTCCTCAATATAATCTCTGCCCCAACTAAATAATTCGCTTTTTAATTCTTTAAATCTCTTATCCATATTATTCACCATTTTCCTTTCCCTAAAATCATCGTTTCAATATACATCTTTTTTAATCATGTACAGTAAATCCAGAAGATTTTCTCATATATGTGTCATATTTCTTCATCGACTTTTTTGAAACGAAAAGTGGTTTTAAGTAATTTCCTTCTATTTCTTTACCATCTGTATAATAAGCTTTGTTTCCAAGTCTACATTCAATTCCTTGATGAAGCAAATCTTCAAAGTCGTGATGATTAGTATTACCAACGAATACTTCCTCTGGTTTTTCTTCCTTATGCATTTTCATATGTATTATTCCTCCAATCTCCGTTTGAAACTCTTGTTTCAGCTACAACAAGCTACCTTTCTTTCCACACTCTATGTTTTCCGTCCACATCACGCTGCCAATCAAATCCAGCAAATTCCAATGCCTTTAAAGCTCCGTTATAATAACTCATATCCTGTGGCCGTGAATCTTCCATGTCGGCAATGACCCACCGTTCATTTAGGAAGTTCTCGGTTCTCTCATTGATTTCTTTCTGTGTTATTCTCATAACTTTCCTCCATTATTTTCCCTCAATTTCAATGCTCATACCGTCAAAATACAGTACAATCATTGACACTTTTGCCTCTAATACATCATCGGGAATCTCGGTAGTTAATTTCCCATGCCGTGGAATAGACCACCATCTCCCTGTATATACATCGTTTTTATATTCGCTGATCCTGATTTCGACATAGTTATCATCAATTTTCTTCAGGAGATCTCCAACCGTAAAATCATTGTATAATTTCTGTTTAGTCACGAAACTACCTCCTTATTCCTCCGGTTCACCGAAAATATTACAATACTCTTCTGCCGATAAGTATCTCTCTGCCCACTTCATAGCTTCCGTTTCTGTTAATGGAGTAAATTTGTCACCGCCAGACCAGTTATTCATGTCGATACGTTTTGCATACTGGCTTGCCGCATTGCCCCAACCATATAAGAAATATTCACCTGTCTTTTTCTTATATAAAGTATCTTCCCAATACTCGAAACTATTGACTGGTGCGTTACTGTATGCGGTTCCTAAGCTCTTTGCCGTCTCTGTGTTATACATTTTTCCATTGATAATTTTCTTCATACTACTTTCCTCCATTTATCGGTCTCGCTCGATTTCCATTTTTGTAACAACCATACGTTCTTTCATAAGCTGCCCTTTAATCATTTTTTCCACTTCGTATTGGTTTACCTCTTTTGTTGTAATTTTCATTTTTACGGTATATGTCTCTCCAGTTCTTTTGATATATTCCGCAAAATATTCATTATATATTTCACTGTCATCAGGAAATTCTCTAATGACAGTACCACCGGTTATAAATTCCTGTACCATATATATAAACCGTGTTTCCGTGTCAAAGAACAACTGTTTCTTACCGTCATCTTCAAACTGGATGTATCGTTTATCCATGAAAATTCTATTTTCAATCATGACATTTCTCCTTTAAATTCTCGTTGTGAATTATCTTTATATGATCCTTTACTCTCGTTTTTACGAGTTTCCAAAACATAATTTCTGTTAATGGCATTTGGGATATATCACACACTTTTCCACCATCAAGATATTCGTTTTCATTTGGCTTATATACATCATAGTCAATACACCAAGTCCCATCATAATCTCTCAGCGTAATGTCTACACTGTATTCATCTTTGTTGTACTGACCAATACTATCATGCATCAAATCATAGTTCTTTTCTTTTAACAATTTCCGTAATTTTCTATAATTCTCATAACATTTAATTATTTTCATTTATTTCACCTACTTTTACAATTTAATATTCTCTCATCTCATTTTTCAACGTGTCGTTTCCGCTAAACATTTATCCAAATACTTTTTAAAATCCATTCCGGTAAACAGATAAAACATTTCCTTTACCGCTCTCTTATCTGCACTATTTTTATAGACATTAAAGATTTCTTTTGCGATGCCAGATATCTCAAAATCGGTTTTCTCAACCGCATCTGCAAGAATCGTATCTGCATCACGGATCATACCATTCGGCGTGTTATTCATTAGTGTTTCCACTTCTTTAATTTTGTCTTTTATCGCCATATTCTCACCTCATAAAATAACTGTTTCATTTACACTTCTTCCACTGTAACTTTGTTTTCGTCTACATAAACGTTATACCATCTATCCTCATACTCAATAGTCAAACCATCTATTGTTGAAACTCTTTTTGTTCCGATTTTTCTCATGGCATATTTAATAATTTTACTTTCCATGTTTTCATTCATTTGCGTCACCTCTATAATTCCATTTCTGCAAATGCTTTCAATTCCATTGCCAACTGTTCTGGATCATTCCCGTATACTTTTATCCATTTATCAAAATTATAAATAAGATAACTTTCCAAATTATTGATATTTTCAGGTCTCTTTGCCATTGTCCTAATGGCATCGCAGAACATAGCTGCACACTCTTCGTTGCTCATATTTTTTCCTCCGAAATTAACACTGAATAAATTCAAATTCTTTCTTTTCGTTCCCTTTTACAAGTCGCAAATATAAAGTGTCATATGGCTCGAATGTTTCGCACTCATATCCGTTTAAAATCAGCTCCATGATTTCCCGTAATTCTTCTCCTACGACGCTATATTCTTTTTTTATGAATTTCCCTCCAAAAGCATTTTCACTACTTTTTCATATCGAGAATCTGCACTCCGAATTCGAAGATTTCTTCGAGTTCATCCTGAAGTTTGTCTACCGATTTAGTAGCAATACATCTCTCGCAAATCTCTTCTGCCTTATGCAGCTTTTCAACTGGTAACAGATCTGTTGCCTCATAATTACCTTCGTTAATAATAATAAAGAGATCTCTTCCTCCAAATGCTTCATAATAATTCAGGTAATGCCCTGTGCATAATACCATGTTCTGTTTTTCTTTCATTTTATTGATCGCCGCCTTTCTTTTTGTCTGATGCTCTATTCGAACCTTCCGCCAATCACGCCTGGGAACCACTCATGAACCCATTCTGTATTATTTTCGCAATCGTCTTTCGTTTTGCAGAACACCCTCCCAGCACTTGATGCTTTGTGCGGTTCTTTCCACCCAGTTAAGATATATTTTTCACCTCTGAATGTTGTAACTTCCATTCCTTTTATTGCTTCCATGCCGTTAATTATTAGCTTCATAATCTCACCTCTAAAGTTTCATTTAATTAATAACCTCTCCATATCTCTTTATTTTTTCTAATTCGATTGCCGTATAAACTTCGTCGATTTCATTGTTATCATTATGAACCATGATTGAGTATGTATTGTCATCAGAGTCGAAATAGCAATCGCTTACTAAATCCTTAATAATATCCTCGCTTGTATAATCTTCGTCATCATTGTTTTCGATTGCATCCTGAATGATATCGCTTTTCTTGATGAGCTTAAACAGTGCCTTTTTCATTTCACTTTCGGTCCCATAGAATTTTTTAAATTCCACGTATCCGTTTTCTGAATTGCTGTATGTAATAATCCAATCTCTTTTCATATTTTTTTCCTCCTGAAATTGCTATTTTATTGTTCTATTTTTTCAAAATATGGAACTTTACATTGTGGATATGATCTGAGTTATAACCTCCTCCTGCAATCAGCTTTAAATCTCTTTTAATGTACTCAATAGCTTCTGATTTAGTCCAGTGTTCATTGGTAAATACATACGTATCATCATATGTGAAAATCTTTCCTTTTTCCCAATCTGTAATGTACTCGATATCCGGATGATTTTTATCTATTGTGTAACAAATTTTTGCAGAAAATATCATTTCTCTTCCTCCTAACTTACCATTTTCCAATCCAGTGTTTTTACATATCCATCAGCCACATATATCTTCAACTCTTCATCTTCAGGAATTTCGTATCGCTTTCTAAATACCTTTTCATATCCTTCTCTTTCGGCGTCCCACAATTCTTCACAGGTCATAACATCACTATATTCTTCTTCGTTGTCTTTCACAAAGATATCTACAACATTGCCGAAGTAATACGCTTCAAGCCGCTCTACATCAACGTCTCCTTTAACGATGTAATACTCCCAATCTCCCTGAGAATAGCCGCGAATAGTGCCGGTTTTAAACTCGTCATCAGGATATAAAATCCGTAACACTTCCACCGGAACATCATCGCATGAGCTTAACAAAATCTTTCTGATCTCTTCTTTATTTTCTTCAGACATATCCTCTGGATAGTCATCGTAAATATTGATATCGTCAATGATTTCTTTTGCCTTCTGATACCAAGATGCCTCTTCAATTCCACTGTAATTTCTGTTTCCATACAGGACTACCTGTTCATTAAAATCCTCGCAGCCGACATAATCTTTCCAAGCTTCCGAACTTCCATATAACCACCAACATCCATCACCTGTTGTATTAATTCTAATTTCTGCCATATGTATTTACCCCTCTTCTTTGCTTTATCTCTGTGCTTTCTGACGGCAAAACTCTGAGAACATTTCTTTGCCGTTCTCACCGAATTTAGAAATAAATTTCTCATACAATTCATTCGATTTTCGTAACTCTTCAGCTTCCCTTTCTGCCGTCTCCATTCGCTTTTTCATTTCTCTGCTGATAACCTCGCGTATGGCATTTTTTGCATATCCAGACGGCTCTATTCTCTGTTCAAGAACGACTTCGCCGTTTACAGAAATCTCTTCCCATAAATTTAAAATAATGCATTTATCATCTACAAAATATCTCAAATAATAGGTAAGAGCCTTTTCAATATTGTCAAATTCCTTCTTGTCATACAGAGACGGATCACCAGTACGTTCCAGTTCATCGGCCACCTTTGGATCAGAAATGTGTTCAACCGTATACTTTGTATCTACGGTTCCCTTACCAACGTTCTCTAAACTCCATCCACAGAAATTTTTGTGCATAATTTACCTCCGTAAATTTGGATTGCAAGTGGAATGAATTTCCATGCACTGATTTTTACATTTTTTTGCATCTGCAAACTCACACATTGCACATTCATCCTTTTCACTTTCCTGATGGTTCAGAATTGCACCTTCGTAACTTTTCATTAGTTTCCACACTTTCTAATAAATAAAGCAGACACATTTCTGCATCTGCCTTATTATTCTCTGTTTTATTGCACTAAAAAAGCAGATATCATTTTGATACCTGCTTTTTATACTTTATTTTATGTTTTTAAACCTATCCTTTTGCAACAGTCACTCTAAAAGGCGCTCCGTTAGGCAATAGTAAATGCCCTAAATTAATTTGCATTACCTTTTCACTTGCGTCTTTCTTTTTTTTGAAAGACATTAATTGGTTCATTTCTTCGTCTGGATTTTTAGAAACTGTATTATCTGTTCGTAAATATCCAAAACATCTACCTTCATCATCACAAACTGCTAAATAATACATACTATTATCTCCTTTCAGATTCATAATAATCATAACATATTTTACTTTGTTTTGAAATTACAACTTCATTCATCATATTCTGGTTCCTGATCAATTAGTCCTAAGTAGAATTCATCCTTTGGTCCTTGATAGAAATGGTCTTTTAAGTCCACTAAAGTTTTAGTCCCATTCTTTAATGCCTCGTAATCAGCCAATATCATGTCGTCCGTATATCCTTTATAGTTATTACAACTTAAAGTAAGGCGAAATGTTTCTCCACTCTTTATAAATCCATATTTGCCTGTATTTTTTGCTATTGGATAAACTCCAATTTCATACCCATATAAATCTGGATATTCTTTTGAATTTTCGCTATGCCAATCTTCCAACTGGATTTTTGTTCCGTCTGGCATTACTGCTTTGTCAAGAATTTGCATAGTTCTCCACCTCCGCACTTTCTAATCTCAATACTAAATCAAGTATTTTATCTCTATACTTAATCATCCGTACTGCTTTTCGAAGAGTCTCCTTTTCACCAAATTCATCAGGAATAATATCGATTCCGTATTCTACAAGCTGCTTTTCTGCTTCATACATCAAATCTCTTGCATTTGCTTCAGGAATATAATCTTTGCCTCGTTTATCTTCAATTCCTGCCTTTACATACTCTGAATAACATAAGTCAATGAATCGTGGTAGCTCATTATCTAAATCCATCATATACGTATAATCTGGATCAAGAATGCGTTTAGGATTGCCGTCTCCACCTCTCTTTTCCATCTTCTCTGCAACATCTTCTGTCTCGTAAAATTCATTCTCTGCAAGAATCTTCCGTTGAATTTCTTCCGCCTGTTCCTTAATACATTCGTATAATGCCTTTGCATTAAAATAATTACTTTTTAATTTCCCAAGTAACTCTTTGTCGTACTGAATCTGTGGTAACATAACTAATTCCTCCTTGCCTTTAGCATTTGTTCTCTGTATTCTTTAATCTGTTCCATTGTCAGCCATTCTGGTTTTTCGTCTTTTGCGAATGAGTTCCATAATTTTTCCATTTCATCACAATGTTTTTCGACCGACTTGTAATACAGATGTCCTTCATATCCGTTTCCATTGCCTAAGAAATAATCACAATCCATTTTATATCTAGTTAACATCATATAATCGAATTCTCTTGGATGTCTTACAAATGGTTTATCACATATAACTTCTTCTGTAACCGATGTTTCTGGTTCTCCCCAAATATCACCATCTTCGTGTCGATATGCTCCTGTACACAACCGTAATCCATTCCTGCCATCGTTCTCGTCAAAATACAATCTTCCGTTTTCATCCTCATAACAAGGCCGCTCCATACACCCACCAAAACCTACATATTTTACTTTTAACATGACAATCACCTCACCTTTCTATCCAATCCAACTTTTTGTTACTGTGTCATACAAAGTACCATTAGCATCCTGATATTCATCATCATCTGAATATGTAAACACATAGCATTTATGACCATTGATATTTTTCGTTTTTCTTTTGCCATGCAAGACTGCATATCTTTCCCTAAATCCTGCGCTGTAACACATTTCTCTCATTTCTTCGTCTCGCTTTGGATTTCCACAAGCCGCCTGGACGCAGCCATATAACCATCCATTCAGATAGTCAATATTGTAGCAATACTGCCTCCAAGAGGTCGAGTCATCAGTGAATACATAGAAGCTTCCACCATCATCACCACGCTCGATCCGTGGTCTTCCGAAGTTATGAACATATGCTTCCAGATTATCTCTAATCAGTTCCATTTCTCTTTTAGTAAAGAATTTATCAAACATATCTCTTCCTCCATTTACACGGTCTTTAACTTATTCCACCATGCTTTTCCTCCACCTTTAATTCCGTAGAAGTCAATAAAAGCATTGATATGTCTCATTGTTGTAGCCGAATATCCATCCCATAATCTCTGAAAAACTCCATTATGTATTCTGCAAACGATTGTATTGTAACTTGTCAGCTCAATGTCTCCATTGTCTAATTCTTTTACTCGTGCCTTACCATAAAATGATTTCCGTGTACCATCTATTGTTGGTAAATCAAACTGTCTCATTTCTCTTCCTCCATTTTCGTATTAAAAAAGACAACCAGTTATATATTCTCTGGTTGCCTTTGTTTAGTGACTAAATATTTGTTGCGTTTCCATCTGCATCATACTGAATTTTATCAATGTGCAACACATATCCGACTTCTTTTTCTTTGTCGAATACTTCCATTGTGTTGCCACATGACCATTCAAACGACCACCGTGAATCATCCGATTCGATGAGTTTAATCAAGTGATCTACCAAATCATTTTTGTCTTTTTCTGCTTTCTGTTTTTCAATATCCATTTGTCTCACTCCTTATCTTAAAATCTTAGTTTCCTTTGATTATTTTTTTATTTCATAAATCCAATTTTCAAAATCCTCATAATCCATAAGTTTTCCGTCCACTTCAACATAATTATTCTGTTTACATTCTCTAACTACAGAAAATCCATCAAAGTTTCCATATACTCTTACAGTTAGGCTATCTACTTTTTCAAATTTCACATTCCATGAAATTAATCTTCCTAATATATAAGCCATATTTATCATCCTTTCTAACGTCACTTGAAACACGTATTTCTTAGTGCATTATCTCGTCATAAGCTTCATCAATAGAACAAGATAAATCTTGTCTTATGACTCTAATATTCTCCATCATTTCATTGACTTCTTTTAACCACTCTTCTTCTGAAATTTCTCTTTTAAACTCTGCTTCTATCTGCAAACGAATACCTTCGTCTTCCATTCTGTTACTGATGTGACGTGTTGCTCTATCCATAATATCCATGACTTTGCTCCTTTCCAATGAAGTGTTGCTTTCTTTATACACTCTGCAAAATCTTTCCAAGTTCTTTTGCTTCATCGACCGTACAAATTGCATTGATCCGTGATTTTTCTGTACCATCTTTCTTCTTATATCTGGCAACCAGATACACCTTATCAGCCATCTGCTTTCCATCTACGGTATAATGTCCGATTCCTACGGAGGCATCACCAAGCTCCCCAATTTCTGTTACCTTATTGTATACAAATTCCTTTGCCCTGTTATTTACCCTCCTATACATCAAAGCAGATCCGATGATAACACCACCATCTGCCTCTTCTTTTTACGAGTTTATGCCACGCTGTAAATTCCTGACCGGTACAGTCATACTGTGACGGCACACACTCCCTATGCTCATTTGCCTCAAACCATGCTTCCGCTATCTCTTCCGTTTTAATCTCTTCCGGAAGTTCGATCAGGAATGTAGCACCGTCGTAATCGGCATCAAATACTCTACGTTCCAGTTCTTGTGACTGATTCTTAAAATAGATACGGATTCCCTGTTTGAGTTCCCTTACGTCTTCATAATCGTTGTACTTCCCTTTTATTGAAAAGCGTTTCCATATGTCCCGTAAGAGCAAAAGCGTCTTATAATTGCTTTCTACATTTTGCATGTTGTAGCATGGGTGACTTCCATCATCATGAATCTTCCACATCTTCATCCTCCTTGTCTAAACCAAACCATTCCCGTTCCTCTTTTGTAAGATCCAGATCTCCATCGCAGAAATCTGTGAAAGAATCCTCATCGGTTTCCTTTAATTCATGCAGTGCTGTCGTTGCAATCTCTTCAAGCCGTAACCGTGAGATATACCGTGAATCTGTCATGCTCCTATACAGATCCATTGCATTTGCAAGAACTTCCGTTTTCTTCTCTGAATCCATCCAGAACTGAAAATAATGACCATGATGCCATTTCTGATCCTCTGGAGCATCCGGATCATAATCAAACGCAACCACAAACTGCGTGTTTGACTCGCTCACGAGAAGAGCAACCCTTTCTTTTTCATTCCGTAAAATCTCATTCCACTTCATTCTCATTTCCTCCTTATACTAAACAATTCTCTTTAATTAACCGTTCCATCACCAGATCGTTCAGATCTTTGTTAATGGTGATGTGTTTTCCACTCTGCCTATTAATATAGGTAAAGTGACTTCCTCTGCATCGAGCATACGAGTATCCGTTTCGCCGTAAGACCGGCACAAATTCTCGCATTTTCTTTGTAAGGTGGACTCTGCTACTCATATTTATTCTCCCTTCTTTTTGTATTTGCGTTCATGTTCTACACATGGTCACATCCTCACCAGTGGTAGCTAATCACTGGCAAGGTCTAACCACGTTATGGCTGTCTTAGAAGTTGAGACGATGAATCTATATTTATAGAGAAAGAGAGGGTAAGACATTTAAGCTCTGCATTTTACTTCTCAGAACACCATGGCTATGTATATTTATTCAGTTACGGTCTTTTTAAGAAGTGCATTTGTCTTCTCAAGATCTTCCGAGATCATGTCGTATAATCTGCACTGTGTAAGAGTTGTACAAACTTTCTCTTCATAGTAGGTCGCACCCTTACAGGTGATCATGAGAAGATTTTCCAGTTCATCCTCTCTTCCGTTGTAAGTCGCATATAAATTCTTTAATGTGCTAAGGATGTATGTTTTGTACGGACTCGCATCGCTTGCATTCCAGTTGAGTCTTTTGATCATCTCAAAAATTCTCTTTAACAGCACAGGGTCCTTTACTGCCATTTTGAGGATCGTGCCAGAAACCGTATTCAGAGTTCCAACCGGGTTATCAATTTTGTAAAGATCTGCCTTAATCTGGATCTTGCATTCCATGCAGAGACTTCTAAGCGTTGTATACTGTACGAGGTTCGCTTCAATTGCAGCTCTCCACATATCATTCTGAGACATTCTGCGCACTCCGAAACTCTGAGTAAGAAATGTCACGGCTGCTTCCTTTTCGTTTTCACAAGACATAAGTTCCACAAGAATCCATTCCTTTTCCTGCATGAGATATGCAACCAGTCTGTGCGCACCATCAGCCACATACATTTTTCCGTTATAGATGTAGACTTTAATCGGATCGTACTTATTTTCATTGTAATTCTCTGCGATCTCGTGGCATTTCTCTCTGTCTGTATCACGCTGCCATTTCGGAATATTGACGGAAATTGTCTTAACCACCGCGTACTTCTTATCTCCGACTGTGATCTGCTGTGTTCTTTCTAAGGCGCGTTTTGCCTCATCCTCACAGATAGAATCGTTTCCATTCCGCATATCAATAATGAGACGCTGTGTGTGGAACGGTGTCATGTATCTGTTTTCACTGTTAAATTTGTGATGCGCACTTTCTCTTCTACCTGCCATAACATCTCGGCCAAGATCCTGCTCCATGTCTAACTCTTCCGGTGTTACGTTCAGAACCATGGCCATCAACCGTACTGTCTTAGAATTGACATCTTTTGTTTTTCCACCCTCATAGTTCCGTACAGATCCAACACTGATACCTACCTTCTTCGCGAACTGTGCCTGACTGATTCCGTTCTTTGTTCTGATGTCTGCTAATTTCTTTCCATTGATTTTACACATAATTTATTTCTCCTTTAATTTTGATTTCATTTTTATAAATTGATTTGCATATTTATGTATTTTGTTGTAAAAAAAATAGCACCTCACATTTCTGTAAGATGCCTTACTGCTCCACTTCTCTTCCGGACGACTAACTTCCGTTTAACAAGTCGTTTCCGACCACTGCATTCCCTCGTCCGTTTCGGATCTCCGCAAGCCGTATAGTAGGCACACCCACGGCACGGATACTGCGACCGTAAGCGATGCAGTTCGCCTCGTAAGCGAGAATTTCTTTCACCCATTTCGCATAGCGAAATAACCCATTCGTCATATGTCTGATAGCTTTCTTTTTTGTCATTGGGTAGCATCTCATACATTAAGCCTAATTGAACATCATCATAAAAATGATCATTATGTGATCTGAATATTTCCATTTTTTCGCTTCTCACTTTCTCTTAGCCCAGGATTACCAGACCGACACCGCAAGCTGCGTACAGAGCATTAACCGCCACGTTTCCGTATGACGGTTCGATTGCACAAGCCGCACATAAAAGACCCAGACCGATTCCCTTGAGAATGGCATGGGTTGCAAGTTTCTGGATGCGCCGTGAACGATTATTCACGTTTGCCTTGATGCGTTTCTCTGTGGATGCATTCCAGATCCGTGAGTCATACTGATTTTTGATTTCCATGCAGTTGATTGTTTTCATTGTGGCTTTCCTCCTCAGATGATTTCTCTTCTCGCCATATTCATGATACGAGTCATCTCGTTTTCGCTTATGGCTGATTCAAGCCGTGCGATCACGTTTTCCTTGTAGCCGAGCTGCTTTGCCACGCTGATGATGTGGCGCTTATACTGTTTTGTACTCATGATTATTCTCCTTTCAATTCCCTAACAGAATTCATAAGCTTACTATCTGGAATTATCCAATAATCTCCGTCTATAAGCTTCCATCCGGTCGGATTGAGACTGTACAGATCTCGCTTAAACACCTCTTTATAGCGCATCTGCATTTCAACCAGAGTTTCAAAAAACTCTTCATGATGAAGATTCCCTTTGTTTTCTCCAGTTAGGTTATAGAATCTAAGTTTATATTTGCCTTTCATCATTTCGCTTTCTCCCTTCTTTAGCGCTCCCAATAATAACCTGAACCATCGTTTGTATAGAGTATGAGTCCGGTTTCTGTTGCCTTGAAATCTGTGACGGTTTCCATGTTTATGTAATTCTCTTTATCAGGCATGGATTTGCCTAATAAAAAAGCACTCGTTGTGAGTGCTAAGGTTAATGCGATGTATGCGATTTTCTTTTTCATGGTAGATCTCCTTATTTTTGGGCATAAAAATAGCACCCTGGCTGAGTTGCTGGGTGCTGGTGTGCTATTTAGTTTCGTCTAATTTTTTTTGAAGCGCGGCAATCTGTGCTTTGATGCCGGCACGCTCTGCCTCTATCCTTTTTTCGTTTTGTTTTGAATATTCTGCATCCGGTATCCATTCCATAATTTCTCCAGGCTGGACCCGAAGATATTCACAAATGCGATTGATAGTTTCTGTTTTGAATCCTTCATTTCTGGACACTTTAGAAATAACATTTGTGCTAAGTCCAGTATTATCTTTTAATTGCGTTTTTGTTATTTTTCGCTCTTTTAAAAGCGCGTCAAGCTTATAATATACTATCATGCAGTTTCACCTCTCTTTAATTTCTTCAAGGATAGCATATTATTTGACCTTTTTCAAGTGCAAGTTATAATATGCACTATAAAAGAGCAGACCTTTTGCATTGTCTGCTCCTCTAACTACATATTATTCGTTAATTACATCCAAGGTAGTGACATTGACACCCATAGCCGCAAGAATAACTTTCAAATCACGGTATCTGGTTTTCATGGCTTTGTATACATCAGTATCTTTCCCAGTCATTGACATCCACTGCTGAACACGGGAAAATTCTTCTACACAAATTTTGATAGTTTCAGAATTATTCATTTCTTCCATCCTTCTACCGCCTCCTATATCCATAGTATAGCGGATTTAGTATATGTTTTCAAGTTATTTTAAATACATATCACAAAATACTGCCATAAACAGTTTATTAAACTGATTCTTTTTCATAGCTGTAACAAGCATACCATCTTCAACAATCTTTTTAGAAGTCGCATACTTTGCACCAAGTTTATCACTCATAGACTCAGCAAACTTGCTAATCTGTCCCTGTGTGCATCCTTCAATACCTAAGTTAGAAAGAAACTCAGAAACACATGTTAAAAATTCGCCGCGCTTGCCATCATTGATTTTTAAAGTATACGCATTGAAAATATTTTCAGGTACAAATTTATAGCTATCCTTCATATCTTTTTTAAGCGGTTCAAGAATATCAGAGTGTTTAACCTCTTCTTTTCTAATCTCATTATCCACTTCAATTCGCGGAAATTTTGCTGATGCATCTTCTACAGACATACCATTGTCAAGTTCAATCTGACGGTTTTTCAGGATGTTTTCAAGTTTAGCATTAAGCGGTTTGATAACAGATTTAAACCGTAAATCTTCTTTTGCAATTTTAAGCGCGGAATCTTTAAAAGTGTTAAGCTGCACTCTTGCTTCCTTGCTCATTTTTGTAAAGTTAATCTGATTTCTTGCCATAGTATACCTCTTTCTCCTATTTGTTGCATAGGTGCGAATATTCATAGTAATAAGTTAGTGTTATACACACTATAAAAGGGTAGACTGGTAGCGTATAACTAATTGTCTACCCTTCTAACTATGTATAATTTATGTATTTATAATGCCTATTTTCCAGATAAGGCAAAGATAGTTATTCTGTAAACTGTTCATCTCTAAACCAACTGCTTAAAACCCAGTATATACCTTGCATTTCTACTAAAATATATACCCTTCTCTCATTTATTATGGGCACGGCACAGTTACCGTATAGCGTTTTCTCCCACGCTACAGCGTGACTACTAAAAAGAATTGTTATTCATCCGCCCCACATGGGCATTATAGAAAAATAACTTTTCAATCGTTCAATCACGACGGGGTTTTTCAATTATCAATCTGCTAGACAGTGCGTGCATAGTGTGCAATACACTACTTCCTAGTTAAAGGTGTTACACTTGTAAATTTTTGTGGATTTTTTGCAAGAAATATGCTAGAATAAAGATTGCTAGGTGCTAGCATACTTTTTTGCTATCCACTATTTAAGGGTTTGGGTATTGCAGTACCTGAACCCTTTTGTCAAGCTTTATGTCCTTGACTTGTTTCAAGTATATCGTATTGCTTGACTTTTGTCAAGTCCTTTTTAAAACTTTTTTGAGTGTCTTTATAGTTGTTATGTTCAAACTCAAGTTTTATTTTCTTGACACTGATAGAATATCATAGCTCTTGACATAAGTCAATCTTTTTTCGATATTTTTTCCTACTATTTTCTTATAAATAATAATAAGTTATACTAATGGTTAAACCATATTAAATATCAATAATCATTCTTATTATTCCTGTTCTACAAGTCCAGCTCAAAAACAAAACCATATTTAATGCTATCTCACATAGTTTTTAAAACTATATATACAGTTGTCAATACTATATCATATATTTTTCATTATCATAGAAGTGACGGTTAAATGTACATTTACAGTCACTTCTAAGTACAGCGTTACCGTGTTAAAGTACCGGGGTATCAAAAACCAGAACGTATGTTCGTTTTTCTCGCCGGACCAAAAGCTGATCTCTCCACATACCCACTCCCAAAATCACCCTATCACTCATCACAAATTCTAATATACGTATAAGTATATCTAATAATTCAACAACCACTTCAACATCTAATCCATCAACCATCTCATCCTCTCTCCAATCACTCCCAAACCACACAATTACCGTCCTCAACCCATCATTTCTCACTTTTAACCCATTATCGAGTTAAATATCGAGAAATACCCTTATTTCCTTATTAAAAACCGACCTCACTCTCCCACTTTTTTACATACAAAATTTCAAAAAATACATCCATATCTCCCGCAAACATCACAAAACCCGGCAAAATCTCGATATTGATTTTTAATCATATTTTTATAAAAATTATCTTGTTGTCATTAAATGATCAATATTTAATAAGACGCTTACTATCAAGTAGGTGTCTTTTCCTTTGTCAAAATATTTTGAACCTCTATAAGCCTTTTTAATCGATTTACGCATTTTCATCGAATAAGTTACCACATCATTGTAGAAAACGCTCCGCAGCGTCTCGTAGGCTCTCAAAACAATATCACAGCACTTATTATTCTATTATTTATATAACGTATAGCATATAATCAAAAACAGCATGACGCGCTACAATCGTTTCTACGGCATTTTCTTTTCGTCAGCCAACACTTTATCAATAAACATCTAAAACTCTGTCACAGCGTCTCACAGGAGCTTAAAACGGCATTTCTGTTATATGTATTCTATTATATTTATCACACAATCAGTTTCAATGATTCCGGAAATACACATTCATTATACTAAAAGAAACCGTATAGGGGGTATGCTTAAACGCTGTCAGGATAAGATGACCGTATAACGGGACGTACTGATCAGGAATAGAAAAAATTTTTCAAAAATTATAGTGAGTTTTGAAGACTTTAAAGCTATGATAAAAAAGAGAATATATTATTGCAGCAACAAACCAGATAATAATACAGATATAAAAGGAGAAATTTTTTATGAATATGCCGATTAGAACAAATAAACTTAATATAGGAATGGTTGTAAAAAATTATAAAGAATTATGCAGTCTATTAAATCAGGAAGTAAAAACTGGTAATTCAAAAAAATACCAGTTTGAAGATTTTAAATGTTATTTCGATTGGGAAAAGTCGGGGCAGAAATTCATTATTTCGGATATATATGATACGCCATTAACTAAAGAAGATAAACGTAAGTTAGGAAATAATTCCATTTATGTTCAATGTATTGAAGTGATTCTATTACAGTTTCTTTCGCAGCAAGAGGGATATAAGTGTACACTTTCAAAAAAAGATTGGTGGAAAATGCTTGGAATTGTTAATTATAAATATGGCAATACTCCTGAATCTGATTTGAAAAGTTTAAGTCCAGAGGTAACCTCTTGGGAAGTAAAACATTTCTATCAAAGATGCAATAAAAAGTTAGAAAAAATTTTATTTTCTGCCTTAAACAATCTAAGAAACAGAAAGCTAATCACCTATGAAGTACAAACAATTATTATAGATTCAAATGGTAATAGTATTGAAGCAGACGATGAGCAAAAGAAAAAAATTCTTCAAATGGAACGATACGTACTTTATAATTTGATGGGATACGAAAACATCATTCAGGTTTTTTCAAAATTCCAGCAAGTAGAATTCTATTCTAAGGTAAGCGAGATGTTAAATATCAATTATGGCTGGTCACGCTATTTTAAACAACTAAAAATAATTTATTTGCCAGATGGAATTAGAGAAGTTCTTCCTGAAGCAAAAATCAAATTGCAAAGAGAACTTTTGAATGAAAAAATTATAGATTGTTTAGAAATTAATGCAAAAAATATTTTTGAGAAAAATAAATTAGAATCTCAAAAACATGAAAACGAATTGATGAACAAATATTGGGGGCAAATGTCTCAAGATATTAATGATAATATTTGGTGTCCACCAGATACATACCTTAATGCTCAGAACATTCTTACAAATGAGCTAATCAAAATAGGTCATAAAGATATGAAATTTTCAAAAGAAGAATTCATTGAAAGCAATGCTGATCTTGATGAGTTATTTATATTTGATAAATAGATTATTGTCTTGCAGACAGCCAATTTTCTATAAATTAGTCTGCCATGCGCAAAGGGCGCGCATGTCATCCTAATTTAAAGAAAATCTTTAATCAGCAATTGAAACCGACCACCAGAAGTGGTCGTTTCAAAAGCTGATTAAAATTAAAAACACCAAATCTGAAAAAAGTTGTCCGTTTATAAGGGGTAATATAGTATTAATATATATATGCCCTTTTAAACGGACAACTTTTTTATGTACGTTTAAGCACTGTTTTTCAATGGTTTGAGCAGTGTTCATATTTTCTGAATATTCAGTCATTTCGTTATTGTCTATTATATTCCCGTTATTTTTGATAATTGTCTGATAATTATTGTTTCAAATATTTTTTCTTTTGTGCGAGTTCCATATTGCCTCATACGGACAACTTTTAAATATTCTTATTGAAAAATGGAGAATAAATTTTATGTCATCGGTTTTACGAATGACAATATTTATTTATGAAGGAGCATCACAATTGTTTTACGCATCAGATTACAAATATTTTGACAAAGCACGTCAGGCAGCACTCATCTCCGACTTCCCACGTCCGCACATTGGATGTGTGGCAGTTTATCATGGTCAGGTGATTGCTGCAGGATTCAATCGACAGAAAACACATCCACGCCAGCGCTATTACAATCGCTATCGGATCCAGTCGGATTCACTTCTCCCTAAACTTCACGCAGAAATCGCATGTATTAATCAGATTAAGAATCTCGACATCAATTTTTCCAAAGTAAAGCTCTATATCTTCAGGACCAGAGAAGATCAGCCATGCGGAATGGGGCGGCCATGTCCGTCATGCATTGCTGCAATTAAGGACATTGGAATAAGAGAAATATATTATACGACCAATGATGGCTACGCTTTTGAAGAAGTTGCGTGAAAATTGGAGAATAATTATAGGAAACAAAATATTTACATTTTCAAAGGAGACACAACCCATGAAAGAACTGAAAATTGATCCAGAGCTGAGAGACTTACTGCCGCCCCTCGCGGATGATGAGTATAAGCAGCTTGAAAAGAATATTGTAGACAACGGTTTCGACCGCAACTTTCCGATTATGGAATGGCACGGTTTCATCGTAGACGGACATAACCGCTATTCAATCTGCCGGAAGCACAACATTGAGTATACAACCGGAACCCTCGCATATGAGACAAAGGAAGAGGTCATGCGCTGGATGCTTGATATACAGTTGGGGAGAAGAAATCTGACACCGATTCAGAGGATTTCGGTGGCAGAGAAACACAAGGCTTTGTATGTAGCTCAAGCAAAGGAAAATTTAAAACAAGCCGGAACAAATTATGGAATCGGTATGAAAAAGCCTTTACCAAATTTGGTAAACCCTATTTCTACTATCGACACAACAAAAGAGCTTGCAGCAATTGCGGGCGTTAGCAAAGAAACCTATCGTATGGGCGCAAAAATTCTTAATTCTGATGATGAGGAGCTAAAACAGCGTGTAATGTCTGGTGAAACAAAGATTAGTACCGGTTACAAGGAGTTACAGAATAAGAACAAGCAAAAGGTGGATGAGGTGGTGGAGAAGTCGGTCGAAAAAGAGAACAATACTACAAAACTGGATCTGAAACCAGAAGAAAAGCCGCCAGTCGAAAGTGGAGTGATTCTTCTACCAGAAGATACGAAAGAGAATAAAATCATGAACGATATTGTCCGTCAGATGAAGTCTGGTACGGTTGACATGATCCAGTTATCAAATGAAAAAGAAATTACCAGCATCGCTGCGCTTGCATATGAATCAATAGACTCTGTTTTTAATTATATTTTCAAAAATATTGATTTTGAGAAATTTTCAAGAGAAAACTTTAATGAGATAGAGAATATCCTATTGACAGTAAAAGCCACTATCGACAACAAAATTAAAATTATGGAGGAAAAGATTAATGAGTAACTATACAAATTTGCCAGAATGCTTAAAGGGCGTCGTTGTAAGAAGAGAATTAGTAAATGTGTACAAGATTGAATCGAAGTGCCTCGGAGTTCAGAGAGATCTTGATTCCGAAAAGGCAATTCACATTGGAACAAACTGGAGCGATTTATTTTCTACGGATCCGATTTTAAGTTACGACACAAAAACCGGTGTGTATCGTGAACCTTCTGGTCAGCATACATCCAGTGCCTATCGGTGGCGTATTGAAAATGGATTAGAATCTTCGGCTACTATGTGGTGTCGTGTTGTAGACGATCTAACATTAGAACAGTTGAATGCCATCTTTGCATATGAAGCTGTGATGAGAGATCCACAGAAGCAGAATAGCATTATGTTGGCTCTTTGGAATTCGAATGACCCATATTTACATAGTCTTAGCACACTGTTAAATGCGTATGGATATACGATTCCATGTAATGCGAATGGGAATCCTGCGGTTAGATGTTTTTCTACTCTGGCTGATATGACAACTGAGGATTTAAATTCGTGTTTTGAATTTATTTCTTATTTATTCCCATATGACAAGAAAAAGGGAAGCAAAAAATGGAATACAAAATCCATTGAGGCAGTATTTCTTAAAGCAGTTCGAACTTTCAGGGAGTGGTATCCAGACAAATTCGATTTGAAGAAATTCAAAGAATATATTGAAAGCAATGATGTTTATGCGAATGACATTGCAAAAGAAGCAAAGGCATTGAATGAATTTGATGGTAAACCAGTTATTAAAATCACATATATTCTTGTTAAAAAATATAATTCATGCGTAAGAAAAAATAATCGATTAAGCTACATCAACTTTGAAGATTACAGATAGTAAATTTATTTATATATCAATCATCCAGGGCGGTATTCTCGCCGCCCTCTTCTGTCCGTTTCGGACAAATTTCAACAACTAAACAATCGAACCAAATAGAAACGGAGCGATTACTATGAACATTTTTAAGATCACAAGGAGACATTTATATGACAGGAACATCACAGGTAAGTACAGTAAAGAACCATAACAATTTTAGCGGAGATCTCACAGTAGAAGATTTTTCAACTTTTTCTCCAAATAAAAAGAGAATAAATACACAGATGGTAGCCGACAAGCTACCGGAAGAACTGAAAAACAAAAAAATTAAAAATGAGGAGAAGAAAAAAATGCAATCTTACACACTGGAAGAGCTTCGCACAATGAAATTAGTATCTAACACAAACGGAAGACCTGAATCCACTCTCACAGATGAAAAATGGCAGCGAGAATTTGAGATTCGCAAATTCCTGATCAAACCAACTAAAGAAAAACGCATGGGTGGCAAATATTCTAAGGAAAGTGGTCAGTGGAACGAGGAGTCGCTTGGAAAATATTGCGGAGCTACTAACTGGCAGGACTACTGCTCTTATATCAATGATGTGTTGAAAAATATTCGTGAAGGTCAGGTTGACTATCTTTATTTTATCTTCCAGATCGAGGAACTACTGCGCTTCCACCTTCAAGATCTGAGGACAAAATATGTTCCTGACGGCGGGTGCGGCTACTGGAAAGTATGGTTAGAGCGATAGTTTTTTAAAAATTTCTCTTAGAAATGGAGAATTAATATATAGAAAATGAAAAGGAGGTAGTTTTAATAGGACATTCAGCAAATTCTCAAGAATGGTTTGAGAAAAAGGTACAAGACTATCATCATGGATTAGTCGAAATTTTAAGTGAATATGTTGGATCAGAAAAACCGGTTCGTATCATATATCATTGCCCTGCGCATGGTGATACATATACAACAATAAATGCAAAAAACATATGTAAACCATATTTTCTACCATGTAAAAAATGTCAATCAATTCGAAAATCAAATTCGTCAAAGAAAACAGATAAGAAGAATAAACAATTTTATTATAATCGATTGGTCAAGTATTGTGCGGATCGAGGAGGTAAAGTTCTGGAATCGCAGTGGACAAAAGCAAAGGATTTATATCATTTCAAATGTGGTGTTCCTGATCATCCCGTCTTCGTTACAAGCGCTGATGCTTTGTATAGTGGTGAGCATTGGTGTCCATATTGTTCAGGGCGATCAGGAGATTTTCAAACAGAGCTTGAAGCAATTTGTAAAGAAAAAAATGGCGAATTAATCAGCAACTACAATGGGGCCGGTGAATATGTGAGAGTTAAATGCAATAAGCATAATTATGTCTGGAATATTTTACCTGGCAATATTAAAAAAGGTCGATGGTGTCCTATATGCAATATGGGATTTAATGAAAAGGTTGTTTATGATTATTTAGTGAATATGCATTGCAACTTTAAAATCCAATATACATTTGATGACTTGATTGGAGATAATAACGAAAAACTTCGTTTTGATTTTGCCATTTTCAGCCCAAGTAACTCATTAATTTGCTTGATTGAGATTGATGACGAAGAACACAGAGATGATCATTCAGGTAATACGCCAAGACAGATTAGTCGGCAAAAGGCAGTTGAAAGAGATAATATAAAAAATAAATACTGTAAAAACAATGATATCACTCTTTATAGAATACAGGTCCCTTTTAGGAATTTTAATAAATGGAGTTATGATGATTATTATAAATATGTAAGTGTTAAGTTAAAAGACATTGTTGAAGTTGCAATGAAGGAGATCAAATGTTAGATACACAGATTAATATGTATTCCGTTGATACGGGTCATTTTTATACTAATAAAGAGAAGTATTATCATGATAAAAACTGCGCTTTCAGGAGAGAGCGCAGTTACTTAGACAATCATTTACTGGATGTAGAAAAAAAGTTAATTGACCTTGGGTGGAAAAAAGAAAACGTCAGAAAATTAAAGAATTTTGACATAGAGGAAGCGAACAGACTCGACCAGAAATTGAAACTCTCAGAGGAAGAGGTTCTTGTTAAAGAGTATTACAGAACTGTATCTCTGATTATATACAAAAGAATGAAGGCCGACGAAACAAAAGACCAGTTATTGGTATTACTAAAACGTAAAATGATCGAAAAAGAATATCTTGAGAATAAATGGATTCAAGCAGGAACAATTCATGATAGATCTTTTCCTATGAGAAAACTTAGAGAGAATGAACTGAATGATAATAACATTATCTCAGTATTCGAATCATCATTGACCAGAATCATCGGAATACCAAAAGATACACTTACTGATGTCTTGATAGTTGTGCAAGTATATTACTTTGATGTATTCAAGGACCTATCGTTTTATGGTTTTACATATAAGGGCGAAAAATATCGTTATTTTACATCTTCTGCTGGACAAATCAGAAAGAAAAAAGCCGTCTTTATTAAGGAATCCATTTGGAATACCATTGAAAAAACGGTTATGTGTGGTCTAACTATTGAAAAAATAAACTCAAAAGGCGGAAATAATGTAAATAAACATTTAGCATATATGGCTCTTGCGAACTCAGCAACAGATAAGTGGGACGATTTTGACATTGATCGTTGCATTGTAATTGATGACTTTGAGACGAATGTAAAAGGACGCTTTGATTTTATTGATGAAACTGATTATTCCATAACAGAGACCGATGGCGAGGTTCCAATCACGCATACTGATGGTGCAGGAATGATGCTTCCATCTGTCATGACAAAAAATACCATGTTTAGAGCACCTTGGGTAAAGGGGTTGCTCGGAGTTTTTGATTTTGTTGAGCTTATCAAAGAAAAGGGCTACTCTCCCATTATTAAAGATATTTACGGTCAAGAACATGATGTAATCGCAGAAGATATTAGGATTATTTTCACAAAAAGTCAGTTTAAGATGTATAAATTCTATGACTCATGGGATGAATACAAGACTTATTTTAAAGAATATCACTGTCAAGCTGGACGATGCAATACTGAAGAAGATCGTATTAAAAATGCGAAGATCAATTATCAAATGCTCCAAACCCTGACTAATATCACGGACGAAGAAATTGAGCAGATCACAAAACCATCTATTGACAAAATTACAAATATCTGTTCTTCTGCTGATACTATGATGGAAATTCTTGGAATCACACCATATAACACTCATATGACACCATTTCAAAAAGCCGTAAAACTTTATCCGGCACTTCTTAATGATACATACGCGAAGGATACAATTCGAGAAGTTAAAGACAGTCTTTTAAAAAAATACAGAAGTGGAAAGCTCGAAGTAAACGGTAAATATACGTTTTTACTTCCTGATTATTATGCAGCGTGTGAACATTGGTTTGGTGGAGAAGAGGTTCCAAAAGGATTACTTGCGGATAAGGAAGTATTTTGTTGGTTGTTCAAGTATTACGACAAATTGGATTGCCTCAGAAGCCCTCATTTGTATAAAGAACATGCTATTAGATTTAATGTAGCAAACAAGGCTTATGGTGAACGAGTAGAGCAAATCAGAAAGTGGTTTACTACTAATGCTATCTACACCAGCACTTACGATCTTATTAGCAAAATCTTGCAGTTTGATGTTGATGGAGACAAGTCACTTGTGGTTGCTGACCGCAATTTTGTTAAGATTGCAGAAAGAAACATGAACGGTATTCTTCCTCTTTATTACAATATGCGTAAGGCAGAACCGAAATTGTTGAATAACAAAAATATTTATGCCGGTCTTAACGCTGCATTCACCGGTGGAAATATTGGTATTTACAGTAATAATATTTCTAAAATCTGGAATAGCGATGTATTTATTTCCGGCACAGAGGAAGAAAAACAACATGCTACCAATTGTGTTAAGAGATTATGTTGTCAGAACAATTTTGTTATCGATTACGCGAAAACTTTGTATAAGCCGGAATTTCCAGATAAGATTAGTGAAGAAATTAAGGAATTTACTAAGCAAAAACTTCCTGCTTTTTTTGAATACGCCAAAGATAAGAGACAATCTGACGACGAAGATGATTCTCAAGTTGCCCCACGAAATCAAAGTTTTGTAAATAAGCTTTTTGATAGAATTCCAAATAAAGCTATTAATACGAGGGAACTCAAATTGGGGAATATTGACTATAGGGTGATGATGAGCAATTCCAAATTTGTTTGCTCAAAAGAAGTTTCGGATCTATATAATGAGTTAAATAAAAAATATAGATATATGGTCAATATGAAAGATGAATACGTTGACAATTTACACTATATCGCTTGTGAAATTCGGGAGAGATTTTCTAAACTTGGTTATTCTGAAAATGTAATTACGGACATGTTGGTGCAGTATTTATATGGAGGGAATAAGCGTAGTAAACAGTTGTTTTGGTTTTGCTATGGGCAGTATGCAGTTAGTAACATAGAAAAAAATATTGAAACCAAGAAAACAAAAATGATTCAATGCATTGATTGTGGCGAATGGATTGAAGTTGATAAAGATAGTAAAACTATAAGATGTCCTCATTGTCAAAGAGAAGAACGTCGTAGAATTGAACGTGAAAAGAAGAGAAAACAGAGGATGTCCCACCAGTTGATATAAAAATTTTCGTCCATTATAGATGGGCTATTTTACGACGCTAAAAATAAAATAGTCCACTCTACATGGACTTTCATTTGTGCGTATATGGAAGACGACATATCGCGCAAATTAAGGAATTATAAGAATGATATGTTTCTATATACGAATTCGTGCAGATGGGAGGCATAAGAATATTTGACGGTAACACAAGAGAATATTATCAAAGATATTGCAAACAGGGAAGATATAGATGTAGCGACAGTTCGCAAAGTGTTTAAGGCGACAGAGAGATGTATTTTCGACTACTTATCTTCCACTACTCCCACTGAAAAAACAGTGGTAAAAGTATTAGACGGATTAAAACTCGAAGGAGTATATATTCCAAAACACGAGATAAATACATATGAACATATTGAATGTGAACCTCGAATTAAAGTTCATCCAAAGGTTACACGTTATTACAATAGAAAATTAAATGGCTACTTTGAAAATTAGTCATGTCGGATTAAAAGGAGAATTATCATGAGAAAAATCACAGTTACAGAAGGTCTTAACGAGTTAAAATTATATGATTCTAAAATTAAGAAGGCAATCGACAATCTTAAACTTATTGATGCGAAGAAAAAATCAGTTGATAAAGTTGGCGTTGTAAACGTCGAGAAGTTTATTGCTGATGCAAAAGCGGCGCATCAGTCTATTATGGATCTTATTAGAAATAGAAATGCATTAAAGGCGGCCATTGTGAAATCTAACGCCATTACATACTTAGAGATTGGTGATCAGAAAATGACTGTTGCTGAAGCCATCGAGCGCAAGAATTCTATTCAGTACGAGAAGGAACTTTTACTCGCTATGAAAGCTCAGTATGGATCTGCTACTGTGACAGTAAATAAAGAGAATGCAAAGGTGGACAATAAAGTCGATGAGTTAATTCAGAGTTTTGTTAGCCGTGACACCACAAAGAAGTTCGACAAGAATGAACAGACAGCCGTAGAAGCCCTGTATAGAGAACAGAACGAGTGGGAGCTTGTGGATCCGCTTAATCTTTTTGACCTCATGACTAAACTTGAAGCTGATATCGACACATTTGAATCTCAGGTAGACGGAAAACTCAGCTTATGCAATGCTATAACATTTGTTGAGTTGGATTTCTAAATAATTAATTAGACAATAACCAGAACGGAATATATTTGCAACTATCACGAAAATCTTATACTTACGCCCCGCTTTGCTGGCACGGGTAATTGCCAGCAACCTATTAAATAATAGAACAAATTCTTATGTCGAAATCATTCTGAAAATGATTTTAGATATTGCATAAAAGAATATAAAATTATTTTCTTTCGCAGATGAACACTTAGGTGGCGAAAACATTTATGAAAGTTCAGCGTTCAGAAATCAATTTTCAATGTTCAAGTATCAAAATTCTTTTCTTCTAAAGATTAAGTCTAAAGTCACAAAGATCGATTAAATCCAAGAGAAAGTTTATATACGTGTAGCGTAATTGACGGAAAGATTTGCACTTGGCTGTGGTAGTTGCAATCATGCGGGATGCACGGCAACCACAATGGGGTGGTTTGGAGTTCGACTCTCCTATCCCGCCTTGCGGGTAACCGCACTTCTGTACCTATGTATTTTGTTATAGGTTTCATTTTCATAATTTCTCTTCACTCTCTCTTGATGGCGGTGTGCTACTGATCGGTAGTATGCCGCCATTTTCTGGTCGAGAGAAAATAAAGCTGGCGGGAGGTCAGATATCTCGTTGGGTCTCATAAACCTGATTAACCAGGTGCAACTCCTGGGCGTAGCAATTTTATCCTGCTCCATGTTTATACAGAGAATATAAAAATAGGTCGGTATATTTTACCGGTAAAGAGAATGTAGAATGTCGTTACGATCTTCTATCTCTGCCTCATCGTTGGTGAAACTCTTGTATAGGGTATATTCCTATCACATCAGCGATTTATACAATATTTATTTTCGTTGTTTTACGAGAGGTGATTACCTCGCACTTGCATATGTGTTCCTTTTGAGATGATTGTTGCCGCAATCGTCTCTCGTAAGGTAACGAGAGTTATCGGCAAATAACTATAAATATTGTATTGGAGTTCACTGCCTTAGTGTGAGAAAGGATACATTTTATGCAGGAATTAGAAATTTTTAAAAATGAAGAATTTGGCGAAGTAAGAACAGTTATGATTGGTAAGAAACCTTATTTTTGCGCCAGCGATGTTGCAAAAGCGTTAGGATATTTAAATCAAAGAGACGCCATAAAACGTCATTGCAAGGGAGTCGTGAAACACGACATCCTTACAAATGGAGGAAAACAAGAATTTTCGTTTATTCCAGAAGGCGATGTGTACCGTCTCATTATAAAATCTAAGCTTCCAAATGCACAAAAATTTGAGTCATGGGTTATGGATGAAGTTCTCCCAACAATTCGTAAACATGGTGCTTATATGACTGAACAAACCCTCGAAAAGGCGTTAACTTCTCCTGACTTTTTAATTCAATTAGCGACGCAATTAAAGCAAGAACAAGAAGCCAGAAAATTAGCTGAACAGACCATTGAGAAACAAAGGCCTTTAGTGGAATTTGCTAATAAAGTATCAGATTCTTCTAATGTGATTGACATGGGAAGAATGGCGAAATTATTAAAGGACGAGAAAATTAACATTGGAAGAAATCGCTTATTCCAATGGCTAAGACAAAAGGAAATTCTTATGACTAATAATATTCCATATCAACGATATATTGATGCAGGATATTTCCAAGTCAAGGAATCTACATACGAAACTCCGTTCGGAACAAAAACACAACAAACCACCTATGTTACCGGCAAGGGACAGTTGTACATTACCGAGAAGTTAAGAATAGAGTCTACTAAAGAAATTGCTTAAGTGAGTAAATTGGTCAGCAGTTCGCTGTTAAATGGAATTATATGCACAGCATATCCAACCAAATAACAAAGATAGTACCCTGATGGCCTACGTGGTTCAGGGACGTAATTTAGGGGTCAGAAATGGCCTCTTTTATATTGACCGTTAGCTCAGTTGGTTAGAGCGCCAGACTTTTAATCTGGATGTCATCCGTTCAAATCGGATACGGTCAACTGCTCTCCCATTATAGGGAAATAATAAAGAAAGAGATGTGAATTATTATAATTAAGATTAATAAAAATGAAGTTGAATTTCTGGTAAAGAATGGTGTGAAGTATGGTGAATATGGTGTAAGCCATACAGAAAGCTGTCATAAGAGAAAAACTTATTATTTAACTGAAAGTTCAAAAAACATGGAACTTCATAATAAATATCTGGAATTAATCGCGAAATAGCGAAATTTGAATTGAAAGGCGGTACATAGTCATCGCTAAAAAAAAGAAAAATAGCATTACGGTATCCTTTGTAGATTCACCATCTTCAGAGGATGTGACCGGAAGCCTTATTTATATTGAGTCTCAAAATCATAAGATTTTGGTAGACTGTGGACTACATCAGACAAATGATCGTTTTGAAGATTTTCTGGTAAATAATCGAAAATTCAAAGAATTTAAGCCGAGGGATATAGATTTTGTGTTTGTGACGCATGTCCATGGCGATCATGTTTTATTGGTTCCGCGCTTATATCGTGATGGTTGTAAAGCAGCCACAGTTATTTCTATGGGTTCCAGGCAGGTTTTAAAAGATATGTCTATGGATGCCGCCTATATTACTGAGCGCGATGTTCTTTTAATTAATTCCCAAAACAATAAGAATTACAAGCCTCTATATGATATTTCCGACGTTAATAAAATGCTGGAATATACCATTGAGGGACCAGTAAATACAAAAATTATTGTAGATAATGAATTGGCATTTGAATTGATTCCTAACGGTCATCTTCTCGGTAGTTGTCAGGTGAAACTATATCTTACTGTAGATGAGGTTACTAAGACAATTTTGGTTACTGGTGACATTGGAAATAAAATTGTAGATAACAAATTTGTTGGGAAATATCAACAGGTCGAATACGCTGATTGTGTTATTGGCGAATCTACATATGGGGATCGTCCTGATCTTAAGACAGGTACAAAAGAAAGAAAAAATGATTTAGATAAGCTAAAATCTATCATTGACACTCAGGTACATGATATGAGTGGACGAGTTATTATTCCAAGTTTCGCACAGTCGCGCTGTCAGGCGCTTGCGTACATGATTTATGATCTGTATAAAGACTCTGAGTGGAAACCTAAAGTTTATATTGATTCACCGCTGGCTATTAAAATTTTTGAAGATTATGCAGAATGTTTGGATGGCGATGAAAAAGAAGATCTTAAGAGGATTATGAATGATCCGATGTTTACTTTTGTGAAAGAAACCGAGGATAGCAAGGCTCTTGTAAACAGTTCTGAGCCATGTTGCATAATTTCTACAGCCGGTATGTGCCAAGTCGGAAGAGTGCGGCATCATTTAAAGGCAAATATTTCTAATCCCAATGCCACTATCCTGTTTGTGGGATTCAGTACAGAAGGTAGTTTAGCATCCTTATTAAAGGATTCTAAGCGGAAATCTGTGACTATTGATCAAAAAGAATATGCTTGCAAATGTGCATCTTATTCTCTCAAATCAATGTCTGGACATGCACCATTTAATCAATTAGTAGATGATTATACTTCTATTAATTGTCAGAAGCTTATTCTCCATCATGGATCCACTTCTGCGAAAGAGACACTTAAAAAGGTTTTGGAAAAGGAATTCGAAAAACAATGTAAATCAACCCGTGTTGTTATTGCTAACTCAAGTTTGAAATTTACTTTATAAAATATTAAGAAATCGGAGGCAAATGCGCCTATGAATAAAAAGGAACAATTAAAAAAGTTGGAAAAGAAAGCTGAGTCAGCATATCTGGATATTTCTATTCCGGCAAATGTTGAAAATTTACAACTTCCAGATCCGAGTTTATTACAGTTTTACAAAAACTATGATGATAGAATTATTTGGATTGACGACGAGATTACTACTATGACTCTTGAATATGCCAAGATGATCATGCAATGGAATTCTGATGATAAAAGAACTGGAATACCAGTCGAAGATAGGATCCCAATCAAGGTTATATTTTTCAGTCCTGGTGGAGATCTTGAAGTTAATAATTGTTTAGTTGACACAATCTCTTTAAGCACAACAAAGGTTATTGGAATTAATGTTGGTATGGCTGCATCCAGTGGATGTTTTATTTATCTCTCATGTCATGAGCATTTGACTTTCCCTACCGCCGAATTCCTCTTACATAAAGGAGCTGGGCAGTTCAGTGGAGATTATAATAACGTCGTTGCCGCCATTTTAAATTATCAGCGCCAGATTGATGAACTCGGAAAATTTGTTTTATCGAGAACAAAAATTCCAGAGGATATTTTCAATGAAAATTTTGAAAATGACTGGTATCTTTCTGCAAAGGAAGCTATCGAATACGGCGTAGCAGATAGAATTATCAATAGTTTAGACGAAATCATTTAAGAAGAGCGCCGCTCTTCTATTTTTGTTGGAAAAAAAGGAGTAAATAAGATGAGTAAAAGTAAACTTAACTTTACAAGAACGACCACAGATAAATTAACCGTAAAAGCCGGTGTGTTATCTGAGGATTGCAGTGAAATTGCTTATACTGACGAAAACGATTGCGAGCAGGTTGCGCGTGTGGCTGACCTTCTTGCAGCATTTAAGAATCAAGTTATTGATTTCTCTGTTGCTCTTAAGACAGATGAAGATCTTGAGCTTCTTGGATCAGATTCCGAATATGACTCTGAAATCGATGACTCTGATGAGATGTAAAGAGAGTTGGTGAATGATTGGACGTAAAGAGGCAACCAACTGAAACGGAGTCGGCATATATCTGGCGGCTCGGTCAGGCAAAAGATAATGGGATTCTTGATCTGACATGGACTGAAATTGCAAACCTTATTAACAAAGAGTTTAGGGAAGATATATCTGAATACAGATCAGAAAGTGCATATCGTAAAAAGTATGCAATTGCGAAGGAATTTGCCGAGGGAAATGTGTTTAAATCGACAAGCTCTTCTTCTGATATTTCGCAGCAAATTCAAGAATTACAGAAAGAACGAATCAAGTTATCCGACGCAAGAACTGATTATAACAGATTAGTACGTCGAGAAGCAAGAAAAGAATCTTATGCTGACATGGTGAAAAATATCATCTGCGAAAATGTCGATCCAATTAAAATTGACACAGAAGGTGTAAATCAATATTACGGACATGGGAATAATGATCTTTTGATTCATATTAGTGACATTCATACCGGTATTGAGATTCATAATTGGAAAAACAATTTTGATGAGAATATTCTAAAAACACGTCTTGAGAAATATGTGTCTGAAATTATTAAAATCCAACAGAGACATTATTCAGAAAACGCTTTTGTAGTAATCGGTGAAATCATTTCAGGCATCATACATAATAATTTGCGTCTCCAGAACAATATGGATATGATGGAGCAATTTAAGTATATTTCTGAGTTACTATCAAGTGTGCTTGTAGAATTATCTGGTCGTTTTAAGCAGGTTTATGTGTATGTAACACCCGGCAATCACTCTCGTATTTCCCCTAAAAAAGAAGATGCTTTAGATGGAGAAAATATGGATGTATTGTTAGGGTTCTATCTCAGAGCAAGGTTACAGAACTATAAAAATATTTCTATTTGTGAAAATATTATTGATCCGGAAATTGCGAGTTTTGTAGTTCGCGGAAAAAAAGTATTTGCAGCACATGGTCATAAAGATTCTCCTCAGAACGTTGTGCAGAATTTTACATTGATGTTCGGAATGCGACCAGATATTGTATTGCTTGGCCATCGACACACAAATGGAATGACTACGGTATCCGATGTAAAAGTAATTGAGTCTGGATGTTGTTCAGGGTCCGACCAATATGCCGTATCAATTAGAAAAACAAATAGACCAGAACAAACTGTATCTGTTGTTGATAATAATGGATTAGTTTGTCTATACGATATCCAACTGGACTGAGGTATTATATGCCGGAACCAACGATAATGGATATGGAGCTTTGTGTAGATTTCATTGTAAATCGCACAGGAATAGATAAAGAAACAGTAAAACAGGTCCTTAAGACTGAGACTGATTATTGGATGGACTTGGATCCGTCTTATTAAAATAAAAAGCGTGAGGGATATGACCGATACGGCATATACCCTCTTTTATTATTTTTATGATTAAAAGGAGTATTTAAAAATATGTTAAAAGATACATTATTAAAGAACGTTACAGACTTAACAACAGATATCCTCGTAGAACAGGCAGAAACTGATGAGGCAAAGGCTAAGGTAAAGGTATCCAGAAAGCTTGTAGCAGCCGTTTTAGAAGCTTTTGAGGGTGTTATTGTAGATTCTATCAGTGCTGATATTACAGATACTATTACCTTCGGCAAGCTTGGTAAATTTATTGGCAAGGAAGTTCCAGAGAAGCATGGAGTTACTGCGCTTAATGGCAAGGAATGGGTAAAACCGGCACATAGGGAAATTGGTTTCCGTGTAGGCAGTGCTGTTAAAGATCTGTAATGTTGGGCGGTGATTTTGTGGATAAGAAGAAAAATATTTACGAGGATCTCGACATTATTGAGCTTGAAAATATGGACGATATGGCAGACATTTTCTTTGAATCTTGGTATGATGCGCCAAAGAGAAAATCTATTGCTCTGGTGGCCGACAAAGAGCTTGTAACATATGTGATGGATGTCATGATGGATTCTGATGAAACTGCAGTTAAGTTTATTGATTTAACTGCAGAGCCGGAAGATTGTGAGGAATATGAAGAGTGGTTAATCCTGATTGATCAGGACGGTAACCTCACTGTCAAAGAGGTTGAATGGTATAAAGACGTTACTCAGGCAGATGTAATTTATATCTCCATGGAAGGAGAGGTAAGTCAGTATTGTATCGACTATTGTCTCGACTCTGATAAGGAAGTTCACCTTTTTGGATACGAAGACGACGAGGATCTTCCGGAAGCTGACTGGTGTCCATATGAATGCTGTAAGGACTGCGATCGCAAGGAAGATTGTGAGGATACTGATGACTCTGACGACGATGACATGCATGGTTTTACGGCATCCAAATCTACCGGTAATAGCACTGTAACATACTCTTATTATTCTTCTGAGAAATTATCCCAGGATGATATTGGAAAAATGTTAAAGAATTTTGGATTTTAATATTTCCACGCACATGCAGAAATGTGTGTGCGTGTTTTATATCGCGCTCGTAGTGTAGCTGGTTCAGCACCTGGATCTCCAAAATCTATAACCTCCGTTCGAATCGGAGCGAGCGTGTTTTGTACGGGAAGGAAGTGAATAAGTGAAACGAGTTGTAAAACATAACACACTGGTTACACCTGAAAAAATGGCGCAGGTAAATCCGGATAATATTGAATTAGGCAATGATTTTTTGGATTACTTAGTATCAGTTGATCGAGCAAAATCGACGATTGAGCAATATCAGAACGACCTTAAGATTTTTTGGGTATACCTGATGGAGCATTGTGGGAACAAATTTTTTATTGATTTATCCAAAAGAGATATCTCAAAATATCAAAGTTATTGTTTAACTGAATTACAGTGGAGTCCTGCGAGAATGCGAAGATTAAAGGCTACTCTCTCATCTTTAAGTAATTATGTAGAAAATATGTTGGACGACGAATTTGAAACCTTTAAGCCAATCGTTCGAAAAATTGAAAACCCACAGAATGAAAAAGTGTTGGAGAAGACTGTATTTGAAAAAGAACATCTTCAAAAATTATTAGATTATCTTGTTGAAAAGGAGCAGTATGATAAAGCATGTGCTCTTAGTCTGGCAATGAATAATGGTAGACGTAAAAGCGAGTTGCCGAGATTCAAAGTTTCTTATTTTGATGATTCAAATATTGTATATGGTTCTTTATACAAAACCCCAGAAAAGATCAAGACAAAAGGTAGAGGAAGTAGAGGAAAGCAGCTTACCTGCTATACATTGGCGAAACCATTTAAGCCGTATTTAGATTTATGGTTAAATTATCGAAAAGAACATGGGATTGATTCTGAATGGCTTTTACCTAAAAAAGTAAACGGCGAATATATTGATGAACCAATGGATCCAAAAACTCTTAGTAGTTGGGCAGATACATTTAGTAATTATCTTGGAACGGATTTCTACTGGCATAGCATTCGGCATTATTTTACATCAGAGTGTTCTCGTAGCGGTCTTCCCGATGATGTTATTCAAATGTTAATTGGATGGTCTTCATTAGACATGGTATCTATTTATAAAGATATAGATGCAGATGAAAAATTCGAAAAATATTTCTGTGAAGATGGAATTAAAAAAGTAGAACAGACAAGTTTATCTGATATCTAACACACTTTCCCTATTCGTGCTTCGCTACATCAATGCGAACCTTTACTTAGGACTGGCTGCTGGGCGGCCTGACAGCCGGAAAGACGGCGAATCTGCAGAGATACCCAAGTGGTAAAGGGAGCTGTTTGCTAAACAGCCAGGGTGTGACAGCCGCACAGGTTCGAATCCTGTTCTCTGCGTATCTTGCGGGATGACCGCGCAATTTGTGATCACATATATAAGGAGGAAATCATTATGTTAAACGTAAAAGATCTTGAAAAATATACTGCTAAAATCAATGCTGCTATCGATGACTCTGGTGCAGATTCTGATGAGACAATCGATCTTATTGCAGAATATACAGGACCTGAGACTGGTCTTTGGTGGAATGCTGGCGACAGAAAGCTTTGCATTGCAAAGGGTTGGTGCGAGGACGAGGATGGAAACATCGTTGATCCGGTAGAATGTACTGGACCAGCAACAGGTCTTGAATACCGCGATGGAAAAGTAAGACGTGTTAAACAGTAGGAAATAATGATTTTATCAGGAGAGTGGTTTTGCGCTGCTCTCCTATTTTATTGGCAGCGTGGCAGAATTGGCAAATGCTCCCGTCTTGAAAACGGGCGTCCGAAAGGACATGTGGGATCGAGACCTACCGCTGTCGTTTATTTGTGATCAAAAGGAGGTGACTGCCTTTGGCAGCCGAAATAAAAGAGCCTGTCAAAATGACAGCATCCCAATTAAAAATAAAAGTTACTAATTTAGAAGATAAATTAGAAAAACTCAAAAATGGAGCCTGGTGCTATTTATGTGATAAACATAAGGCGCGAGATAATTTTTATATGACAACAGATCCAATGAGTAAAAGTGGGCTAACTCCAATCTGCAAAGATTGTGCTCGTAAAATTGCTTTAAAAGTTGATAAAAAGAGTATTGAACACGAACCTGATAAAGACTCGGTGCGTTTAGCATTGAGGTATTTAAATAAGCCATTTCTCGAAAGTGTTTGGGATTCCAGTATTGAAGAAGTTCAAAATTTAGCATCCGGAAAGATGAAATCAAATGTCTGGAACGCATATATTCGGCAGATTTCTATGGGACAATATAATGGGAAAACTTATTTTGATAGTGATGGGCTTATTCCCAATGCACCGGAAGAAAATTTCAAATTAGAAACTACTCGTAAAGAAATTGTCTTACATGATGATTTTAAAAAAAATAAAGCAGACGTTATTAAATTGCTCAATTACGATCCATTTGAAAAAGAAGATGTATCTGATCAGCCATTTCTTTATTCTCAATTATTAGGTCTTCTTGACGCAAGCGAAGACGCAAACGAAGATATGATGAGAACAGCTTCTGCAATTTCCGTCGTCAGAGGTTTTTTGCAACAATCAAAGCTGGACGATGCAATTGCAAAACTTATGTCTGACGTATCTAATATTGAAAGAAATTCAGCAACAATAAAATCTCTTCAAGACAGTAAAAATAAAATTTCTTCAGTAATTACATCTTTGGCTCAAGACAGTTGTATATCACTTAGATATAACAAAAACGCCAAAAAAGGCGAAAATACTTGGACAGGAAAAATTAAGCGAATTAAGGGTCTCAACCTACGTGAAAGCGAAGTAAACGGATTTGATATCGACACATGTAGAGGTATGCGTCAAGTACAAGAAATTAGTGATGCTTCTATTATGAAGCAGCTTGCATTAGACGAGTCAGAATGGTCTGATATGGTTGCAGAAATGCGAAAAGCAAATACTACTCTCCGAAGAGAAAAAGATGCATATCAGGAAATTAACAGAATACTCCTTCGAGAAAATTTGGATTTAAGGGATACGTTAAAGGAAGAAAACTTACTTGATGAATCTCAGCTAAAAAATCTTAAAGATTTGTATTCCGTATTTGGCGATACAGATGATTCTTCCAAAAAGGAGGAATCTGATGATAAACAGTAAACAGATAATTTTAAATTACTATTCTCAGGAGTTATTAAATTACGATAAAGATGTTTATGATCAATATGGCATTTATGTAAAACCTCATGGTTATTCAATTTCTTCAAGAAAAATCGATTCTTATATTCAAATCGCCAATATTCAAAAGTATTTGCAGTGCAATCCGGTACGAGCAATAGATTTATTTTTTAATATAGAACTTCTTGACGGGCAATCATTGTTAGTAGAACGTAGTTGGATTTGTCCAAATGTTCTTGCAGTATGTACTCGTGGTTATGGTAAGAGTACCGTAATTGATCTTGAGATTATGGCAAAAGATATGTGCTTTTGTAACGTATGGACATATATTGCAAGTGGAACCGGCGGACAGGCAGAACAGACTTTCACTACTCTTGAACGTCTTGCAAACGATAGTATAGACACCTTTTACGGATCAACAGGATCAATTTTTAAAAATGAAATCGAGATAAAAAACGCCGCTGGCGATGGGTTTTCTCATTCATCTAATGGTTTTTCTTATTCTTGCTATAACGGTGCAATGACGAAGACTTTAAACAGTAATATAGATGCAAAAAGAGGTAGCCGTGGTTCCGTTTTATTTGATGAGAGCGGGTTCTTGTCTGATGAAATGATGAATGTATATGGAGCATTCGCAGCGGTAAATAGGAGCTTAAAAACAGGTAAGGACGCAAACGGTAATTCTATTGACCCTATTCGACAAAGATGTATTCCGCGTGATCTTTCTTATCAAAAATTCTATATAAGCTCTGCGTCGTCAACCGACACACAGTTTTGGCGCTTATATAGGGATTTTGCAAAACGACAGATTATGGGGGATCCTGATTATTGCGTTTTACACATAGATTGTGAACAAGCTTTTAAACCTACATTAAAAGGTGAATTAGTAACTCCTCTTCTGTCTCGTAGCACAGTGGAAACTGAAATGCGTACAAATCCCGAAAAAGCAAGACGCGAATATTATTGCCAGTTTAGTACAGATGCCGGTAATGATGCAATTATAAAACGTGGAGTTATTACCAGAAACGAGGAAATACGAAAACCTCTTTTATATAACGACACTGGTGACAAAAAATTTGTTATTGCATACGATCCAGCTCGAAGTAGAGATAATTCAGTAATTCTTGTTGGAGAAATTTATGATTTTGAACAAATTGATGGCAGTTTTGATACACGGATGAGGCTGGTCAACTGTATAAACCTGATAGACGTTGGAAAGAAAATCAAATCTCCAATGCAAACACCAGACCAAATAGAATATCTTAAAAAGGTTATTTTAGATTATAACGCCGGTGCTGATGCTTATGGAAATATTGTTGGAATATACATCGACGCAGGATCAGGGGGTGGCGGAGTAAATATCGCGGACTATTTGATGCCGGATTGGACCGACGCAGCAGGTATTGTTCATAGGGGATTGATTGATAAAGAGTATTCGGAAGAATATGTAAAAAAGTTTCCAAATGCTGTTGACAAAGTTCATTTAATGTCTCCATCTGCTTATAAATCAGAGATGTATGAAGCTATGATTGAATTAATGAATCAGGATAAAATTAGTTTTACAGCTTCGTATGATAATAAAGATTATTTAACGGTATTTGATATCGACGAAGATCTTTTAAAAAAAGAACGTGATCGTATTTCAAAGGAATTAAAAGGCGAAAATCTCAACGAAAAAGAATTCGAGAAAAAACTTTCGGAGAAAATGGACGATATTCAATCTGTTAAGACAAAAATGATAAAACTTGATTGGCAAGACAAGATTGCTTTAGCAAATATGGATGCATTGAAGGAAGAACTTGTAAATATGGTGAGAAAAAAGAGAGATTCTGGAAAAGACTCTTTTGAACTCACACCAGAGAAAGCAAACAAACTTCATGATGACAGATCGTACACATGCTGTATGGCCTCTTTCGCTTTAATGTGCGAACGTAGAAAAAATATCACACAGCGTAAACGTCCGCAATCTGATGCGTCTGATTTTGTCAACTCTCTCACTATCCGTAAAGCTCGTTATAACTAAGGAGGTGCATTAATGCCCAGAACAAAAAAGACAACGGCAGGTGCTAATGCACCTACTACTACAAAAAATACTTTTCCTTCTACCACCGCAAAAAAACAGCCAACAGCGAATCAAATGCGCGAGTGGTACGAAAAAAATAAAACAAAATTAGAACGCTACGAGGACGCCACTAACGCAATTACGAATCTTCGTGACATTCAAAAATCCACGAGATACACCACCATCAATAACTATTCGAAGGAAGATGTAAAGAGTTATATTCAAAGTATTTCTTCTAATGAAAAGAATTTACGTAGCTTATCTCGTTATCTATATTATAGATCAGAAATTTATTATCGTCTTTGTAAATATTATGCAAATCAGATTGATCTTTCCATTCGGAATGTAATCCCCAAATTTGATATTACGGAAAACAACGATGTTGATTCGACATTAAAGAATTATCAGGAAACACTCGATGTTCTTGAGACTTTGAGCCTTAATTATGAATTCAGAAAAGCCGCATCTATTTCACTGCGCGAAGATGTTTTCTATGGTTGCTGTTATTATACGGAAGGCGAAGGAATGTTTATTCTCCCACTGGATCCTGATTATATGAAAATCGCCGGATGGTATGCAAAAGGCGATTACGCCCCAGCTATGGACATGTCTTATTTCAGAAGTAGACAGGAACTTTTGGAATATTGGGGCGAGCCATTTCAAAGTATGTATAACACAAGCCAAAGTACCGGTGAAAAATATCAAGTATTCCCAGAAGAGTATGGTGTATGTATTAAATTCAGATCTGAGGATTGGGAAACAGTTGTTCCGGTTCTTACACCAATTTTCCTATCTGTTATCGATCTTTTAGATATGGCAGATTATCAGGCTGTACAAGAGGCTGCATCTATTTATAAAATGATTTGGCTTGAAATGAAAACCCTTGGAAATGATGTGGACGACTGGGCCGTAAATCCAGACATTATGATTAAGTATTTTAACCGTATGCTGGATGATGCTCTTCCCCCATACATTTCAGCAGCAATTGTTCCTGGCCAACTGCATGAAATTAGTTTCCCAGACGATTCCAGTTCCGATGTTACAAAGATCGAAAAGGCAACCAAGGAAATTTTAAACACCGCCGGTGGAGCTCAAATTCTTAATTTGAATTCTGCTTCCAATTCTACGGCATTCAAATATGGTGTTCTTGCTGATTCTACATTTTCTATTTCTACATTAATCCCACAGATTCAGGCAATTGTAAATAGATTACTATCCAGTTGGATTAGTGATTCATGCATGGTTAAATTTTTTGACGTGTCGATTTATCAGAAAGACGATTTTAGAAAGGCTATTTTAGAGTCGTGCACTAACGGATTGCCAAACAAGATTTTATATAATGCACTAAACGGTGTATCCGAAAAAGATACATTAGCTATGAATTTTTTGGAAGAAGATTGTTTACATTTGTCAGAAAAATTCAAACCATTGTCCAGCACTTTTACTCAGACTGATAATAATAAGGGTGGTAAGCCTGAAAAGGATGAATCGGAATTAACAGATGCTGGACTTCGCACGAGAGACGAGGATCTTAACAATAAATAAGGAGTACTATTTTGGAAAATAAATATTTTTATTGCTATTCAAAACCATTGAAAGATTTTTTCTTAGAAAATGGTTTGAAATACGTGATTAAATCTGTTCATGAAAGAACGCATAAAAAATATTGGCTATTTGAAGGAACAGATAAATTAAATAATTTGTTATCAGAGTGGAGATTGCGAAAATCGTAATCTCTATTTTTATTTTGGAGAATAATGTTATGGAGGAAATAATCATGTATAATAATATAACTCAAAAATATGAAGGATATATTTATATTATATCTAATGATATTAACAATAAGGTTTATATCGGTCAAACAATAGAAACTGTCGAAAAAAGATACAAAGACCATATTTCTGCTTCTAAATCAAGCAATACCAAAGGTGTAATTTTATATAATGCAATGAGAAAATATGGTGTTGAACATTTTATTGTTAAAGAATTAAAGAAAATTTCTTGTATCTCTAATACAGAATTAAGAGACAAAATTAACGAATTAGAATGTTATTATATTTCTAAATATAATTCTCAAAACCCAAATGGGTATAATGTTACTTCTGGTGGTTCAAATGTATCTGAATCTATAAAAGTAAAAATTGATCAGTATGACATAGATGGGAAATTTATTAAAACGTATAACTCAACAAGAGAAGCTCAACAGATATTCGGTAATTATTTTTCACGTAATATTAGTGAATGTTGTAATGGAAGATGTATGGTTGCTTATGGATATGTTTGGAGATACCAAGGTGAGCCGTTTAATAAATATGAAGTTAGATCAAATGATTACGGAAGAAAAGAGATCGACTGTTTTTCATTAGATGGTGTGTATTTGAAAACATATAAATCAATGGGTATTGCAGCAAAAGAGTTGGGATATATCACAAAAACAGGAAAGGGAAATAGTTCTAAAATATCAAACTGCTGTAATGGTACCAGAAATAATGCATATGGTTATGTGTGGAGGTACAAAGGAGATCCGTTTGATAAATATAATTCTACACCAAAACAAAAACATACAATTATTAATCAATATTCATTAAATAATGAATATATTAATACATTTAATTCTATTGTAACTGCGGCAAATGAAACTTCGAGTAATAAATCTGGAATAATTCAGTGTTGTAGAAAAAAGCAAACTTCTTCTAATGGATTTAAATGGTTCTATGCTTCTGATCTGTCTCAACCTGACAAATCTAAAACAATCCCAAATAACAAAAACAATAAATAACAGGAGGTACGTATGAATTATAACTTCCTAAAAACTTCAGATCAGGAGACTATCACTATTCTCTTATCTCAAGGATATAAATTACTTCAAAAAGATGGAGACGTAGCAACATTTCTAAATGACCATACGCTCCGTTTTGATGATAAAAATTACAAAGTTCAGTATTCCAATATACTGACATTTTAGTCGTCCTCCTGGGCGGCTTTTATTATGCGAGGAAAGGGGGAAAGCGATTAAATGAACCGAAAAATAATGACAATTGATGAACTATATTCATCCTGTTTAAAAGAAAATTTTGTTAAATTCGACAGTAATGATTCTGGAAAAGAATTATTGGTTCAAATGCTTGGCAGTTTTTCGAAATCAGACGATGATCAAGATAAACTCACAGAGGGTATGACACCTTTTGTAAGCAAAGCGTTTCATGATCATGTGAACCTAAATAAGTCTCAAATCAAAACAAAAACATTTAAAGATAATGTTCCGTCGTCTCATCTTCGTCCAATTTTAGCAAATATAAAAAAAGATGAAGAAACAGGAGAACTTGATTTTGGTTCTCATGATTTTCATATTGAAAAAATCACTGAATCAGATGAAAACGGCAATGTAATCGAAAAAGATAAAGTAGTTTATGATGAGCGTCCTATTGGGGTTATTGATGGTTCAAAGACTACAATTGAATATGATAAGGATGCAAAAGTAAACCGCGCAGTATTACATGGATTTTTATACAACGAATACTGTCAAGATGCTATTGATATTTTAAATAGACGTGGCACAGTAGATTGTTCTGTAGAACTTGCTATTCGATCAATGAGTTTTGATACCGTTTCAAAAACACTTGTATTGGACGATTTTTATGTATCTGGTCTGACACTTCTTTCAGCTAATACAAAACCAGGAATGGCCGGTTCAAACTTTAAAATTGAAGATTTTAGTGTCGATGAAGGTTGTGCGAAATTTGACAAAGATGAAAAAATCATTGAATTACTGGAAAACATGAATAAACTACTTGCTAATTTCAGTGATGATAAAAACAATCAGAAAGGAGGAACTACAGAAAAAATGTTTGAAGAACTTTTAAAGAAATATAATAAAACAGTTAAAGATATTACTTTCGAATATGAAAACTTATCTGATGAAGAATTAGAAGCAAAATTTGCGGAAATGTTTGAAAATAACAACACAGGAACTGGCGATGGTAATAATGGTGGCAATTCCGATCCAAAAGGAAATCCTAACGGTGAAGGACAGACATTTGAAAAAATGACTCGTACATATGAGATTTCTCATGAAGATATTCGTTATGCGTTGTATCAGCTATTATCTACTTACGAAGACTCCGACAATGACTGGTATTTTATTAATGCTGTGTACGATGATCATTTCACATATGAAAATTGGAATGGGGACAAAATCTTCGGTCAGAAATACACTAAAGACGGCGATAATGTAGCTTTTGATGGTGAAAGATATAATCTTCATAGAGAGCTTTTAACCGATTCAGAATTCGCAGAATTACAGTCTATGCGTTCTAATTATGCAGCCCTTAAGGAATTCAAAGAAACTGCTGAAAAGAATGAACTTCACAATCAACGCGAAGCAATTCTTTCAGATGAAAAGTATTCCGTATTAGCTGAGAATGAAGCATTTTCAGAATTAAAGAACAATATGGACAACTACTCTCTCACTGATCTCGAAAAAGAGGCAAAAGTTATTTTTGCTGATTATGTAGCATCTGTTGGAGAATTTTCTGCAAAGGAAAATAAAGCAAGCGGTATTAAGATGTTTGGAAACATGAATAGTAAATCAAAGCCAAAAAAGAGATATGGCTCTCTCTTTGATATCTAAAAATATTTTATTAATTATTGGACGCATTAAGCGTTCTTTTTTTTTGTTTTAAAAAGGAGGAAAATACATGGCTATCAAATACAGCGTAGACAAGCATACGGTGTGCAAACTGGGTGGTTTACTTGCTCAGAAGTATGGTGAATATAACGTGTCTTTAAAAATTACAGAGGACACAGACAACGGAAGAATTGTAAAGGTTGGAAAGATGGATTCTCTTGATCTTTACACAACAGAGGTAGCTACTACTATTGGTGCTTATATTTTTGATCAGGCGGCTGATGGTACATGGCTTGTAGTTGTTACGTCTGTACCGGATGATCTTACGGCTCTTATCTATCAGAAACCATTAATTAATGAAGAGTCTCCGAGAAAATTAACATCTATTGCTAATTTCTACAACGATCCAGAAGACGGTGCGGTTCGTGGATACATTCTACACGCATTAGATCGTTTTTATCTTTCCGATGATGGTTTTAGCGGAACACCTAAAAAGGGTGCAACTATTGAAGCTATTGAAAACGGAAAGCTTAAAATCACAGCGTAATTGAAAGGAGTGAATGGTACAATGATTAGATTTTCTACAGAACATTTAAGAACTGTTTTTGCAGACGAAGATAAATATAAGAATTTTAAGAAGCTCACATATGATCTCAACCATGGAAACGACATCTATGAATATGATAAAGAAGGCAATCAGCGTAAAATTTCTAAGAAGGAAGCTAACAAAGCCGTTAGAAAAATTTTTATGGAGGTATGTGATCTTACAGAAGAGGATCTTAAGTCCGCAAAGACTCGTAAGAGAGCATTAAAGAAACACGCACCAGAAATATTCGAGCTTACCGAGTCAGATATTGACTTTAAGGTAGAGACTGGCTTCCGCGAGAATGAATGGTTCAAAAATTATGTCGATATGAGAAACATCGCTCTCGGAGACGACGAAGAATATTGGACAAAAGACAAGATTATGTTTGTTGTTGCTGAAATCAGTGGCGATCATCATAACATGACATACCAGCACTTAAATGAGGGTACATGCACTAAACTTCATACTCGCAAGTATGGTATGAAAGTCGGTTCTGATATTGATCTTATTCTCCTTGGCAGAGTAGATTTTACCGAATTTACCGATAAGATTGCAGAAGCGTTTGTATATAAGGTTATGGAACTGTGCTTTGCCGGTGTATTTGATGCAGCAGACAAGCTTCCAAACAAGTCTCAGTTTAAGAAGACTGGTGCGCTGAGTGCTGATACAAAAGAACAGTTTGATACTCTTCTTGAGGACGTTGGTATGGCAAATGGTGCAGAAGTTGTAATTATGGGAACCAAAACTGCTCTTAAAAAGCTCAACGCTCTTTGTGAGGTTGATTGGAGAAGTGATTCTCAGAAGGAATCTGTTGCCAACACTGGTAGACTTGGTTTTTATGAAGGCACAGAACTTATCGAGATTCCACAGCGTTTTGCTCTTAACGACGTAACAAAGAAACTTATTCCAAATGACAAGCTTCTTATCTTTGCGAAAAACCAGGAGCAGTTCGTATGGTTTACAGATAAAGGTGAAACTGAAATTATTGAAGACGGTCAGCAGAAGGGTGATCTTTCCGATGACTTCCAGACATATGAAGTACAGAGAGAGTTTGGTACGGCTGTAATGTTGCCTCGGTTTTTCGGCTTCTGGAGCTTTACTTAATATTAGACCACTTTATTCTCCTCGTGTATTAATTTACACGAGGAGATTTTTGATTAAAAGGAGGATTGTCAATAATGGCTTATACTAAAAAAAGTGTAGTGAAAACAGATGCAGAATCTGTCACAACTACACCAACCGAACTTAAAACAGAAAAAAAGAAATTTCAGCCAGAGGAAACCATTGAATGTTTATCTATTACTCCAGGTGAAATGTTTGTAAAAGGCGCAAAGAGCCAGATTTTATATACCTTTGCTGATATGGATGATATCGTCGAAATTGAATTCCGTGATCTTGATTATGCAGCGCGAAGCAAGGATGCGATGATGTATAAACCACGTTATATTGTTCAGAATGCAGATTTCCTTGCACTTCATCCGGAACTCGATGAAGTTTATTCCACTCTTCATACTTCTGCTGATTTAAAGAGTATTATCAAGATGACACCAGCACAGATAAAAAAAGTTATTCCCACTCTTCCACTTGGGGCGCAAGATGCTCTTAAGACAATTGCAGCTACAATGGTAGATGAAGGAACACTGGACTCCGTAAATAGACTTAAAGTATTAGATGAGCTTTTTGGAACCGAACTACTTTTAAAGGTTAATTAATAAGGAGGTGCTCTATGACACTCTCCTATGAAAAAATATTTTCTGCAGCATGTGGGTTATATACCGATCCAAAAGAGTTATCTTTATCTCTTGATGATTTGACTGAAATTTACACAGAACGTCTCAACCGCGTTGTGGGTGATGCTCGTGTTGAAAATATGTTTTCTATACTTGAAATGGATGATGAAGTTCAGAGAATGGAATTCGTTTTAAATCATCCTGTAAGCGACGGTGCAGATATACGATTTGTCGTAAGATTACTTTCTCTTGGTATGGAGATTGAATGGTTACAGCCGCAGGTTGATTCTATCTTATATTCAGCTCCATTTATTGGGTCTACTCAGGAAAAGAAAATTTTAGACGGACATTCTAATATGATTAATCGTCTGAATAGTCTTAAACTACAGTTTAACAAAATGATTCGAGATCATGGATATGTCCATAACTCCTATCTTGAGCAGGAGGGCTGATTATGGATTATCTATATGGTAAGTTTGCAGACCATCAGATTGATGTTGCTGTATCAATTATGCATGGAGAAATCCATAAATTGCTACTTTATAAGGATAAAAATACCGAAGATACCATCTTTGAAGACAATGAAGATTTTTTTAAATATTTTAAAAATCTGCTTGTGCGGTATGGCGCTTTAAATACCATTATGGGCGAACCGGAACAAATGGTAGCCTTTATGTCTACGCTTGAGGCCGCTTATGAAGAGGTTTTAAAGCCTAAAAATGAATATAGGTTTTGGAGATTTAGGAAGCTGATTCTTGATGCACACGGTTATCTTAAAATGATGTTCGAGGAGGTGGACAGGAATGCCGAGCCTATCAACTTCTAAACGAGTATCTACAGTAATCACGAACGGTGCAAAAACGCTTGGACAAATCCACAAAGAAAATGCTGACTGGGCGATGGAATATACATGGGACACAGACCCACAGAGTAAAGTTTGTTATGTCTATGATTATTTTCATGATGATCAGCCTCGTCTTAAAGATCATATGACATATGAAAAAACTACAAAAACTCGTATTGATGCCAAGTTTATTGTAAAGTCACATCAGTCAATTGATAAGGATCAGGTTGAATACTACCTGCAATTTAAGCCATCGCAACCGGTTGAGTTTGGTCCAAATGATGAATTATATTATTTTGAGACAGAATACCGACAGCACTACGGGGTAGAATTTCCGATAGGAATGTGGTGCGATATTCCTGACGACAAAGGGGTATATCGGAAGTGGCTTATATGTTCTTCTGAGCCAGCTAACCAATTTCCAAAATATTTGATTCTTCCATGTAATTATAATTTAATGTGGGTAGAAAAGAATAAGGATCAGAGAATTAAAAGAAATATGTGGGCGGTTTTACGTCAGCAGAATTCGTATAATTCTGGTCTCTGGAGAGACTATTATTTTCAGACTCAGCAGAATCAGCAAAAATGCTGGTTGCCACTCAATCCAATTTCCGAAAAAATTTGGTACACGACTGATGATAACAAGAATATGCGAGTGCTTCTTGGTGCTCTAACCGAACATCCTGTGGCATGGGTTATCTCCAAATGCGAAAACGCTGCTCCTATTGGAATTCAAAAGCTTACGTTGTATCAGGATACATTTGATCAAACAAGAGATCTGATTGAAAAAGATTCTAAGGGGAATGTCATTGGAATGTATGCTGATTGGTATGATTCTTCTATTGAACCAATTGAGCAACCAAGAATTGATATTCCGACACAAGAAATATATGCAAAAATTTCTGCAAGTACAGCAAAACTGAAAGTCGGAAGTCCATCTTACAAAATGCTTACAGTAAATATTTTTGACAAATCCAATTTGAATATTTCAAAAAATTATTCTACTGCTGTATTTAAATGGACATGTTGTGTTGATGATGAGGATATGACTGATAAAGTAACATGGTTGAAAAATACATCGGACTACAATCAGATAAAGGTTAAGTTCCCAGCAGAAAAAACCTATCTTACTAAGACATTTACAGTAAAGTGTACAATAACTATGGACACAGAGATTGTTAGCTCCATGGCTGATTTCGAACTTTATTAGGAGGCGAGTTATGACTGAACTCATTACAAAGAAAGATCTTCTTAAAAAGCTTGGAGTATATTCGCTCACCCCCGACGATGAAGGAATTCAGTATAAGGCAAAAATCAAAAAAACATTTATGGGGTGTCCTGAGTTATTATACGCATTAAATAATAAAAAGTTTGAGTCCGAATTATTCACGGATAATGGCGATATAAATTGGGACCCACAGACTCATGAACCACATGGCGAATGGGAATTATATTTTGGCGACAATTCTAATATTCGACCATTTTTGTATTTTCCAGAAACTCAGGATTTGGTTATGAACTATCTTTGCTATCAAGTTAATTTTGATGAACTTGCGAGATATAATGATAGGCTAAAGTATACACAAATCACTTTTACAATTTTCGTGAACGGCAAGAATGCAATTGATAAAGAAACAGATATTCCACGTCATGATTTAATTGCTTCTATCATTCGAGAACGATTCAATTGGTCTAATATTTTTGGGATGCAAACACATATCATTTCTTCTAAGGAATCTCTTACTGATAATAATTTTATTACTAAAACCCTCGTCTTCCAGCTTGTTGATACAAATGGTCTGGTTAATACTCCGCATGGAGGAAAGCCGTCTATGAATAACTATCAGTTAAGAAGGTGATTCAATGAATTCTTCCGAAACATTAGATAAACTTCAAGCGGCAGTTATTCAGGAACAAGTTTCAAAAAATTCCTCAAAAGAAGACAAATATCATTTTGACGAGCTAAAGCTATTCTTCGGCGAGGATTATTTTGTCCACGGCATCAAAATATGTCAGCCAACAATCGGTGACATTATTGATATTGGTGAATCCAGGATCTATTCCGCACTTTCTCCCTTTACGAATAATTCTACATCCATTCGACTTTCTCTCTGGAATATGGGTATAAAAAACTGGTGCAGAGTAAAAGACATTGAAGTCTTTGGACTGCTGTCCAATATACCCACTACTGATTTTTCTCCATTAAAAATTGTTTTCCCTGATACGAATATAACAGAATATAAGTTAATTTCATACGCAGGGGACGATGGCGAGAAAACCTTTGGACTTTTTAATAAAAGGACTAAGGATCTGATCGCAGAGAACGAATATATGGAAATTGCAGAGTACATACGAACGTTCATGAATATGCATCCAAAAGTGGAAAAGGCGAAAGGGAAGACGGTTAGGGCTTGGATGATTCAAGAGGATCAGATGAAACTTGCCGCAGAAGATCCCAACAAACAATATAAATCCAGTTTGCTACCGGTGATTTCAGCGATGATAAATCATCCTGGCTTCAAATATAGATTGGACGAATTAAGGCAAGTAAAAATATATCAGTTCTATGATGCGGTGAAACGTGTCCAAATTTATGAACAAACTCGTGCTTTATTGTCTGGAAGTTATTCCGGATTCTGCGACACGAGCAAGATCGACAAAGAACTGTTTAACTTCATGAGAAGTGAATAGAAAACAAAAACTTAGAGCGGCGTAATGCCGTTCTTTTTATTTAAATAAACCAATAAGGAGGACTTAAAATGGCATTTAAGTTAGGTGACGTTATCGTCGATAGACTACAGTTTGGCTATGGTGCTACATCTAAAGGCAAGCCACTTTACGCTTTAACACAACTCTCAGAAGCATCCATTGAGATTACAGCTGATTCTACAGATATCACAGATAAGGACGGTAATCTCGTATATAGAAAGTATTCTGGTAAGCAGGGTACTGTTACTGCAACAAACGCATTCTTAAATCTTGCAGTACTTGAGGCAATTTCCGCTACTGATGCTGAGATTGCAACAGCTGAAAAAGGTATTATTATGCCAATTTTTACAACTGTCGAAGCTGGAAAAACACTCGACATTGAGGATTATGTAGAAGGATCCGTTGTTGTAAATGCACTCTCAGTAAAGGGATCTATGGGTAAGGAGTATACTCTTGGCACAAGTGAATCCGTAAGTGAATTTAAGATTGACAAGGAGTCTCATACTCTTACTCCTCCGACAGATACAGAAGAAGTTCAGTATATCGTTAGATATAACAAGACTGTAAAGAGCGGTGCAAAGATTACTATTTCCGGCAATAAGTATCCGAAGGCACACGAGTTATTCTTCAAGGCAATTGTTGTTGACAAGTGTGATACAGAAAACTACAAGGCTGCAGTTATTCATATTCCGTCCTTCATGCCAAGTCCAGAAGTTACTATTGCCCTTCAGGGTGGTGACTCTCAGACAATGGATTACACAGGTGCGATCCTTACAGATACATGCTCTGTTAATCAGACTATGGTTGAGATCTATTACATCGACGAAGAGGAAGACGTTTAATAGAACGATTTTGGCCGTGGGATGAAAAATCGTCCCACGGTTATTTTAGGAGGTCCAATTGAAAGATTATAGAACCTGTGTAGTATGTAGAAAGCAGTATTCTTTTTGTCCGAAATGTGGAAAAGATAAGAACAAGCCATTATGGTTATTCACTTTTTGCTCTGAAGAGTGTAAAAACATTTATGAAACAATGTCCTTATATGAGAATAATGAGATTTCTGCGAATGATGCGAAAGATAAACTTGATAAATTAAAGCTTGATGATGAATCCTTAGTAGGCAGCTACAGAGAAACATTCAAGAAAATTAAATCATCTCTTGAAAAAGAAGAGATGAAAAAAGAGAATAATGTTGAGCCCGACAATTTATCGGATTCTAAGAAAATTAAAGCTTTTAGAGTTTCCAAAAAGGAACTTAACGATGTTGAACAGTGATTTTTTAATTCCAAATATTTAGGGAATATAACATTACTGTTTGATGTTGTATTCCCTATTTTTTACGACGGAAAGGATTGAGTGGATTATTGATTGAAACTAATTTAAAATCTCGAAATTATGATTATCACGAGGTTGTAAGAATAGTTAATCCTAAACAATACTTGTTATACATAAAAAATGGTGTGTTTCCAATTGACTTGTATGCAAGTGTTGATGAAGAGACAAATAATATTATTTTGGCAATGATTTTTCTAAAGGCTGACACTGCTGAGGTTTATAAAAAGTGGTGTAGTTATGATTTGAAATAGAGGTAAATATTTATGGATTTTTTACAGAATTATATGATGCCGGTAGTAGTTGGCATTTGCTTATGTGTAGGTTTTGTTTTAAAGAAATGGGTAAAGGATGTAGATAATAAATATATTCCGACCATTTGTGCTTTACTTGGCGTTATTATTGCAGCTTGGATCCAGGGATGGATGCTTACTCCGGAGGTTGTGCTGTCTGGTCTCATTTCTGGTTTGGCAAGCACAGGTCTTCATCAGGTATTTAAACAGTATCTTGAAAAGGATTCTGCTACAACGATTACTGAAGATAAGATGGAAAAGAGTGAGTAAGTGCAGAAACGTTCTAAATACCATGTAGATATTTCTGAAAAAGGAAAGGAAAAACGTACATACAAGGGTATTCTTTATGATTCTCTTACTGAAATGCAGTTTGTTAAAGAATTTATTGAACCACGTCTCGAAAGTGGAGAAATAAAATCATATGAGCGTCAGGTAGAATATATTTTGCAGGATAAATTTAAATATAACGATAAAACAATTCTACCAATTAAGTATCGATCAGACTTTAATGTAGTCTGGGCAGACGATACTTTACAGGTCTTCGACGTAAAGGGAAATCCTGACCAAATGAGTTTATTGAAGCGAAAACTGGTATGGGCAAAATATCCTGAAATCAATCTTACATTTATTTGTCGTAATCTTAAATATGGTGGTTGGATTGAATACGATACGTTAAAAAAACTTCGTAAAGAAGATAAAAAGAAAAAGGAGCAAAAGGATTAATGGAAAAAGTTGGAATTAAAGCGTTTGTAGAAAGATACGAAAACTGTGCAACAGAAAAAACAAAGAAAGATTGTTTAAAGGATTATCTTGAAGTAAAAAAATATATTCCTTTTAATTTAAAAGTAGCACTGGCGGAACGTCTTGTAAGTGTTACATGCTTTGAAACTATCGAGAAGAAAGATCTTGATGGAAAATCGATTAGAGAGAAAACCGGTAGAATTAAAAACGATTCTGTTGGAAGAACACTCCTCTTCTATCGCATTGTTGTGGAACAGTATACGAATCTAACTGTAGAGACCGCAGGATTTTATGAGGAATATGATATACTCAGATCTTCTGGAATTCTCGAATATATTCTTGCATCAATTCCAGAAGATGAACGCGCGGAATTTTCTCGTATCGTCGATATGAAAGTATCTGATACACTCTCCTATTATGATTCCCCACAGAAATTTGTAAGTGATCAGGTGGAACGTTTCGGAACTCTCATCGGAGTAACACTGAATCCATTTCTTGAAAAACTTGCAGATCAGCTTGGAGAACTGGATGAAGAGCATATTGATAAGCTTGCGAAAATTGTGGCTGCCGGTGCTAAATTAAAGATTCTAAAGTAATATAAAATTCGAGTTTCAAGCGGGAAATAAAATGGGCGTCGTACTTGGCTTAGCACGAACACCCATTTTATATCTTTCATAATTCTTCCCTCTCGCGCCATTAGTCCTTAAAAAAGGAACAATGGATGTTAAAACCACTGAATAAACCAAACTTCACATCTAAGTCTTTCATACGATGGCGTCGTACATAAAGACAAATTGGAAGACCGGTCATCAGTAGCACAATGACGATGAATGTGTGGGTCGTCATATGTAGCTCCTTTCTGACACGAGGGTCGATGGACCTTCAATGGTGTGCTATGCGTATATAGCAGCACCATATTCACTCCCGTGATCCCCACGGGTCCAAGTGCATAGGGCGGAAGACTGAACAATATTATTATACACTTAAAATGTAGAAAATTGCAACCTCTCATGCGGTCAAATGTATGAGGGGTATTTTTATGAAGAAAATCAGGAGGTTATTTATGGCACTTAGTAAAGAAGCGCAAAAAAGATTGAAGCAGCTTGGAAAGGCAAAAGCGAATAGTCTGGCAAAAGAAGCTTCACAGAAATTAACAGATTTCACAGAACGACTTGTGGATTGGTATTATTCAGATCCAATCAAATTTGACTATCGCTGGCATTACAAAAGAACCTATAACCTCTATGGTGGATACGAAAAATATCTGAAAAATGGTTCTGTTTATTTTGGTGGTGTAAAGATTCCAGGACCTATGGAAAGCTATCCTGGTATAAATGGAACTCCGATTACTCCGTGGGGATTTATGAGTACGTACATCTACAATCCTGCAGGTACATGGCATGGTGGAGATTACCATGGTGGGCTTGGAGAACCGGCAAGTTTTTCTTTTTATAACGAGTTACACAAATACCATGATGATCTAAAAAACGAGTATCGGAAAAAACTATCTGTTTGAGCGAAAGGACGTGAAAAATAAATGGCAAATAATTCAGATATTATTAAAATTGGGTTCGACTATGAATCCGGTTTAGCTGAGTTTATAAAGAATTATAACGGTACTATGGACCAAGTTCAGAAAAATGCCGATGGAAATAGAATTGAGATTCAGTTTGATGTTTCAGATAAAGATGTGATTAAGAAAATTTCCGCTATTCAAGGGGATTTTAAGAATGTAAAAATTGAGCTAAATGGAAAAGAATTAACTCAGCAACTTTCTTCTATTGAAGCAATTAAAGATGTCCTAATTAGTATCATCAAAATGGTCAACGATGGTACAAAAATCGACTCTATTTTAAACCTTGATAAAACATTTTCTCAAGTTGATGATTTAAAAAAACAAATTTCAGATCTTAAATCAAGTATGGAGAAAATGCATACAGATAATGATATTGCCGAAGCCTGGGATGAGGGCTTTCGTGTAGGTGGTAAAGAGCTTGAACATTTTAGAGAATCTGCGCTTGCGAGCACTGATGTAATTTTTAAGCTTAGGAAAGAACTCGAAAACCTACAAACTGAAAATCTACAGCTTACTGGTAGCAACGATTATTTTAAAGGTATTACAGATAGATTATCTCAATCTCTTGAAGAATCAGAATCTAAGATTGTAGAGTTGCAGAAACGATTAGAGGTGCTGTCAAAAGCTGGTCCTGAAACGAATATTTCAACGCAAAAAAATACCACTCCTGACACCACAGGAGCCTCTGCTGAGGATTCTAAGATTTCTATTGAAGGAGAAGCGGACAAGTTAAAAGAAACCGCCCAAAATGCTACTGAAGCCGCAAACGCGAAGCTGGAATTCGTTGATGCAAACAAAAAGGTAAAGGATAGTGCAAAAGATTCTGCAGATGCAGTTCAGAGCGAATCAGATTCTTTTAAGAATGTCAATACCGATCCTTATTCTACTTATGTTCAGAATGTATATAAGGCGTGGCAGCAAGCGGATAAAATCAATGATGCCCTATCAGAAACACAGCAGAAATTTCAAAGCATAGAAAATACATTTGGAAAGTCTACTACCGGCGGAAGTCGGTTCGAAGAATTATTCCCTGATGTGACGGCGCAAATAAAAACGCTTGATAATGAATTAACTCAAGGTAATCGTACTTTAAAAAGTTATGCCAGCGCGATAGACAAACTGCTGGTTAAGAATCCAGAGAGTTTTCTTAAAAACTCAGAATCTGCAATTCAGAAAGCTGAAAAAAGTCTCAATAATCTCACGGTTCCATCCAATTTAACTTCTGAATTTTCCAATGTTAAAACTGAAGTTGAAAGTCTGAACGAACAGCTCAGAAATAACAAGATTAGCATTTCTGACTATAAACAGTCTGTAAGCGAAAAAATAAGCGATTTTGGCAGCACTATTAAAGAACAGAAAACCGCTCTTGAAAAGACACTTTCAGAAATGAACACGCTAATCGGAAAAGTTGATTATAATGTCAAAACCGGTAAGCCAGTAGATGGTATGCGTTCTTCTGATTATTCTACAATGATGGATAAATACAAAGCAGAATTAGAGGAACTTCGTACCCTTCAGGCGACAGTAAGCAAACAGGATTATGTTTCTACCGCACAGTTAAAACAGTTTGATGATCTCAGGAAGAAGCTCAAAGATTCCGAAACTTCCTTTAAAACACTGTCGGCTGCAGAAAAAGGATCTGATAGTCTTTCTCGTGCGAAACTGTATAGCAAAATTGGAGAATATCTTCAGAAAAACTCCGGAATGGCAAAAGAGTTCAAGACGCAGTTAAAATCCTTACAGAAACAGTTGGAAAATGATGGCCCAAATGCAAACGTAAAGAATCTTACTGATCAGTTTATTCGCTTACAGTCCCAGATCCGAGAAGCTGGGCAAGAAGGACGGAGCTTTTTGGATGTTCTTAAGGATAAGGCATTCTATGGTTTTGTCGGTCAGCTCGGTACATATTTTGGTTTCAATGATTTTGTGAGATACATTGGTGAAGGTGTAAACACTGTACGTGAATTAGATACTGCCATGACTGAAATGCGTAAGGTATCTGATGAGTCAGTAACATCTTTAAAGAATTTCCAAAAGGAAAGTTTTAATATTGCGAATGCTGTTGGAACGACTGCTCTTCAAATACAAAATTCCACCGCCGATTGGATGCGATTAGGTCTGGGGATTGAGGACGCAAAAGGAGGCTGCGAAGGACGCAAATATTCTTTTAAATGTATCTGAGTTTGATAATATTGAAGACGCCACAAAATCACTTGTATCCATGTCTCAAGCTTATAAAGATCTGGATAAATTAACCATCGTTGATAAGCTTAATGAGGTAGGTAACAATTATGCAATTTCGACTGATGAGTTAGCGTCTGCCCTTCAAAGATCTTCGGCTACCCTTTCTCTTATGGGTAACACAATCGATGAAGCTGCAGCTCTTGTGACCACAGCGAATGCAACGATTCAGGACGCAGATAGTGTCGCGGCCGGTCTCCGCACGATCTCTCTTAGATTGGTTGGTACATCAGAAGCCGAAGAAGAATTATCTGCAATGAATGAGGAAGTTGATGCTTTTGTAAAAGCAACCAATTCCAAGAAACAACAAATCATTAAAGATTACACCGCAGTTGCATCGAACCAGTACAAAGGGTTTGACATCCTTGATGATAACGGAAATTATAAAAATACCTATGAAATTCTTTTAGGAATTGCAAAAGTATATAAAGAGATCCAAGAGCAAGACAAAAAACTTGGCACAAACCATGCTATGGCTTTAATCGAAGAGCTTGCCGGTAAGAACCGTTCGAATATCGCATCGGCGATTTTGCAGGATCCCAAACAGCTTGAAGAAGTTTTAAAATCATCCCAGGAAGCAAATGGATCAGCTCTTGAAGAACTTAACAAACAACTCGAAAGTGTCGATGGTCGTATTCAGAAACTTCAGAATAGAATGCAAGAGTTCTGGGCAACTGTAATCGACACCGACACAGTTAAAACTGGAATTTCGTTATTAACAGATCTTGTTTCCGGTGCTACTGCTCTTGTAGATAAACTCGGTACTCTTCCAACAGCACTTGGCGCTCTTGGAGCCGCATTAAGCGTTAAAAACGTTGGTGGGCGTAAAATGTTTCGCCTCTTGAATATGCCAACAGCATAGATGTTCTATTGGATACAATAGTTTAAACTATGCCAGCCGTGAGATACACGGTGGTAAATAAATAACAGAGACAATAAGCGGGAATGAAGTACAACGGCTGCGTAATGGCAGCGTATCACTACTCTCCTATTGTGGCGACGCAATCAGGATCGTAAAAACGTGACGCTCGACGAATCCGCTGGGATAGATCTCTATGAGATAAGCCCTCACAGTAGCGACAACTCTCACACTGAATTATATGAAACGATGTTCAGTGAATATGCGCTCGGTACTGCTCGTTTTGCCGCGAGTAAAAATAATGGCGGGGTTTCTGCATACCGTCAGTTTGAAGAAATGCAGAAAAATACAATTCGTCCCAATTTACGATGCAATGGCACAAAAGAAAAGGAGACCACCTGATCGGACAGGCAGCCTCCTCGTTTGAGATTAAAAGGAATTGCATAATGTTAAAAGAGTAAATTATTCTTTGTGCTCGGATTTTTTAAAGAATTTTCCAACCAGGTTCAATTTTCCTGCAAGCAGGTCAACATCAAGTCTAAAAGACTCTACACCGGACGAGAAAATTCCATGGACTATATAGAAGCAAAGTACTAATAGTCCTAAAATAATAATCGTTGAGTTCTCCATTTTTCACCTCCCTCTCTGCACGTAGTACATAGAAGGGAAATTATTATACAGAGAACCCGTAGATGTGTTTCTAACACAAAGATTTGTCCTTTCTTTTGTATTTATGCCTTTCTTTTCGCGCAATGCGCTCCCACAGGCGCTTTTGCCCAGCATATTATCGTGGAACACAAACCGCAATGTGGTCATACGGCTATAGTATGCTTGCTGTCATTGTATCATAAATTGGGATGAATTACTACAAAATGGATTGTTTTTCGATCTTCATTTTTCGTAGATTTTTAAATCTTCTCTTGACAAAACATTCTCAGTAATATACAGTGATTATATAAAATCTATTATTTGGAAAGGATGATATATTATGCCAAGAGGAAGAAAGAAAAAAGAAGATATTACATTAGAACAGCAGCTTGAAAATATTGCTACTGAAATTGCAAATAAAGAAGCCGAATTAAAAGAATTAAAGGCAAAACAGAAGGAATTAAAGAAACAGGCTGAACAAGAAGAAATGCAGAAATTGCTTGTAACTGTTAAAGAGAGCGGTCTTTCTATCCAGGAAGCAATCGAACTGTTTAACTCAAAGAAAACAGAAGAAAATAACGCATAGTAATTATAAAGGAGTCGGGAACGACTCCTTTTTCTATATCCACTTCTCTCCTATTTACCAGAAATTACCAGACCAATATTGTCTATAAAATGGTATGATATGGACAAGGAGGTGAATATATGGGAGAACTGGATGACAAGTTTTTTAAAGTGATCTGCGAAGAAGTAGATGTATTTGGAAAACAAATTCATGTGGATCAGAACTTTGGAACGATTGAAGAGGTTCACAAGTTCGTAAAAGAACGGTTACATAAATACCCAAATGGTAAATGGGAACTATATGTAATTGAAAAGTATTTGATCAAGTGACGTAGCGGCTACCCTTATGGGCGGTCGTTTTTATATTTGCATGAATATATTCAGAGAATATTATTTTAGAAGAATGGCATAAATGGGTCTAATAAGGGAACGTGTAACAAGTAGGCTTATATAAGACCTAAAGTTGGATATAAAGTGTATGCGATTGAAACCGGCTTTTATGCTATTCCCATTTACTCAGAAACAAAACGTAATAGTGGTGAAACTACGAAGTGCGTTGGCGGAACCGATAGTGGTAAAACTACGAAGCGGGGAGCTGTTGCTGAGATATATCGCGCTCCGCCGTATCACGGTGATCGAGCGCTTATGAGTTTTATATGCGAAAATATGTTCTGGTAGCATTCTTGTAATAACTGGTGTATAATAATATATAATACAAATGATTGGTGGATAAGATAATGGCACGTCCGATAGATAATAAATATGAAAATATGTTTAGATGGATGTCTAACAAATTAAAAATTCAAGATAGATTTATCAAAAACAATCAGAGAAATATTAAATATTCACGAGGCTCTATTTACGCATGTTACCTTGGAGAAAACATAGGACATGAAAAGAGTCGGCTTGAGGCAAGACCATGTATAATTGTTTCTAATAATCAGATAAATTTTAATGCAACAAACATAGTAGTTGTTCCGTTGACAAAAGAAGTAAAATATAAAAACAGTGCTACAAAGTCCGGGTTGAAATATGAATGGCATTATGTTTTAAAAAAGGCAAAATATTCTCAATTAAACTATGATTCGGCTGTGCAATGTGAAGACATTAGATGTGTATCGAAAGCCAGAATGGGAAAATATATTTGTAAAATTGACGATTCAGACATGAATGAAATAAAAAAACGTATAAAAAAGGCTTTACAAGTATAAAAATTTGTAATATAATAATGGTAACAAAAATATTTTATTTTACTCGTCTTCTATTTTTCTGATTGTACCTATAGGCAATCTTGTTCTTACAGTTATACTCAAAAAATAGATGCTCGCGAGTTCATGATTAATTTGCTTTGGGATGAATTATTCCACCATGATATTTATTTTTGTTATAAAAAAGAGACATTTTAATATGTCTCTTTTTTAGTTTGCAGAATTATTTAATTATGATCAAGTTCGACTCTATATTTTATATTACTCTCCTATTTTAGAATTTGCTTCCGCAATCCGCACACTTCCACTGTTTTCCAAGATCAGATGATGCAAAACCAAACAGTCCAGTAGAAAGCCAGCGATGTCCGGCACTGATTTTCTTCGTATTCGTTGAATGAAATATAATTGAATGAGGTACTATTATGAAAACATATATTAAAATTAAAGTAAATGAAATTAGCGAAATCAAAAAGTGTTATTGAAGAAATCAAAAAGCTTGCCCTAAACAAAACTCCCGAACTCAATGCTGAAATTAGCATCGAGTTAAAACAAGAAGGTGATTAAATGAACAAAACTTATAATCTCGATCATTGGATTTCTACATATGATTTTAACTACTATGTTTCAGAATTCCATCCATTATTTTTAAAGGTATTTGATACCATTGAAAAAAGTGGCATTGATATTGAAGACGATGAATATCTTAAAGACTTTTTTCAGTATTGCTATCATGTCGTTAAAAACCCACAATGCCTGATCCGTACACCATGGAATAGCTTTAAAGAATTTGTAGAGGAAACTAAAAAGCTTCCTCTACATGATGATACTAATGATTCTGAATAAATTCCATTCCAAGAGGTGTGATCTCACCTATTGAACTTGCAGCACATTTAATGGTGGATCCGGAATACTTAAACTCAATCTGTGCCAATCCCATATTTTTGCATTGAATAAGATTGTATGCGACCTCTTCGAGAGAGTATTTTTCTTTACTGAGAGAGTCTAAAAGCTCTGTGACGCCAGGTGTTCTTATGTCGATGTCATGATAACCATACTTCTCGACTTTAACAGATGTATTTTCATTGATATATACCAGAATATCCTTTATGCAATTATCGTTCTTTACCATGTTCTTATCCTCCTGTGTATTTTGTATAAATACATCATACCACTCGCACTGTTTCTTGTGCAGTCTGAACATTTGTTCTTTGATCAAAAATCACTCCCACAATCATTACAGTGCCACTGTTTGCCGATCTTGGAGCTACCTAACCCAAACAAACCAACAGAGAACAATCTTCTTCCAGTGGATATTTTTCTTACCTTTAATGATCCACAATATGGGCATTTCGGCAGTGGAATCTCTCCCTGCGGATTCTGTATCTGCGATCCAGCTTTAAGCGCCTGTTTGGGATCAGCTCCTGCCATGATCGCTCGACCAATAGCCTGTGATCGCTCATATTCTTCATTATTATGTTTCTGAATCGCGGGTCTGCGTTCAAATAGCTCTGGATCGAATTCTGAAGAAGTCTTAACACATTCTTCTGCAAGTGCCTCTTTTCCGTCACCGTCTCTCCAACGGAAGCCTTCTGTGTATTTGTCTGGAACTTTGTACATTTTTGAATTGCAAATGTCGCATGTGCATTCTGTACATCGAGCTAATTTATCAAGCACTCGACCGCATTTTTTACAATACCATAACTGATTTACCTTTGTCATTGTATCCCTCCATTTACTATTACCCAATCATATCATAAAAACGTTATTATAACAAGCTTTCAAACGGCTTAATAGTACAATATTCCAAGTAATTGATGACGGTATTAATGATAGTTGGACATCTAAATTTAATATTTTAGGCAAATCTATTGATGATATTAATTTTGCGCTTGAAACAACCATAAACGACATTGATAATTTAGATGGCAATACGAGTTTTTGGAATACCCTCTTCCCTTCAAAAGAACAAATTAGTTCTCAATTACGCTCAATTCCTGATCTGTTAGATAAGGACAAACTAAATGATTATCTTACAATAATTAAGGAAATTGATGCTGGAACTAATGCACAATATAAAACTTTCCAAGAATTTTATGATAGCCTTGATGAAGGTGAAAAATGGATTGCTGAATATGGCGAAGCAACAAGAGGTCAGATATATTCTATAGATGGTATCACGGAAGCAAACAAACGGGCTAATATTTCAGCTCAGTCTTATAATCACAGCCTTTACGAAACAACATTAAAAGCTAAAGCCACAAATGTTGCTCTTAAACTTTTAGCGACAGCAGCTAACATGGCTCTCTTTGCCCTTGCAGGATTCCTTGTTTCTAAATCCATTGAATGGTTTGACAACTATATTCACCGTGTAGAGCGAACAAAAGAAGCTCTCGAAGAATCTATTTCAGCTTATAAAAATGTCCAGAGCGAAATTGATAACTTGAATAAACAGTTAGAGGAAATCGATACTCAGATTGAATCTATAAATAGTCTTGGCGGCGCTCAAGTTTCCAAAGACGGCGAGTTAGAGAAACTTGAATCTCAGCGACAGGCGCTTGAAACCAATCTCGCGCTTAAGAAAGAAGAAGCTTATCTCGACGCAAAGAAAGCGGCAGACGATGCCTATGACTCATTTACTCAGACTGTGGATAATCCATATTCCAAACCGGTTGTTGTCGGTATGGATGACGGTGAAGCAATCACACGCAATCAGGTTACTTCTCAAGAACAGGCTGTTAAGGATGCTATTGCCGCATGGAACAGTTATGAAAAAGAATTACAGAATGTAAACGCTCAGATTATCCAAACAAAATCGGAAATGGATACGCTGGCTGATAATAGTGCGGAACGAAGCGTAAAAGAAAACGAGCTGAAATCTTTGGAAAGTCGCAAGGCATCTCTTGAAAACGACATGGATGATGCTCGTGAGTATGCAAATAAGAATATGCAGAATGCTCTTGAAGCAAAAAATGCATATGATATTCTTGACAAAAGCGGTCAAAAATTATCCAAGACTCAAAGTGATCAAAAGGATAGTATCGATGCTCTTTCTGGTATTTATGATAAGTTTGTCGATCACGTCCAAAATGTTAAGATTAAGACACCTGAAGTAGATACTTCCGCAACTGAGAAATCCTTGGAAAAAGTCAAACTTTTCTCAATCGAAGACGAAGAAACCAGTAAGGAAATTGATGACTTCCAGTCAAAAATGTCAACTCTTAAATCAGCGCTTCAAAATATTGAGGATTTGAAATTCTCCAATTCTGATCTTGTTGATCTTGAACAACAATTCCCTGAACTGACAAACGCAAGTGGTGATCTCAGTACGGCAATAAAGAAGCTTATTGATGAGTCCTTATCTTCTCTTGTCGTGAAGTTTAAAGAAGCTGGTGCATCGGACGATCTCTTAAACCTTCTTCAATCTATTGCAAACGAAGCACAGGGCATTGCATCTACGGATTGGATTGGAACTTTTGATGTATTCGATAGCGCTGACAGCAAGTTACAATCTTTAGCTGAAATGATTGTAGATCTTGGAAACAGTTACACTCTCACTGCTACCGAAGCAAGAAAATATGCAGAGATATTCCCAGATCTTCTTGCACAGGGACAGATTACTGCAAATGGTCTTATCCAATTTAATTCTGATGTGGTCAACGATTATGTGGCGGGACAACAGGCGACAGTTGCTGCTGATACTGACGCACAGATCACAAGATTAGAGAATGAGAAGTCTGTACTTGAGGCAAAAAAGGCAGCCGCCGAAGCTGCTATTGCGATTATCAATGGTCAAATCACCGGAGAAAACGAAGGAAGCCATAAAATTGCTGATATTCGTAAAAATCTCACACAATACTTAATCAATTTGGGTGTTGATGAACAAACTGCTAATGCAACAACAATGGAGTTAATGGCAGGTAATGTTTCCGAATATGATAGAGTTGTTTCAGAGGTGTCTACAAATGTAAATACCAATTTGTCAGGTTCAATTGAGAATGCTGGTTCTAATGTTGCTAACCAGGCTAATAATATGATCAACAATCTGTTTAAAATTGGCAAACAGGCGACAAATACCGCAAAGGCCGTTGCAAGTATCGGTAAAGAGCCTATTGAAGCTGTAAAAGAAGATGCTGCAGGTTCAATTTCTTCTGTATATAAATTTAAGACAGCTCAAGCTGATGCACAATTTGTAAAGCAGGATGGATTTGAATTAACCGTAGATGATCTTCCGGATATTGTTGGTGATTTGACTCTTAAAGTCGATGAATATGTTAAGGGTATTGATGCCATTGATTCTCAAATTGCGCTTCTTGAAGCAAAAGGAAATAAACCGTTCGCTGATTATTTAAAATCTGCAAAATCTGCAAAAGATGCCGCCTCAAAAGGAAGCAATGACAAATCCGAGAAAGACCCAACCACCTTTGACTGGATGGAACGCAAGCTCACTATCCTTGACAAACAGACTTCCACTCTCCAAGATAAGATCGACAACCTTGTAGGTTATAAAGCGAAGAACCAAGTAACCGATACGGTTCTTGATCTGTTAGGTGATAAGCTCACAACTCTTGAGAAGATGTCTGCCCGTTACCAGGAACAGCTTGATTCCATCGACTTGCCGGAAGAATGGATTGAGAAGATTCAGAGCGGTGCATATGATATCGACTCTCTTGATTCCGACAAAGATAAGAAGCTCATTAAGAAAATCCAAGACTACCAGACATGGTACGATAAGATTCAGGACTGTAAAGATAAAATTGATGAAACAACGAAGTCCATTAAGGAAATGAACCTTTCCAAGTTGGACAACATCATTGATCAATTCGACCAGACAAAGGATATCCTCTCACAGATCATCGACACAGAGAAAGATCTGCTTGACCTGCGTGAGCAACAGGGCGAGAAAATCAGTGCTAACGATTATATTTCTTTGGCGAATAAACAATATGAGGCTACTAAGCAAAATATTGAAGAGTACAATCGTCTCTCCGCCGAGATGTCAAAACTGAATCTGGAACGTGGTTCTGAGGAATGGAAGAAATACAACGATCAGCTTCAAGATCTCAAGGATAACATGATCGCCGCCGCTGATGCAGTTGAATCTTATAAGGATGCAATGACAGAACTTGTCTACAAAGATCTGGATGATTATAAGAGTAAACTGGATTCACTGAACGGCACAATCAGCACAATGAGCGGTTTGATTGGTGATACGAACCTTGTGGATGATAACGGTGAGCTTACTGACCGTGGACTTGCGCAGTTGGCATTATACGCACAACAGTTATCCAATGCAAAGCACGAAGCGGCTGAGTATGATAATGTGATTGATTCTCTAAATGATGCACTCCGCACAGGACTTATCACACAGGATGAATATAATTCCATGCTCTATGAGTACAAGTCCGCACAGGAGTCTGCTGTATCTTCTGTTAAGGATGCAAGAGATTCTATTCTATCACTTGTGAAAGATGGAATTCAAGCGGAAATCGATGCAAAGAAGGAACTCATTGATCAGACCAAAGCAGAGCTTGAAGCAGAAGAAGATCTCCACAATTACCAGGAATCCATCGCTGACAAACGGAGTAACATTGCGAAGCTTCAACGACAGATTGCCGCCTTATCTGGTTCTACTGATCGTAAGGATATGGCGCAGAAGTTAAAGCTTCAACAAGATCTTTATGATGCCCAGCAGGATTTGTATAAGACTCAGAGAGATCATGAATTTGATGAACGCAAGAAAGCTCTGGACGACGAGTATAACACTTTTGAAGAATCCAAGCAGAAAGAGATGGAAGAACTTGAAACCGATCTGGATAAACAGGAAGCTGCTATCAGTAAATATCTGGATAAGGTTAAAAAGGATCACTCTACTGCTTATGATGTTCTAAAGCAATACGGGGAGAATTATAATCTGACGGCAACCGATGATTTGACAGAACCGTGGGATTCTGCAAGTTCAGCAGCCGATACCTGTTCTGATGCAATTGGAAACGTCACTGCGAACATTCAGTATCAGATCAACAGCCTTGATTTCAGTTCTTTATATGAGCTTGTCAACCTGTTGAATACGATTAAGGGACTCGGCTATGGTGACGGTGATGCTACTAATTCCCAGTGGGAAGATATTTCCGGAACTGGCACATGGCATAAGAGTACTGCGAGTGGACGTTGGTGGTATGGGGCTGATGAAGACAACTATGCTTCTGATGGAATTTATACGATTGACGGCAAGCAGTACGGCTTCAACGGCAAGGGACAGATGGTAACCGGTTGGAGAAATGATATTGGAGAAGGTGGTGCATGGAAGTATTTCGAGCCGAGTAACGGTCAGATGGTACGTTCTGAATGGAGAAAATCCAAAGACGGAACATGGTACTACCTCGATCATAACGGTAACATGGCTACCGATATGGCTGTCAAAGCAAAGGACGGTAACGGTTACTATTATGTAGACAATGATGGTAAGTGGGATGGTACTACTCTTTCCAGTGAAGATGTAAATCGCCTCAAGTACAAGATCGGCTACAAGAATGGCACGAAGAACGCAACGCCGGGATATCATCCGGTATTCGAAGATGGCTCAGAAATCATCACACTGAAGGATGGCACGGTTCTATATCCATTCAAAGGTGGTGAAACTGTTCTGGATCATGAGAAGACGAAGAAGTTTATGAACTCGCTTAAAACTACAATGCCGAGATTCACGGACGGATTTAAGAACTCCACATTGGATAATGTCAAGGTAAAAGATGTCGTTCAAACGATCAACATTAATATGCCAATTGGCGGAGTGCTTGATGAAGCAGCAGCAAGAGTTCTGAGTAAGGAATTTCCAGGATATCTGGAAAAGAGCGGCAAGGTAATTTGCAATATGGTTGCGAAAGACATGACAAAATCTACACGTTGGTAATAATTAAGGGCGGTTTCTCGCCGCCCTTATAGTCGAAGAAAAGGAGTAAATGATATGGTATTAGAGAAATTTAATTTAAACAAACGCACGTCCAATAACGAAGAGTTTGAGAGACTTTTTGATTATTATAGAGATACAAGATCCGCACTATCTGATGAATTCGTTATACGTGAAGCATTAAAAATGTATTGCTCACTTCCGACAGACAAATTTGAGTTAAAAATTCGTCTTTTAGAATTGCTCAAAGATACAGAGTTTTAATTTTTCAGTTCGACTTGACCAGCGTCGTTAATACTAAAGTTCATTTCTGTGCAATTATAATTTTTAATGAACATTCTAACTTGTCCGTCGCATCCATCTTCATATTTCTTGCGACATGTTACAGTATATAAATTTGTGCATAGGAGAAAAGAATAAACGTGAGGATACGTTCCTCTTTCAGAATAATTATAATTGTATAAAATTATATAATCTAGTTTTTTATCCTCTGCTAATTGTACCATCTTACGAAATGAACCAAAATCTCTTGTAATCATAGTGATACCTCCCAATGTATTTTTATAAATACAATATTAGCACTGAGTATGGAAATTTTACAGTCTGAACATTTGTTCTGTAAATTCAAGGAGGAAAAGGAATGAGTTACTGTTTGTCTATAATAAAAAGAACTAAAGGAAAGATGTTTTGTAACAGGAACATTAGTTTTATTGATTTAATGTGCGTAACTGCCTCTGCATCTAAAATGGCATATGAGAAACTTATGGCAGAGCGAGGATGCTCCGAAGAAACAGCGCGAAAATTTGTTCTTGAAGAAATTAACAAGAGTTTTGATCTAATAGATTGAATAAAGAAGAGGCTGGGGTTAGATCCAGCCTCCGAGATTGTCGCTGTCAGTTATCTTAGAATTGAAGAATCAATAAGTAATAACATGAGGAGTTTGATCCTTGGCATCAAGATGAACAAGGTGGGAGTTAACTTTCTATTCTAACGAATAGGAAGTCTTCTCCAGTGTTCGGATACGTGTTCCCAGCGCTCACACCGGTAACGGTCGTATTCGTTCACATGCACAATATAAGGATATATGCACTTATACATACGCTCTCACCTGCCTTTCCGTCAGATAGTCGTACTCTTTCGGGATTGGCTGACAGCGATTGGATTTGATGGTGAGATGGCGTTTCGGGAGCGGAAACGCAACGCTCCCCATCTCACTTATTAAAGTATAGCACCATATTCCATTTTATGGAAGAAAAAAATAAAAAGACGAGCCTATTTTGTAGGTTCGTCTTTTCTTAATATTGGGAAAATGACTTGTTACACTATTATTATAGTTTTTGCATAAAAAAACTGTAAAGGCGAAATAGGTGTACATGAAAATATTTTTAGAAAGGAGGAAGCTATGTTTGAGAAATTTGTATATGATGGGACAATGTGTAGCGAGTATGGAATCATTTGTGCATATTTTGGCAAAGAAGGGTTGATAACTCCCGAAGCTCAAAAAACAGATTTGAAAACAGAACAAGCACTTCGCGGAAACACATTTAACATTATCTCTCAGGATTATTCTGAACCATTATCTTATACAATGCAAATCGTAAATAAGGACTTCTCTCCTATTACTTCTATTCAAGAACGAGCTTTAAAAAAATGGCTTTGTCAAAGGGGAAAATACAACTGGTTTTGTATTCTTAACGAGCGCTATGCAGATACATGGTTCCATGCAAATATAAGTAATCCTAAGATGGAATATTTTTATGGCAGTTATGGCATGGAACTTACGATCAATACCGATGCTCCATATGCTTATTCTGATCCGAGAACCGTAACGGCAAGCTTTAAAGCAGGCGAAATTCTCGAATCACTTTATGTAGATAATGACGAAGAAATGCCAATTTATCCGGTTTTGACAATTACTCCTGCAAGTGCCGGAACTATTACATTGAAAAATCTTTCTCTTCCAGAAAAAGATAATACTTTGATTATTAAAAACTGCACCGCAGGAGAAGTAATTACTTTAGACTGCAATATGCCATTAGCGATCTCGTCGAATCAAAATCATAACATTTACAATAGTTTTAATCTTTGGTGGCTATATCTTATTGATGGTTATAATCGTATAACTATAGATAAAGATTGTGTTGTAAAGTTAGAGTATCGTGAATATAGGAAGGTAGGGATTGTCTGATGGGAATGTTTTCTTATAATTATTATAAAAACCTTAAGCGCCCAGAAGTGTATCTCTCCTATCCTGATAAACGAAAAATTGGTCCTATACAAGTTCGTGAGTTGCAGACAGATATTATTGCTAATTCCTGTTGTACCGGAAGCTTTAAAATTTATAGTCATGAGAATAATGTGCCATTAGAATTTTATACTGATGTCGAAATTGGAAAGTACATACTCGTCTTAGGTGTAAATTGGTTTAGAATCAACGAGATTAATATTCAAAACGAGGACGCTGATAATGAATATAAGGAAGTCTCTTTTGAATCATTAGAATCCGAGCTATCACAAACTTATCTTACATCTTTTGGGTCCATGGGAACCGATGATGATGAACAAGGTGGACTTGATAGATACTGTCTTTATAGTCTAACTGATCAGGAACATTCTATCCTACATATCTTTCTCCAAACAAATCCAGGCTGGTCAATTTATTATGTCGATCCAGAAATCTCGAAAGAATATAGAAACTTCCAAGAAGACAGTGTATCATCATATTCTTTCTTGACTGATACTGTTTCTGATGTTTATGAATGTATTTTCATCTTTGATAGTTTTAATAAAACTGTATCAGCTTATAAACTTGAAAATCTTGGTAAGGACACTGGAATCACTCTGCAGTATAGGAACCTGATAAAGTCGATTAAAAAGTCTTCTTCCGAAGATGATGTTAAAACTGTATTGACTGTATGCGGGGGAAATGACGATAGAACAAATACTACTCTCGGTATTATTGAGGTAAACATTGGCGGATCTAATCAGATTTATGATTTTAGTCATTACTATCCGATGATGTCAAACGAGCTGAAAAATGCACTGATCGCATATAAGAAAAAATGTGCCGATAACGAAGCAGCTTATCAAGAAAAACTTTCCGGTTTAAAGGCAAAATACGAAGAACTTGGAACATTGCAAAACCATGTTCCTGATGATCACGATACGACAAATTGGACGCAATATGGTCTGGCAGAATTAAATGAAAAAGAAGCTATTTACAAGACGAATATGAAGCTTTATATGAATGATTCTGACCAAACATTATATTCCAAAAACCAGAAACTTCATGCTGCGGTTGAAACAGAAATCGGTGTTCGTAAATCGCAAATCACAGCTAAAGAAAACGAAATTAATGAATACATAAAGACCATTAATGCTTTAATTGTTAACCTTCGTGATTTTATTGGTGACAATTTGTATCAGCAACTTGGTCCATTTATTCGCGAAGATACTCTAACTGATGATTCTTTTATCGTTACCAACATAATGTCTGACGCAGAAGTGCTTGAGATGCAGAAAGCACTGCTCTCTCATGCCTACGAAGAATTGGCAAAAGTTTCATCTCCGCAATATACGCTTGACGTTGATCTTGTAAATTTTACGGTAAATTATGATTATAAGGCATTTACCGATCAGCTCGAAATGTTCAATATTGTCCACATTTCTATGGATGATCCTAATGAAGTTATGGATGTGCGACTACTTAAGCTTCATATCAATTGGGACGATCCAAGTGATTTTAGTGCGACTTTCAGCAATAAAGATACTCTTTCTGAAAAGTGGAATACTTTCCAGACGGTAAAAAAGCAAGCTGAAGATACTGCATCAAAAGTAGATTTTTCTACCGGTGCTTGGAACAAGGCAGCTTCTACATCTGTCACCATGGATAAGTATATGAACAGTGTTCTGGATGCGGCAAAACAGCAAATCGTATCAAATGAGAACAATGAGGTTATCATCGATCAAACCGGTATTCTTGCAAAGAAGTGGTTACCGGAAAAACAGTCTTATGATCCGGCACAACTATGGATCACAAATAACTGCATCGGTATTACAACGGATAACTGGGAAACAGTTGGAATGGCGTTGGGGTATGTAAAAGTAGGGAATGACTACTTTTATGGGGTAGTTGCCGATAAGATTTTTGGTCGTATTCTGATGTCGAAAGGACTTTATATAGAAAACGCCTCCGGTACTTATGCAATTAATGATTTAGGACTTACTGCGCAGAACGGTTCTTATAAAGTTGGAATCAATCCAAACACTCCATCGGACATTTTTACAATCTCAATTGATAACAAAAAACTTCTTTATGTTGATGCTGATAATAAGAAGCTCAAATTCGAGGGTGACATTGAGAGTAAATCTGGGCATATTGCAAGCTATGTGATTTCTGAAAATGATCTGACTTCTGGTAAAGTCGGAATGAGTTCCACTACTACAGCCGGAGCTATTTCATTCTGGGCTGGAAGCACTGATAGAAATAACGCAGCATTCAGAGTTGATAATAGTGGAAAACTTGTTTGTTCAAATGCGGACGTAGCGGGAAATATTAATGCAAAGTCAGGAAATATTGGAAACTGGAAAATTCAAAACAGTCAAATTATTGGCGATGGTAATAGTTATATCAGTGGTGGCACTTTAAAAGGCACACTTATTGACGGTGGTACGGTAAAAGGATCAACAATTAAAGCAGGGAAAAACTGGGATGGAAGTAGCGAGACTGCCTGGATGTTGTATGCTAATAGTTCTTCTCTCCATCTTGGTAATTTTCATATTACCGAATATAGTGGTCGTTATATCATTGAAAGTGAAGATAGCTGGGTTGGTATGTCCCCAGAAGTTGAAGACAAAACAAAAAAGGTGTCTTTATGGGCAAATTATCATCCAAATGAAGTTGAGGATTACGACTTTTCTGTTTCTCAGAGCGGAAATGTTCGAGTAAAGGACTTATATGTCTATGGCACATTTGACATGAGCTTAAAAGGCACAAGGAATTGGAAAAATCATACTTTAATCAGTGCCTTAGATTGGATTTGGGAAGATAACGACTATGGTTTGGAATATTGTGGTCATCAAATTCGATCTCTGTGGAGTCATGTTGAAGACCTTGAAGATGCTGTTTCTAACTTGGGATAAAAGGAGTAAATTAATTGAAGATTATATTAAATAAAGCGGTCAACGCATATCAAGTAATTGATAGGTTGAATAATGACACTACTCTCTCGTTTAAGATTCATTATTGGTGTATGCGAAATTCAAAGGCACTTATTGATTTAGTGCTATTTTTTCAAAATGAGCGCGATAAATTATGTCGAGAATATGCGAAAACAGGCGAAGATATTTTTATAAAATCCGAAGACAATCAGAACGAAAATATTTTCAACATTAAAGACGATTCCTTATATGAAGAGTTTTATAAAAAGCTCAATGAGTTACTAAACATGGAGTGCGATATCGAGCCGTATAAAATTGATGCTGAATACTTATTCTCCCAACCGACATTCAATGTTAGTGGGCAAGATATTTTTCAGATTGATTTTCTCATTGATGATCCAACAACAAAATAATTCGACACTAAGAAGGGTTTCTACTACCCTTCTTTTTTAATGTAAAGAAAGGAGGGGAATAAGTGGAACTAATAAATGATTTTACGATTGATGTCGGAAAGCAGCAATCATTTAAATATCTATGGGCAAAACAATATGACCACAATGCCAGGAGATATCGTCTTGTAATTACTAATCAGAATGTACCTCTTACACTAACTGGTAAAGAGTATATTGTTCTTTCTCTTGAAGATAGTAGCGGAAACAACTATTCCAATACTTCTTGTCCATTTGGAGATGATGGGTATCCATACATCATATTCACTGATTCAATGCTCTCACGCGAGGGCGATATTAAATGTGAACTACGTGTATACGACAAAAAAGGTGATTCAATTGCAACAACTTTCACGTTTAATATGGAAGTATCTCGAAGTCTTTTAAGCCAAAGCCGTATGGTTGAATCGAGTGAATTTAACATCCTCAACGATTTAATTTCTCAGGCAATTCAGGTCACGACACTCTTGGAAGATTTCAAGGAAAATAAGGCTGAAATTGAAAAGCTGATTGCTCAGATAAATGCCGACATCACGTCTTATCGTTCAGATTATAATTCTCTATCTCAACAGACACAAGAACTAATCAATCAGGTACAGACGTTCCTAACAACAGTACAACAGTCTGAAAATGATCGTGTTGCGGCTGAGAATGCCCGCGTACAGGCAGAACAATTACGGCAGTCTGGTTACGAGTCCAAAGTTGCCGACGTTGAGCAGCGTACAGCGACGGCTATCGCGGATGTTAAATCTCAAACCGCTACTGCTATTTCGGATATGCAGACCGCTTATGATCAAAAAACGCAAGACGTTGAAACGAGGGTTTCAGACGCCATTTCTGACGCCACAGAAGCCACAGGACGGGCAAATGCGGCTACTGAAAGCGCAAATTCTGCAACAGATAGCGCAAAAGCGGCTACAGAGGTTGCTACGACCAGTGCTGTCAGTGCAAATTCTGCCAGGGACGCATGTCTGGCTGCAATTGAAACACTAAAATACACAATGGTTGATCTGGACGGCGGGGAACCGGACAGTGATGCCAGCTTATATGTAAATGACTACAATGGCGGGGAGCCGTAATCCTCGTCTTTTTATATGAAAGGAGACAATCATGGATTTTGCAAAAATCAGACCCAGAGGCGGTACAAAAGCACAATGGGAAAAGTCAAATCCGGTTCTCACAAAGCGTGAAATCGGTGTTCAATGGGAGACGGCGATTGGTGTTGGCGAAGTCGTTATAAAATTTGGTGACGGAGTAACCAACTGGATTAATCTTCCGGAAGCAGTTAAGAGTGATATTACAAAGAAGATTATTGCTGCTCTTGCGGTTGTGCCAGATGACGATCCGGATCTTGTTGGCGGTGATTCTCTCGATACATTGTTTGGAAAAATTGCAAAGAAATTTAAATATCTTAAAGATAATAAACTGGACAAGTCTGCTCGTTATGATGGCACAGACTCTACTTCTACGGAACTTGTTCCGACAGCAAATGCACTTAGAGGAGTTAATGCAAAAGCAGATAAAAATGCATCCGATATCACTACTCTAAATAACAATTTGAGTAAGTTGAACGGAAAAATGTTAGGAAGTAATTACGTCATG